ACAGGGTTCGTGCCGAAGAGGCTGTCATGCGCGAGGTCAAGGACCTCAACCAGCGCTTTGACAACTTCGCGGAATTCATGATTTGGCAGTCGCTTACGGGTAACCTCGTTCTCGACTACCCAGACGTGCAGGCCGACATTGACTACAAGTTCCTACCAAGTCACAAGGCTTCGGTTGGTACTGACTGGTCACTGGCCACTCCGAAGCAGCTCGTTGCGGATGTACGTGCGCTCAAGCGCCTCGTATCCCGTGATGGTCGAGTTGCGGCGACTGAGGCTTATGTCTCGGACACCACGATTGACCACATCTTCGACTCGTTTGCTTCGGCAGGAGCGAACCCCGGAGTGCTTCTCTCGGACCGCATGAAGGATCAGTACTACGGCAAAGGAACTCTTCCGAACTTCATGGGCCTTGACTGGCACGTGCAGGATTCAGTGTTCGACGCCGCTGGCGCTGCCTATAGTGCTAACCCCACCAACCCGGCACAGGAACAGCGCTTCCTCAATGAGAACGCTCTGGTCCTTGGCAACTTCACCGAGAACCGCCCGCTGGAGGTTATCGTAGGCCCCACCGCAGACGACGAAGCTCCTGAGAGCTTCACGGGTAAGTTCGCGAAGACATGGAAGGAAAAGGACCCTTCGGCTCGTCAGTACTTGCTTGAGTGGAACCTCCTCCCCGTCATCACACGCCCGGAGCAGTTCGTTTACGTTTCCGACGTAACCGCTTAGTCCTAGGACTACTAGAAAGACCCTCTTCTAACGAAGGGGGTCTTTCGCTGTCTGGGGAGTACTCTGGTACTTGACCATTCCTGTGTCGATAGTAGAACCCAGAAGAGAGAGAGCTTGACTCGTGGCAGATGAGAAGAATTTGGATGAATCCTTAGATCTTGATGATCTTCTGGGACTCACCGACGACGACAACGTGAAGGTATCCCCCACCGCTGAGTCTGACGATGTTGACGAACTACTCAATGACATTGCACCTGTGCAGGCTGAGAGGACCACAGAAGCAGCTGAGAAGCCTGTGGATGCCCCTGTGGCTGCCGTGGAGGCTTCAGTAGAGTTGACAGCGGACGAACTCCGTATCAAGGAGCTAGAAGCAGCTCTGGAGGAACCGTCCCCATTCGAAGGGAAACTCACTCCGGCCCAGCTCCGTATCAAGGATTTGGAGCAACAGCTGGCAGAGAAGAACAACGCCGCAATAGAACAGGCTGAGAGTGCCCCAGTCGAGTACGCTCCAGCGGCCACTGGAGAGACGATCCTTCTTCACTTCCTTCAGGATGGACTCATTGTCTGTGGCCAGACGTGGTACCGCGGCCAAGAGCTGGAATTTGAAAAAGGTTCCCCGGCCCACGAGCAGCAGCTCAACAAGGCTGGAAAGTCATGGCTCGATCTACTCGATGACATCGACGGCCAGTACGAGCGCTGGGGTACCCAGTACATTGCAAGCGGTCCATGGCGAGGCAAGGGGTGGGCAGATGCTCCAGTTCCCGCAGACATGACAGACCCCGCAGAAATCACCGCCTATCAGGCAGGGATCCGCAAGGCAGCATCCGCCGAGCGCCTACGCAACCGAGCAGCTCCACTAATTCGCTAGAGAGAAGAGCCTGAGAATGGGTTACCCAAGTTTCACCAAAGCAGAGCTGGCAGCGTTCACCGGACGCCCTCCGGCGTCTTTTCCAGCTTTCGTGGAGGCGTCAGCCTATCCTCAGGCTCTTCTTCTTTTCAAGATAGGCACATGCCTAGCCAGCCTCGATGATCTCACCGAAGATCAGTTTCAGATGGCCCGGTTCGCGATCATGTCCATGGCCGACTCGATTCACTTGTCTCAGCCTTACGCCGCGGCCAAGTCTTCACCGTTCAGCTCAGAAAGCATTGGATCATATTCGTACTCCAAGGCAGCGAAAGCAGTAAGCAAGGGTGAGACCACAGGAGTTGAGTGGTTCGACCTAGCAATCAAGAATTTGTCCGTCTGCGACACCGAAGACGACCTCCCCATGTCTGGCGGAATCGAAGTATTTGAAAACGACGCCAGCTTCGTGCAGGGAGCCTCATTGGGCAACTTCCGTATGCTCTCCCCTCAGGACATAGACTTGTCTCGCTCATACGGGTTTGATCCAGCAGCTAGCTCTATCTACGGAGGTTAGTCATGGATCATCTGTTTTCATCCACCGTTCGAGTGGAGGAGATGAAGTACAGCGTGACGGATGGCCAAGCCTCCATGACGTGGCATCTTGCCGAGCACGTAGATACAGACATGCAAGCGCTACTGGGGGCACTTCCCTGCCGACTGGACTTGAACTTCGTCCGTCCCGGAAAAGACATCATGCCAGCCCCTGTGGCGGGCAGAGCGCCTGACCGCATTGGAGTGATGTTCGCGGCTGGGTATGCCCCTCTCAAGGCCGGACAACGCGTCGTAGCCATTCCCAACGCAAACGGACTCATGCCTGTGGAGGGGACCTTCGAGATCCGTGTGATTCCAGACAAGGCCCTCGACTACTCCACAGCCCACCACATCGAAGTCCAAATTCTTGAAACGAACCAAGACCTCGATGGGATCTGGCCGGACGACGACCCAGAGAGTCTGGTTCCATGATCCACCTCACTAGCGACTACAGCGCGCTTGATAGGGAAATGAACCGCATAGCGGCGATGCCCACGCGGAAGATGAAGGCTTACTTGGACACCGTGCTCGATGCCACCTTTGCAGAAGCACAGGCCTTGGTACATATCGACACTGGATCCCTCAAGGACTCCGGAAAGAAGTCCTCGGACACCGACCCCACCAAGTGGACAGGAACCATGCGCTGGGGAGGACCTTCAGCTGGTGTAAATAATCCAGTGGACTACGCGATCTACGAGCTTCGACGCGGCGGACCACACGACTGGCTTGTGAACGTGCATCTCCTAGACAACCTCTACGCCACGGCCATACTGATAGGACTACGAGGATGACCAAACTGACGGTAGCGGCTCGAAATCTTCTTGCTCAAGACCCAGATGTCCGAGACCTCTTGGGAGCCAGCAAGAACTGGGATACGTGGGTCTTCGCAGACCTGCCCATGGTTCGTCTGGAGAACAAGGGGACCTCTCTGATAGTCATCACGGAGAATGGCTCCCACGACCGGATGAATCAGTACAACACCCTGAAGTTTCCAAGACTCTTCGTGGACATCTGGTCTGACCCCTCACGGAACTCCGACAACTCCGTTCAGATCCACGATGCAGACTCGAAGATCGAAGAGATCTTGAATGTAATAAATCATCATTTTCATCTTGTGAACCCCGATGTTCCTGAAGACGCTCCGGCCTATTTTGGAAAAAAGGGTCAGCCTAGATTCTGGGGAACCAGTGAACAGATCACCGACCGCACCGGTGTGATGGTCACGGGAAGCTCCATGATTGATGGCCCTGAGTACTCCGATGTCAGCGGTGGCAATGGGGCACGAATGGGCAGAATAACGTATGGCGTAAACCACGCATAAGCAGAACACACCAAAAGGAGAACCTCTTGAAGGTCTTGGTAAAAATCCCTCTCAGTACCTACTCTGGATACGGGAATGACGGAATTGGAATCACCCGTGCTTTGGTCAACATGGGGGCAGACGTTTACCTTGACCCCACAGTGGTTCAGGCCCCAATCCCAGAAGACGTGGCCCAGCTTCTAACCAAAGGGCTAGAGGCTCCATTTGACCTCATTCTGAGTCATGTGGATCCGCTCACACTTGAAGCCACCCCTGAGATGAAACGCTCCGCGGAGATGACAGTTGGGTGGACGATGTGGGAGTTCTCCAACCTCCGGAATATGAAGGGTCGATCCACCCTGCGAAAGCGCCTCAAGGGCTTTGATGCTGTGGTGGGCTACGACGCAGTGTCCAGCGCTGGACTCAAGGAGTACTACTCAGGACCAGTACTCACTGTCCAAGGCGGGTTCGAGCCAGATAACTGGCCAGCCGTGGAACGAGACTGGAACGAGAAGAACTTCTACTTCTGCATGGTGGGGATGCTTCACGAGCGCAAGGATCCGTTTGTGGCGATCCAAGCCTTCTCCGAGCTGAAGAATGAGTACAAAGAAGAATTTGAGCCAGCCCGACTGAGCCTCAAGACAGCCACCCCCGGACTGCACTCCAAAATGGAGGAGGTATACCCCGGCCTCCGTATTTTCTACGGCCTGTGGTCAACGGAGACGCTTCGGAAGTTCTATGCGGCTCAGCATGTCCTTCTGGCACCTTCCCGTGGTGAGGGAAAGAACATGCCTGCACTGGAGTTCATGAGCACCGGAGGGACTGTCATAGCCACCAACTGGGGAGGGCACACTCAGTGGCTATCTCCGGACTACGCGTATCCTCTCGATTACGAACTCGTGTCTCTGGGTGGGAAGTTTCCAGACACCTACAACGCCCGTGCTTCGGTGGAGCACCTCAAGGAGCTGATGCTTCAAACTTTCCGAAACCGATCTGAGGCACAGGCCAAGGGAGAGATAGCACAGAGTGTTATCCCCGCCATGGCCTCGTGGGATTCCGTGGTCGAGAGACTGTTTCTCAAACTTCGCGACGTATCGCCAGCGGGCGAGCGCCTATGGATCAAGGCCCAGATTGCAAAGAGTGAGGCGACACATTGAGTTCGGTAGATATCCGATGTCCGGTGGGTCCACAGCGTCTTCTATTCAAGATTCGGTTGGCTGGAGGAAAGCCAGACTACGTGGAGGGAAACCTCATCGAGCTGACGTGTGACGATTGCCGTAGGAAGTTCCGGAAGAATGACCCTAAGGTGGTCAGAGTGCTCCACCGATATAACTTTCTGGGTGAGTTGATCGAGACAATAGTGCTGTGAATCTGTCTCTTGCCGATAGTAGGCGTAGACGGCTTTCAGCCAATCTATAAGGAGCGACAATGACTTCCCCAACTGTCGAGGGATTTTCTCTCTCCCACGCGGCGATCCTAAGCAGATCGACCGGGCTGGAAGAAGAGTTCGGAGACATTTATGGCATCCGATCAGGCACCATTGAGCTTGATCAGGACAGCTACGACAACACCGGTGACGATGCGATTCTGAGCACGTGGTACTGGGCCAACAAGGCAAACGTGACGGTTCAGTCCGGCTACGTTCCCTTCGAGACTCTTTCCCTCATCTCCGGTTCGGTCATCACGAGTTCAGGCGCAGCCTTGGACCAGACCTACGAGCTTCCCCTGTGGGAAGAAGGCTCGATGAACACGTCTCCACGACCAATGCTCATCCGTGTTCCTTCCAAGGACAAGGACGGCGCAGTTCGTGTGCTCGACTTTGTTCTCTACAAGGTTCAGTTCCAGCCTTTCAGCTTTGATGGACCAGCCTACAAGGAAGGACTTCTCCTGAACTACAACGGTTCAGCTTTGTTCTCCGACGTAGACGAGAAGGGTGACCCAGTTCTCGACTCGAAGACAGGGCAGCCTTCGAAGGCCATCGGACGCCTGATCAGCCGACCGCTCTAACCCCCAAGAGATCCGCTCCACAAACTAAAGAAGAACGCTAGGAGAGTCGCATGACGACCGCGAATAAAGACACTGAGATTCTGGCTTCAGAGGCCGAGCCGCTAACGCTATCCTCTGGAGTCAGAGTCAATGTCGAAAGACTAAAGACTCGACAGACCATGAGCCTGTTGAAGATCATCACCCGTGGAGCCGGAGCAGCCATGGCTGATCTGAGCTTTGACGAGAGCACGACGACAGCCGACTTCACCGGGAAGCTTCTCGGAGCCATTGTCATGTCTATCCCAGAAGCGGAAGACGAAACGATGGAGTTCCTAGGCAAGATGACTTCCCCTGTGGGACTCATTGAGGGTGCTCGATCTGCCCCTGAGAAGGAAATCAACTCAGGTCTCTACGAAGCTTTGGCGAAGGAGATGTACAACCCTGAGCTGGAAGATCTCGTAGCTATCGTGGAGGTCATCGTCACGAACGAAGCGCCTCACATGCTAGCTCTGGGAAAACGCCTAGCTCTTCTTCTGAAGGTGCAGAAGAAGAGCGAAACCGCGAAGCGGAAGACCTCCTCAAAGAAAAGCTCCACCAACTAGATCCTGACGGCTTAGTAGGTGGCTTCTCACGCGCTTACGATCTCGTCTCCTCAGAGTACGGATGGTCAGATGAACAGATCGGAGAACTGCCCCTAGGAAGACTTAGGCAGATAACTGCTTCCATTCAGATGCGAAAGTTCCACGCCCGCAGAGACGCGGTAGCGCAGACCTCGTGGCTGGCACGGCAGATAACTGGCTATATCGCAGCAGGGTACATGGTCGAAAAGGGCAAACCTAACTCGGCTTTGGACAATTCAGCGAAGCTGTCAATGGACGACATAGAAACAGTTCTACTCGGCGGGTCAACCAGTGATAAACCAAAAGAAAATGCAAACGGCTCATTCGAGAGGTTCATGTTGACCTTCGGATCCAAAGGACAAGCTAGGTAGGTGGGGGAAGTGGCTGAGAAGGAAACACGGGTCCTTTACAAGGCCATTGCTGACTTCTCAGCCCTGTCTCGATCCGTTCGGGCAGCCAAGAAGAATGTCGATGAACTCCGCAGAGCAGAGGACAGACTCAACTCAGAGTCGGCAGCAGCCTCCGGCATAGCGACCGCAGCTCAAGGCAAGCACGCCAAGGCAGTAAAGGCGGACTCCGCTGAGGTTGGCAAGCACTCAGGAGCTGTCCGGACAGATTCTCAGGTAGTTCGAGACTCGACAGTAGCGTTCATCGAGAGTGCCTCTGCCAAGCGTTCAAGCACCAAAGCCACCAAGGACCTGACATCAGCCACAACAGAGGCTGGAACCGTCTCCAAGACGCTCTCTGACACCATCAAGCGGACGGCCAACTCTCACAAGCACCAGAAAAGACAGCTGGATGCTACCCGGAAGTCCATCCGCAAAGGATCTTCCGAGATCTCCGGACTAGGGCGAGCTTTTACTAACACTCTGGCCAAAGGGAACAAGCTAAATAAGGGACTAAATACGCTCGGTAACTGGCGACCACGGCTTATCCCTCCTTTCATTGCCCTCATACCCATCATCGGTGGCCTACTGGCTCTAATGAACCCTCTGGTGGCAGGTCTAGGAGCAGTGGGAATAGCAGGTTACGGGTTCGCATCCAGCCTTGGATCCATAGCTGGCGCAGCAGTGGCTGTAGTTCCCGGTCTGGCCGGTCTTCTCTCCATGGTCTTCGCTGTGAAGAAAGCCTTTGGCGGCGTGGGATCCGTGTTCAGCGCGTTCACCAAAATGAACGAAGCTAGTGGCGGAGGCGGCGGAGGTGCAGCAGCGAAAGAAACTCTGACTCGTGCGGAGCAGCTGGCCCGTGCTCAAGAAGACTACCGACGAGCCATTGAAGACGTAACCTTCGCAGAAGAAGAATTGGACGACGCCCGCAAGGATGCGCTCGACCGAATGAACCAGCTCCAAAAGGCGGTGGATAGGGCAGCAGCTTCCGAAGCTCGCGCTCGCGCCAACAGTCAGCTGGCACGTGAGAACTACGCGAATGTTTTGGCCGATCCCGGTTCCACCAAGGGTGAGAAGATGGACGCCAAGGTTGGGATTGACGAGGCGGGTCAGTCTCTTCGAGACGTTCTTGAAGAGAACATTCAAAACCAGAAGGATCTACTCCAGACACAAAAGGATGGAATAGAGGGTGACCGACAGGTCATCATGGCCAAGCGAGGTCTCGTAGACGCTATAGACCGCGAGCGGGACGCGTATCTGGATCTTCGTAACGTGCAGTCCGGGGCGAATGACGCAGCAGGTGGGGCAGCCTCTGCAACCGATGAGTTCAAGGCAGCCCTAGACAAGCTATCCCCTTCTGCACGGGCTGTGGTACTAGCCCTCATTGACATGAAAGACGAATGGGATGCGCTTGGACGGACTGTTCAAGAAGCGTTCTTCTCTGAGGTAGTGGGGGATGTTGAATCCCTTTTGAAGCTAATTCCCGTGCTCACCACTCTTCTCTCAGATGCAGCAGGGGCCGCGGGCCGCGTGACATCTCGTTTTGTGAAAATGGTCACATCGGCAGCGTGGCTAGAGGATCTAGGAACCATCTCTAAGCAGAGTGTTCCTCAGATTGAAAATGTAGGGGATGGTATCCTCTTCATCATTGACGCCATGAAGGATCTAGCCGTTGCAGCAGGACCCTTTGCAATAGCACTCTCGGAAGGCTTCAAGACAGGCTCGGACAATTTCCGAGACATGATAGCTACCGCTCGACAGGACGGATCTCTAGCAGCGTGGCTAGACAAGGTTCTTGGTCGCATGCAGCAGTGGTGGCGCATCATCAAGAACATCGGTAAGACGCTGTTCAACTATGGAGCAGCCACAGAGGTATTCGGCAAGTGGCTCACGGATGGGTTCGAGAAGACTACCAAGGGATGGCTGGACGCGTCCCGGAAGGCTCGTGAGGCCGGGTCACCGTTCCAAAAGTACCTAGAGGATGTCAAGCCCCTACTGTCGGAGATGAAGGGACTCTTCGGAGACTTCTTCTCATGGTTCGCCAAGGTAGCCGCTGACCCAGCGAGCATCAAGGGCATGACAGATATTGTCGCCATGTTTAGAGATGAGCTGGGTCCCGCTCTAGGGAGAGTCTTCGACATCCTGAATGAGTCAGGAGTGGGAGAGGATCTAGTAGATGCCATCGTCTCCATTGTGGAGGCAATAGCCACCTTCCTTGAAAACGGTGGAATCGAAGGATTCAAAACCTTCTACGACACAGTTTCTGGATTGTTTGACGCGTTGAACGGATTCCTAAGCTCCGTCCCTGCCCCTGTGCTCTCTCTTCTGTCCTCCTCCTTCGCCACACTGGCAGCGCTTAGATTCTTTGGACTGACTAAGCTTCTGGGACTCCTCCTGACCGTAGGTAAAAGTGCAGGCCTCTTGAAGGTTCTGGACAAGCTCCCTCTCATCGGAGCAGCCGGAGCCAAGGGAAAGCACGCAACAGCTTCAGGATCCGTAGCCGCGGCTGGCGGAAAACACTCTAAGCCCGCAGCACCTAGGAAGGGTGGCTTTGCCTCTCGACTTGGCGGTAGGGCAGCAGGTGGACTCAAGGGTGGAATTGCTGGACTCATCGCAAGCCTCGTTGTAGGCACAGTAGCCGACGAGGTTATCAAGGATGGCAAAGGAGGAGCTAGAGACACTGGAGGAGGACTTCTAGCTGGAGCAGCCACAGGAGCCGGTGTGGGGGCATTGGCTGGGTCGGTCGTCCCCGGCGTCGGAACAGCAGCTGGAGCCGTAGTAGGAGGCGCTGTAGGAGCTGGAGCAGCAGCGGTCAGCATGACCCCGGAACAGTGGGAGCAGACCGGAACAGAAATTTCCGACTGGTGGAAGACCATCACCGCTCCGCTAGAAGACTTCGGGTACAGCATAGGGGTCTGGTGGGAGGAGAAGGTAACTACTCCTTTCGGAGAAGCTATCGTCTCCATTCAGACGTGGTGGAAAGAGAACGTCATCACCCCGTTCGAGGCCTTCACCGCGGCCATGAGTCGCGGGTGGACCGAATATGTAACTACTCCGTTCAACGCGGCAATCGCCAACATCAAGACGTGGTGGCAGGAGAAGGTAACCACTCCGTTCAGCGCAGCTATCGCCAGCATCAAGCTGTGGTGGGCGCAGTACGTGACCACCCCGTTCAGTGCAGCCATCTCCACAATCAAGGCGGCATGGTCTCAATACGTGACCACCCCGTTCAGCGGAGCGATTGCTGGAATCAAGGCAGCGTGGGCACAGTACGTGACCACCCCGTTCGGTGCGGCGATTGATGGAATCAAATCGGCTTGGGATGCCTTCCTCAACTTCGACCTCTCAGACACACTCACCAATTTCTTCAATGGGATGTTCAAGCCCAAGGAGAAGAAAAACAACGGTGGTGTTATCCGCAGAGCAGGCGGCGGCGGAGTTCCGGGATCTGGAAACAGCGACACGGTTCCAGCTATGCTGACCCCCGGAGAGTTTGTAGTTCGGAAGGCCATCGTCGGTAGAGTCGGACTGGAGAACCTCCAGAAGTTCAACTCAGGAGTCATGGACTACGCAAGTCTTCTGAACAGCGCCGCAGCTAACCAGAGCACAGGAAAGACCAAGCAGGAATCGAACCTCAGCTTCTTCGGAGCTGGCGGACTTGTTCCTTCCATGCCTTCCTCAGGACCCCCCAGCAGCCCAAGCTTCCCTCAAGGCCCCACAGGTGGATCCGAATCGGGATCTGGCTTTAGCGTCGGAGAACTCACCATCAATAACCCAGCACCAGAACCAGCTTCTGACTCGTTGCCACGCACCATCCGCAAGATGACATACCTTGGAGGGAAGCGATGACTAATAGCACTGAAGTTTTCTGGTCCGTAGACGGTGTGTCGTTGCAAACTCTCGCCTTCAACATCACCACCTTGGGAGACGACAGAGAAGCGGCTATCCCTCTGCGCGGGTCCGACATTGTGATCCCTTATATGCCCGGATCTAAACACGTCACCAAGGTTCCAGACTCTCGAATACTCACTCTGGGTATGTGGGTCATCGGAGCCAACGAAGACGGCTCCATCCCTGTGGATGAGAACGTTCGACGCACCTATGACCGTAACTGGAAACACCTGAGACGGCTCCTGTGGCGCAGGGGACGCCAGTTCACCCTCACGAAGAGATTCTGGGTGCCTGAGGCGGATTTGGTGGCCGCTGGAGTGGACGTATCTGCTCTTCAGCAGAGTGGTCTCTGGCGACTGTACACAGCAGAGGCGCAAGCGTCCTACAGTGGTGGCTTGGACCCACGAAAGAGTGGACCAGCTCGTGCAGTCTTTACGGTGGATCTGCGACTGGCCGACCCCTACTTTTATGGACCAGAGATCTCGGTGCCCTTCTCCACTGCTCCCGCAGACGCGGTAAACCCCGGACCCTCTCAAACCATCAGCGTACTGGGAGACGACCGAACTACCTATGTAGAACTGGACTTCGTGGGTCCTGTCACCACACCACGAGTCACCAACTCAACCGAACTAGGACTCTGGGTTCAGTACAGTACTGTGGTGGCGGCAACAGAGACAGCTACGGTTCGAGCACACAACTTCTCAGCCACCCACTATCCCGTGGGCACTTCCTACAAATCTTCTGGGTACGTCACTCACGCAGGGGACCGTTTCTGGATGTTTCTGGAACCGGGTAGTGTTCAATTAGAACTCACAGTTCAGGCAGGAACAGGCACCGCCGAACTTCGATACCGACCTGTTTGGATGTGATGTGAATGCCCTACCCAACACCGCCCGGATTGCGTATTGCGTATGACTTAGAGGGTGCTCAACTACTTTTTCAAGCACCCCTCACACTGGAAATTTTGGATGCTCACCCGCGAAGCGTCCAAGCACTGAACGACGAGCACAGTGGAGGTGCAGTGTTCCCGGGTCCTGAATCGGTATATGTGTTGAAAGCTTTTCTGATACTTCCTACGGCCTACAAAATCCAAGGATATTTGGCAGAAGGTGCCAGTTATGAAATTTTCACTACCCCGAACGCGCACAAGGAGGTAGTTGGTGTTGAGTTTAGTTCAGACTCCACCAATGGAGTAGACGGAACATTCACAACTATTCAACCTCTCCAATTTGTTAGAACACAGATTGACATTTCGCATGAAACCGGTTATTCAGTGTACGACGGCATGACTGGATTTGGTCACGGAATTCCTCTGAATGACGTGTACCGAAGACCTGACTCTGGTGGGTCAGCAGGCAGAGGGGTAAAGACCGTAGGAGGCTCTTCAGCTAGGAATGTTCGTGTGGTTAGGCTCTCGATGTACGTCGTGGACTCCAACAGGAAACCCGAGGCTGCTTTGCATCTACACCTTTATGGAACCCCAGACACTAATGCAACGAAAGAACATTTGAGATTCTGGAAATCTTCAACTGACATCGAAGTCTCTCCCGGAGAGCTTGACTGGGGGGATGTCCCTCTCTCCTCAACAGCGGATAAGAGTTTCCGAGTTAAAAACAACTCAGATACCAAAGGAGCCTCAAGTATTTTGCTGCGAGCAGTAGCCGCAGCCTCTTCTACAACTCCAGCACCACACACCATGTTCTTGTTTTCTATGGACGCCGGGGTTACGTGGCTATCTGAGTTGACTATCGCAGCGTTGTCACCACAGGCCATTTCTTCCGAAATTTTGTTCAGAAGGGTGGTTCCATCAAATGCTGAACTTTCCAACTGGGCACCTAGACTTACTACAGAAGTTGGAGAGTGGATCTGATGGCTGGTAATTACATGAATGCCCCCAGCCCTAGACTGGCGTGGGACCGGGATGGCTCGATACTGGTTTTCATTTCTACCGCCAACGCCGTAACAGCTCAAGCAGCTGCCAACAGAAGAGTTGTGAACTCAGAGGCAGAGGACTTTATACAGTCTGTAGAAAATCAGAAATCTTTTGCAGTAATTTTTCCTATTCCCACCAACGCTGTAGCTCTATTTTTTGCAGCAACCTACGCCGTGACTTATGATACTGCTCCTGCATGGACGGTAGAGACATCGAAAGACACCACCAACGGGGTGGACGGAACATGGACCACGCAGTACCTCACAAATCAAACCCCTATGTCGGTCGTAAAACCAAATTATCGAATCTCTAGCAACCTGATTACCCTTCAAGACAATTCTTCATCCCGAGACCTCAGAGGAATTAGAGTAACTTCCGACTATAGTTATTCCGGTAGCTCGGTCTTGCGCCTCAAAGCTTTCCAAATTTATGGGGAACCCGCCAACTCAGCCACCCCTGACAGACTAGATTTTCGGTCCGAACTCACCGACGCTAAGTTGACACCGTACTTCTTCGACTGGGGAAACGTCCCTAGATCTTCCTCTGAAGATCGAAGTTTTAGGATCAAGAACCTTTCTGCCACCCTAACGGCAACGGACATAGACCTGTATGTGGAGGCATTGACTCCGGGGGTGCCTCCAGTAGATGCCATGCACACCATATCGGCTGACGGAGGCGCTTCATTCCTGCCCAGTCAGGTAATCGCCTCGATACTCCCCGGAGCGTTGAGCGGAGTTTTTATTTTGAGACGGACAGTCCCGTCTAACGCACAAGTAAGTGTCTGGTCCGCCAGAGTGGCAGCAGACGTAAACCTTTGGGAGGTATAAAATGAGTCTTTATGGAGTAAATGTTAGTGGCGAGTCTTTGGCAGCAGCTACTACAGAGACGCTCATTCAAGGAGTGGCTGGAGCTAAGAAAATAGAGTTGGTTCGGTGGGGGGTATCCTTCAATGGAGTCACCAACACCGACGCCCCTGTTTTGGTGGAGCTTATCCGACTGAGCAGCGCAGGAACCTCAGCAGCCTTTGTTCCAGTGAAGCTGAACCCCTCAGACGACGCCCCTTTGATGACGGCCAGAACTTCCCACACCGCCGAACCCACCAACGGGGATGTCTTGGAGAGACACTATGTCACCCCAGCTGGTGGGAACCTCGTTCTTCAGTACGCATACGACGAGAGAGTGTCTGTAGCAGCGGTAGGCAGGCTGGGTATTAGGGTTCAAGCCAGTGCCATTGTTAGTGCAGCCGCTTTCATGATTTTTGACGAGTAGTCCATGACCCGTAGACCGACTAGGCCTTATCGCGGAGGTACGGCGTCATACAGCCGTGCCCCACAACAGGGTCCAGCGGCCAACGGGTATTTTGTGGAGATCACTGCCCCAGCATCAGAGGCAGTTTTTCGTGTGCTTCGACCCAACATTGAGTTCACACCAGTGTCTGATCTAGGCGCTCCGGTTGATGTTCAAGTGGAGTGGAGAACCTCCGTACCCACAGGGACTGAATTAGCTGGCTGGCTCCCCACGGCCACCTACACACAAAGTCTGATGGCACTCTCCTCTGGAGTCACCAGTTTCGTGCAGCCTCCCACCGACCTAAAGCAGACCTCATGGTTCTACCGGATGCGCGCAGGGTCTATAGCGGATGGGAAGTGGTCCTTCTGGACAGACAAAAATAGAAACCTTGACATTCAACCTGTTCTAGGTTCAGCAGCAGTTTACTCGACCATGAATGTTGGTGTTCCTAGTCGAAGTTCGCTGGGGGCAGTAGCGTATTCAGAAATGAACATAGGCGCTGAGGAGTACCCCGTACAGATCACATCTGCGGCCTATGCAGACATGAACTTTGGGGTGGTTCCGGGCTGGAAAATGGTAGCCACCTATTCCGACCTAAACATTCATCCGATTTTGGAAGTGCTCGCTCGTGCGGCCTATGCAGATATGACAGTGACCACCGATCAACCCTCACCCGTGATCTGGTGGATTAGACCTGAACAGGGTAAAGAGGGGTACATCTTCAACATCTATGGACATGGATTTGGGGACTTCCAAAATCAGTACAATGGGAAAATCACCTTAGGAAACCTCGTATGTCAGATCTCCAAGTGGGAGAAGGTCCCAGAGAACAGCAGTTTGGATAAGGTAATTAAGCATGGCCAAGCCTTAGATCCAGATGAGATAACCACCGAACACGGGTGGATTGTAGCCATCGTTCCAACCGGCGCTGTTTCCGCCATGGTCAAAGTTGTTTTGGAGGTTCTCTAGTGCCCGAGTCAAACCCGGTAGCCTTCACGGTTCTGACAGATGCTGGAACACCAACCCGCATCGGACTTGAGCTGGAAGTGTACTCCGCCTCAGACCCCACAGTGATCATCGACATTATTCCCCGTAGAACCGGACTGAGCGCCCTAGACGAACTTAAGAATTCTGGCGGCGGATCTTTCAGCATCATGCAGAACGATGCCAAGTTGAAAGAGTCCCCTAACCTTCTTGAGTGGAGAAACGTAGTCAAATGCCGACTAGACACTAAGGTTGTTGGCGGATTTCTTATTCAAAGCAAGGAAGCCGACTACGCCAGTGCACTAGAGCACGCTGGAGAAGCTTGGAACATTGCAGGGGAGGGCCTTCGCTCGTGGCTTCGAGATGCCGTAGTTCTTCCCTATGGTGGACTCAAGGAGGACTCCCAATCATCCAGAGTCTTCTCCTTCGCGTCCGAGCGTGGTAGTTGGTACAAACCAGCGGATTGGGTAGAGCCAGTAAAGATAGCCCAACATACGCTGGACCCCGGAACCACTAACCCGTGGGGAACAGCTCCAGCAGAGTGGCCGGATGCCCCACTGGCTTACTGGGTATGGGGGGTAGCAAACAGCCCGGTATCTCCAGCACCTCTGGGGGTGAACTTCTTCAGATTTGAATTTGAGGTATTGGGGACTGGTCTGTCGGACTATTCGATATTCTGCGCCGCGGATGACGACTTCGACGTGTACGTGGACGCCGCTCAGGTAATAACCTCACGGGACACAGCAGGCTACGCACAGACGTGGAGAGCGGACTTCCAGCTAGGTCCCGGAACCCACGTTCTGGCAGCACGGGTACAGAACAATTCCGGGGTAGCCGCACTAATTGCCGCCTTGTTCAAGGCAGGGGATGCAGCCACAGAAACCGCAGCCGTGCTGATCACCGTAACAGGTGATGCCGGTTGGGTAGTCAATAGCTACCCGGACCCCTCACCCGGATGGTCACCCGGAGAGATCCTTCTCACCCTACTGGGTGAAGCACAAGCTCGTGGTGTCCGATTCCCCACCTTCCTGACCCCCACCTTCACAGCGGACGTAGATAGTGATGGAGCCACTTGGGCAAGATCCCTTGACTGGGAATTCGACGTAGGCTCAGAGTATTTTGATGTCGTAGCTCGGCTAGAGGAAGTTGTTTGCGACCTTTGGATTGACCCAGACACACTAGAGCTGAACATGTACAGCGACCGTGGAAGCCACAGGGACGTTCAATCGACCGCGGTCCAACCCGTCAAGTTTGAGATCGGCAGGAACGTTACTAAGGCCGGAGAGGATGGGGTCTCCGACATCAAGAACACTCTCCTCATTGAACACACTCTTGGGTACGGGATGGCAGCTGATGGACTGACAACTTCCATAACGGATTACGGTCGAGTTGAGGGATTTATCTCCACAGGGGCCTCCCCATCTGTGAGCAGCGATGTGGCACAAAAGGTTTTCTCTCAGAAGGCAGAGCCAGAGACTTCAGCCACCTTCGAGATCATTGACGTGGATGATGCTAGACCATTCGTAGACTTTTTTGTTGGGGATTGGGTACTGGCTCCCGGAAAAGTAGGACTGGAACCCCGTCGTGTGATGTCGTTGTCTGTTGCCGAAGACTCCAAAACAGGGGAACCTACGTTTTCTGTGGAGTTGGACACGATATTTGAGGATCGTGATCAGAGATACGAGAGATGGCTCAAGTCCGCTTCCACTGGAACTTTGGGAGGGACTCTAGCCAATACATCCAGTGGAGGCGGTGGAGGAGGGACTCCCAACGCGCAAACCACCCAGAGAGGTCCTCAGGGGCTGCAAGGTGTCGTGGGACCAATTGGGATCAGGTGGGAGGGGGTATGGTCCAGTGGCTCCACCTACACCCCGCTAGCAGCCGTTTCGTACTTGGGGTCCTCTTGGCTATGTGTGCTAACTAACACCAACGTCCCACCCACGGGAACTTCCGCAGAGTGGAAACTCATTGCAGCCGCGGGAACCAATGGAACAGACGCTGTAGACGGTAGGGAAGTCGAACTTCAGAAGACCCCCACAGAGATTCAATGGAGATATGTGGGAGACCCTTCGTGGGTCACCCTTGTAGCGTTGTTGGACATCAAAGGAGACCCCGGCACCAATGGCACCGGCTTGGTGTACCGAGGAGACTGGGACGCTCTCACTCAGTATGTTCAGAACGACATCGTTACCCATGCCAGCGCGCAGTGGGTCACGTCCGTCACCACCACTGGATCAGAGCCGGGAGTAGGGACTGATTGGGACCTGTACGCAGGTGGTGGTGGGGCGCTCCCGACTAGGGCTACCGTTGTCTACACGACGGCCTCCTTGGCTACTGAGGCCGAGGAGACAGGAACGCAGGCCCTCGCAGTTGGTTACCGCCTCTTGAAGATTGAGACAAATGGACCGGCTCGCGTTCGACTGTACGCGACACCTGCCTATCGAACCGTCGATGCCTCTCGTGCAGTCGGAACGGACCCTACGGGGGATCACGGTTTGATCTTTGATTTCGTATCCACCAACACCGTTCTGTCTGCCGTTCTGTCTCCTGTGGTGGATGGGATGAACACGGAGTCTCCAGCCACTTCGGACATTCCACTTGCAGTTCAGAACCTTGACACGGTGGCAGCGTCTGTGACGGTCACCCTTACATGGATTCAGACGGAGTAACCGATGGCTGGAATTACTGCTACAGGTCCTACGGCTTTTTCGAATGGGACTACAAGCCTTGCTGTGACCATTCCCGCAGGCGTGGTATCCGGAAACATGCTTATTTTGTCAGGGATGCACAGGTCCAGCACGATCTCCCCCCCAGCCGGGTGGGTTCTGGTTGTCAGCGAGCAGGTGTCAGGGTACACCCAAAGTACATTTGTGATGTCGAGAATCGCTGACGGTACGGAGGGGTCCACTGTAACTGTCGAGCAGCCCACGAGCGGTCGATTCATCGCTTTTGTCGTGGCGGTTTCGGGAGCCACTAATGTCTCCTTCTCCTCCCGAGCTATTACTACCAACGACTACACCCCATCCCCCGTCTTCCCCGGAGGGGCGGACTCCGACGCGCTACTCCTTAGCTGCTCCTCCTCGGTGTACTCCCCCGGAGCGTGGAGTTCAGCAGGAACCCTGCTCACTTCCCTAGCGAGCGGCGATGAGAGATTTGCCGCGTATGGACACGGCTCGCAGGCTGTCAGCCCCTCCGGGGGGGAAGTGACGATTCCTGCCGTAACTTTCGAGGTTTCGCCCCAGCAAGGCTCTACTATCGGACTTGTACTTTTCGAAGATGCGCCCACCCTTGCTTGGGGACAGCTCTGGCCCCGAGGCAACTGGTAACACCCTGAGCCGATGGCACTTTCCTTTCGGTCGATAGTAACTAGGACACAACCCCTACCTAGGAGCAACCCCATGACCCTCTTCGATGCTCTCGGGAACCTGCCCGTCTTCAACAACGGGTCGAGGGCGAAAGGGGGGACCCATCGTGAGCGGGTGGACTGCTGAAACCCTCAAAGAACATTACGACGCGCTTCGCATTGCAGACCAGCGTGCCCTAGATGCTGCCCTCAGTTCCCTCAACGAGCGTCTCGTATTCCTCAATGAACTGAGGAGCATAGTCAGTGACCAAGCGGCCACCTTCGTCACCCGCAATGAGATGGAAGTAGCCAGACGCTACAACGAGACCACCGACAATCACAAGAGTGTGAGTGGCCGTAGCTTCATCATTGCCACTTCTGGTGCCATGATTGGTCTCGTGGGAGTAGTCGTGGGAATCGTCGGCCAACTAACCATTTGACCTTGGCACAACCAACCGCCTCGAAGTACATCATCTAGAGAGAAGTAGCAACATGACCACATTGGCCTTACCAGTAGTAGACGCCGGTCTCTGGAACCGGGGATTCTGGTACAACTCATCGACCGACCGCCACGAGGGCATCGACTATGGCTGGTATACAGCCGACCCCGCTGGGTCTCAGCGCGTCTTCGCAGCAGCAGCGGGGAAGGTTGTTTCAGTCTCGTCTGATGGCAGCTACAACGGCGGATGGGGCAACCGTGTAGTCATTGAGCATGCCGGTGGATCCAAGACCGGCTACAACCATCTCATCACTGGTGGAATCAAGGTCTGGGTCGGCAAGTCGGTTGGACGCGGCGAGCTTATCGCAATGATGGGCAGCACCGGCGATAGCCAAGGGCGGCATCTCCACTTCGAGCTTTATCTGCCCAATGGAGACCGCGTTGACGCGAAGCCATACTTCACCAAGGATCTCCCCGGCACTACAGCAGCTCTGGAATCCAACGAGCGCATCGTTGTCTCTGGTGGGGGGTATGCCAACGCTCGAACCGAGGCGACTACCACGGCGTCTGTCGTTCTCGACAAGGTTGTTCCCAGCGGGGTTGTTGGACGTTTCAAGGGATATGTCAAGGGTGAGAAGGTCTCACAAGGTGGAATCACCACGGACATCTGGTTCGTCGGCTACTACTCCAGCCTGTACTTCTGGGCAGGTTCATTCGTTGGTGGTGCCAATGTCAACGGTCTGGCCAACCTCACACCAGCTCCCAAGCCAACGCCGGATCCAGATCCCAAGCCAACGACACCTACAGACCCCGTTCCGATCTGGGAGCCGAAGGATGCTGACATTGTTCAGCCGGACTTCTCCAACTTCCCTGATTGGATCCGGTATGACGAGGTGCGCGACGCCGCGGACGACCGAGTTGCTATCAACAAGGAGGCATACGACTACTACAAGTCCAAAGGGCAAGACCGCCAGTACTTCCCAGAGAAGCTCATTGCACACTGGTGGGGAACGCCGGGAGCTTACTCCCACGATTCAGTAGTCAATACCTTCCTTGGCCGCGCAGACTATGCAGTTCACTTCGTCACGTCTGCGGAAAATGGCAAGGCGCGAATCACCCGGCTCCAGAAGCTGGATCTCGTGGCCTACACGACGGGAAGCGCATCCATGTTCGGTTGGTCAACTGAGACCGATCCGCTCCTGACCGATCTGGATTACCTGACGCTCGGATACTTGACATACATCGTGGAGAAGCTGAACCCTCGTCTGCGCGAACAAGCGATTGAGCTTCACAAGAACCAGATCAACGTTTCGACCGGGAAGCCCTTCCAGACCTCGTGCTCAAACATCGACACGGTTCGGGTTCGCAGCATCGTAGAGAGCTTCTTCTCAGGCGCTCTGGATCCTGCAACTGGTAAGGCTCCCGTGATCGAGCCGGACCCTGTTACCGATCCAGCTCCTCTCACAGAGGACAGCCCAATCTCAGCCATCTTGTTTGCAATCCTGAATGTTATGAAGCAGAACTCCTCTGGAGGACCCACAACAACGTAGGAACAGGCTATCGGCCAAGGAAACAGCTCCGTCTACCCTTTGGCCGATAGTAGGTACAGACAACGGGGGAGAGCAGTTTTGGAAAAAAAGCAATTCGAGGCACTAGCTCCCAAGGCTGGTGACATTCTCCGTGCCACTGCCTACTCTGTGCTAATGGTGTGGGCAGTGCTATTTCTTGTTTTCCCTCCACTGGCATACGTCTCGACGGTGGAAGTGGTCACACGACTCACATGGATGGGAATTACCTTCACGGGAGCCTTGTTGGCCACCGTAGGATCCTTGACTCGATACGACTTGAAGATGGAACTTCCCGGTCTGGTGATAGCCATCATCGGACCCATCTTCTACTTCGCAGCTCAGGTCTACTACGTGGTGCTACCTGTTCCGGGAATTGATGTAGTTCCTAGAATTGCTTTCACGGCCTACACCATCCTTCCGGCGTTTTTGATGCTCCCCCGCATACACGAACTATCGTCAGAAGCAGAGAAAATGAAAAAAGTTCATAGGTCTTCCCTCCGCAAGAGGGCCATGGAAGCAGTTGACAGTGGACAAAACACGAAGGAGTCAAAGTAATGCTGTACACACTATTCACCGTGCTAGCCACTCCAGAAGCCACAGCAAGTGCCGGATGGGACCTCGACACGTTCATGTCAGGCGGAACAGGAGCAGCCATCATGGCAGCCTTGATCTTCTCTGGAAAATTGATTCTTGATCGCACCATTCCTAGCCGCTCTGATGGCCGTGCCAACATTGCTTTGGTCCTCGAAGGACTAAACAACATGGTGAAGATTCTTCAGGAAGAGAAGCTAGCAGATGCCAAGAGGCTGGCGGATAAGACCGCTCGCGTGGATGCTCTGGAGCTGGCAGCAGATAGAGACTACGACAGAATTTCAGAACTGAGGGTGGAGATCATCGAGCTTCGCACTCGACTGTCTACGAAAGACCGACACATCAATACGCTGGTCTCAGAGCTTCGAAAGTTCGGAGCACAGGTGACTGGTATGGAGCTAGAGGACATGTCTTCGGATTTGGAAATTACCTCTCCACTTTCAGAGGTACGCCGCATCCGTGAGGACATCAGCTAACTGTCGATAGTAGTACGAGCAACTATCTCCTTCGAAGGGAAACACAATGACTAAAATCTTGTCCGCTTCGTGGTGGAAGGCCGCAGCTATCCGTGCACTTCGCACGGCTCTTGTTGTTGCCGTCCCCTACGTTCCGATTTCATTCCTCGGTGATGTCTCGTACATCACTCTCGCTAGTGCAGCAGCTCTGGCTGGGATCCTGTCCCTATTCACATCCTTCGCAGGGATTGCTGAGGTAGAAGGTGAGGTCCAGCCTTGGTACTTCGCCATCCTTTCCCGCGTTGTGAAGACGGTCGCACAGGCCGCAGTCGCAGGAGTAGGAACAGCTGTTCTGTTCTCTGGGGTCGATTGGGCCAGTATCGGATCCATGGCACTAACTGCCGGATTTGGTTCACTCTTGCTTGCAGTTATCGGACAGCTTCCTGAGGCAGATAAAGCCACAGCGGTAGTCACTCTTCCTGCCGACCTGATGATTGTGAATACATCTGAGCCGGTGGTTCTTGTCGCAGATGTGGAAGACAGTTCGGTAGAAGCCGAGCAGTCAGGAAAGTACTGACCTTGGATAACGAAACAACGGTAGACGGCTACGCAATCCCCATGGATCCCTTGGACTTGCTTCAGTGCGATAGCTGTCAAAGGGTCGATACTCCTCGGAGAATAGGCGAAGCGAAAACTCACCGCCGCTAAATAACACCAGTGTGATACTTGCGGGTAGACTTCTCGCATGAATAAGAATATGACCCGCCAGCCTTCGGTCTACGGACTACGGGCTGGCGGGTCCTTTGGCTATGTCGGGAGCACCCGAGTCAATTTGAAGACTCGATGGTGGGAGCACCGGTCCCGAGCAAAGAACGGACACACCGCACCTGTCTATGACTGGATGCGTGAGTGTGGGGTTGAGAATGTGGAGATTGTTGGGCTAGAGGAAGGGGATGATTTGGACTCTCTTGAGATCAAGTGGATTACCAGACTGTTGTCCGAAGGGCACCCTCTGTCGAATCAGGTAAGCATTGACGGAGTGCAGTATTCGTGGAGCGAGGGAATGAAGCGTAAGTCGGGAGATCCTCGAAAGGGCAGGGCGACATGGATCAAGGGGCGGACAGGGGAAGATGCTGGGTGGACCCCTGAACGTAGAGCCGCACAGTCTGCCCGAATTCGAGAGATCAACGAGTCTCGTGGAAAGTAGCTCAACAATTGGAAAGGCCTCGCTTCGGCGCGGCCATTTTTCGTTTACCCTTGCTTTTTTGCGTGTCAGTGCGTAAAACAAGGAATTGTCTTGTACTCTTTACTTCATGGCTCGCACAAACGTACTGGAGAACTTCAAGCCGCTGGTGGAGGAAACTCTCAGCGCTATACTTGAGGACTTCAGGATCTCGGAGTCAATTGCTAAGCAGGCGGGCACCCTGATTTCTAAAAGGAACGCTAAGACCGCACTAATCCCCACTCAGGGTGACCAATCGAACTAACTTGGCGTACAACCCTGTGGAGGTATGTGCCAGTTGCAAAAGTTCGACACCAGAAATTTCACCGAGGATGCCCGTGAGGCAATCGCTTGGAAAGCCCGTGGGTACAAAGACTTCAAGCTCCCTCATCTGAGAGCATGGAACTACGACCTTTGCCGCACCCACCGTAACGGTTGGGTGGAAAACTACTTCGAAGACGGAGTAGACAAGAAGAGAACAATCCACGACCGGCCAAGCCCCGGATGCCGTAAATGTGGGATCCACTTCCGGCAGCACCAGCGTGTCAGTATCATGTGGCTCTATCTCAAGAAACGAGCCTTGCTGGCGGACACCATGGGGTCGGGAAAGACCACATCCGCAGGTGGGCTTATCGCCATGCTCATCGAGACGGGTGAGCTGGCAGTTCGACGCGACCGCTCGAAGCCTGATGGCGGCGTGGGCCGAGTGGTCATCACCCCACGGTCTGCCGCTCTTCACCAATGGCAAGATGAGCTTCTTCGGATGATGCCGGGACTGAATGTCGTCGTGGCCACTGGATCCAAGAAGCAGCGCGCCGAGCTGTACCTGAACCCGTGGCAGGTCTTGCTGATCGGTCCTGAGATGCTCAACAACGATCTAGAGATGCTCATGCGTTTCGATCTCTCACTTTTCGTCACGGACGACATCGACCAACTTCGGAATCCAGAAACGAACACCTCGTATTCTTGTGACCGTCTGGGAGGCCACGCCGACCGCTACGTCATCATGACGGGAACACCTCTCCAGAAGCGTCTCCCTGAGCTGCATGCAGTTCTAGATGGCATTGGGGGCAGCAGAGTCTTTGGCAGCCGAGACAACTTCGAGAAGAGCCACGTCCGGCGCGGGTACTTCACCGAGATCGACAAGCGAACGGGACTGGAAACCAAGAGACAGCAGATCACCGGATACCGGAACCTCGATGTGGTCAAACGCAAGATGGCCCCCATGGTTCTTCGCCGGACAGCCGCGGACCTCACTGACGTGAATCTTCCCACCATCATCCCGGACGATGTGATGCTGGATCTATACCCCGCGCAGCGGGCCAAGTACACGGAGTTACAGAAGGGCGTCATCACCATCCTCCGGGAGGAGGGTGCACAGGTGAAACACACCACTGCTCTGTCGAAGCTTCACTACGGAGCCGCCATCTGTGGGGGTCTAGCGACCCTTGGAGAGCCTGATGGTCCCAATACCTCAGTCAAGATGGACTGGATCCTCAACAAGCTTGGAGAGGGCGGAGATCTCGAAGACGAAAAGGTTGTGATCTTCGCCCAGTACAAGACATCCGTGCGAGCGCTCCAGTACAGATTCCGAGAGGCAGGAATTGGGTTCGAGACCGTCTGGGGTGAGCAGGCGGATAAGATGGCTCGCAAGGCTTCTCAGGAGAGGTTCTGGGAAGACCCCACGTGCAAGGTACTCATTGGAACTAGAGCCATCGAGCAGTCCTTGAACCTTCAAGTAGCTCGACACTTGATCAACATGGACATGATTCTGAATCCGGCTCGAATGGAACAACTCGCAGGTAGAATCCGACGAGATGGCTCCGCTTTCCAGCACGTATTTGTCCACAACCTCCTGACAGTGAACACGCAAGAGGAGCGATACCTACCGCTCCTTGAAAGGGAGGCAGCCTTGGCCAGTCACATCTGGGATGAGAACTCCCAACTATTCCAAGCCTTGAATCCCATGGCCTTGCTCCAGCTCATCAGTGGTTAGCTCTATGGATCAGGAAAAGAAGAATTTGGTGGAGAGGCACATGCCTCTGGCCCACTTCTTAGCCAGAACCGTCTGGAAACGAAACACGAGAGATATTGACCTCGAAGAGGTTGTTTCCGTTGCGTACCAAGGGCTGGTCACAGCAGCTCTGCGTTGGGACCCCACAGGCAGGGAGATCCGACCAGAGGATCTGGAGAGCGGAAAGGCTTTTGCGGGGTACGCTCGACAACGCATTCTCGGAACAATCATGGACTGGCAGCGCGGAGCAGATCATGTTCAACGCCCCTATCGACGGATGTACAAACTCTTCGTAGCCGAGGGCTGGGGAGCAGGAAAGACCGAAGCAGAGGTGGCGAAGGCTACCGGAATAGAGCTTGAGAAGGTTCGACAGGTGATCAGGGCTGTGGAGTTTCCTCCCAAGTCTTTGGATCTTCAGCAAGACACCGAGTTCAATGACTCTCTGGGGGTCCCTTCCGAGGTAAATGTCGAGTCAAGCGCATTGGAGACCCACATCAAAACGGCAGTGGCTTCCTCATTGAGTGAGCTTCCGCAGTTGCAGCAGGTAGTGATAGCCCTTCGCTACCACACAGGAATGGAGCTACAGATCATTGCCGCCGAGTTGGGACTCAGCCCCACCACTGTCCGGGAAGCACACACGGAGGCGGTTTTGGCCATGCACACAGCCATGCGCTCCCGCGTGATAGATTCCTAACCCTTGTCAGAGGCAAGGCAGCCCCGTAGAACAGATTGAACCTAGGAGAAATCATGGCAAACAAGCAATTCGACCTCACTCTTGAGGAAGCGCTACCACGACTCGATGCCGAGCTTCTGAAGCATCGAGCTGAGACCGACCGAGAACAGCTCAAGGACATCTCCTCAGACGATGCCTACGATCTAGGCTACGAGCTTGCTATCCAAGACCTCAGAAGCCTCACGGGACCCAATCCCATGGAAATTGGAATCATGGTTGTGAAGATGCCGGAGACCACCAATGAGTAATCTTGAAGATCTCCAGCAGCAGGCACACAAGAATGCCCGCGATAAAGGCTTCCACGCTGTTGCAGATCGCCTCAAGGTTCACGTTGAAGAACTTCGCAGTCAAGACCCTGAGCTAGCCGCACTGATCCTCTCTTCGTACTACTCGAACCGACTCATGCTCATCGTCGGAGAGCTGTCAGAGGCTCATGAGGAACTTCGTACCGGCCACCTGATGAGTGACGTGTATGTCAACGAAGATGGAAAAAAGCCTGAGGGTGTTCCTGTGGAGCTAGCTGACGTTGGCATCCGCTTGATGGACCTGTCCGAAGAGGCCAAAATCTCACTGGAGAACGAGATTGGAAAGAAGATGAACTTCAACTCCGAACGCCCACAGCTCCACGGAAACAAGACTTTCTGATGAAACCCTTCTCATCAGGGAAACCCCGGAAGCAGTTCAGCCGACCTTCGATTGACATCGACTCCGTGAGCCGACCAAGAGAGTACCGCACAGTGGATTTCCACACCCTTCAGGTTGGGGACATTGTTCCTAATTGGGGTCTGGTGACTGAGCGCGACGACACCATGAAAGGGGTTGTGAGTCACCGATTCCAGTCAGGGAGAGTGGTCCACACGACGACCCAGAGTGGCATCACTGATCTGGAGATCCTTGCCTTTGTGGAGAAGATTTGAGGTCAGCGCAAGACGGATCCCTGATCGTGGACTTCTCCACCGCCGATGACGAGCTTCAGAGACTTCTCTCACTCATCGACTCATATCCAGAAACGTCTGCCTGTCGTCACGAGCTGGAAGCCACCGTCTTTGGGCATATGCAGACCAGAGCCTTGCAGCGCGCAGCCCATATTCACATGACAACGAACCACGAAAAAGAGGAACCACATGGCTGACGCTCAAGAGCACGCTAGGACAGTGCTTTCAGCCATCATCCCCAAACGGAGAGACCTTCTAGACAAAGCTCTGAGGCACCTCACACCAGCGCATTTCCCAGACAAGGTGCAGTCCAACATCTTCACCCTTCTGGAGCGTTACGCGGACGTTACGGGATCCGTGCTCACGTCCTCCGCTCTCGATGACATGCTCCGCACCAAGGATGCAGGGCAGGGCAGTCTCTACACGGAGAACTTCCAGCTCTTCCACGACACCGAGGTCACTGACGCTGACTTCGCATGGTCCATTCAAGAGTTGCGCGAGCTGGCAGCAGAAAAGGCCACAGCTGAAGTCATCACAGAGTCGATGGAGATCCTGAGATCAGGGAAGCAGCTCTCCACCGGTGAGACCATCAAGGGCCACCTCGACGCCCGCGCTCACGTGCTTGAAGCGTTTGCCGAGATCGACCGTGATCTGACCATGCAGGAAGCCCCTGAGGGCGACATGCAAGAGGAACGGCAGGACATCCTTCAGGACTACTCCGACCGAAAGAAAGCACGCCTAGAAGGCAGCAGTGGCGGAATCCTGTTCGGAATCACCGAGCTGGACTCCATGGTTGGAGGCATGCAGAATGGTGAGCTGATCCTGTCGGTGGGTTACTCCTCCGATGGAAAGACATCACTGTGTGTGCAGGCCGCATGGAGCGCATCGGTGGAGCAAGGCAAGAACGTGGTCTTCCTGACCACCGAGACCCTTCGACCACAAGTCCGACGCAAGATCGTGGCACGCCACTCCAAGCTCCCCATCTTCGAACTTCCCGAAGGACTCAACACTAGGGATCTGAAGGCGGGAACTCTCTCCGACGCGTTGGAAGAGAAGCACATCGAAGTAGTCTCTGACCTCACCAAGAATCCCAGCTACGGCAAGCTCTACATTGCACAGGTTCCGCGGAACGCAACCATCAGCTCCATCGAGCAGAGGCTGTACAGGATCCAGCGGAAGTTCAACATCGACCTTGTGATCTGTGACTACCTAGCCCTCTTGAAGTCAGACCGGCACCGACAGTCCGACCGTGAGGAGCTTAGCTCCATCATCAAGGAATCGAAGCAGCTCGCTACCACCTTCAACGACGGCGCAGGCGTTCCCTTCATGTCTCCATGGCAGGTAAACCGAGCCAAGCGTGACGAGGCCGAGAAGCTGGGCTACTACACCAGCTCAGCGCTGGCCGAGACATCCGAAGCCACCAACTCTGCCGACGTGATCATCTCGATCCTTGCTCCCACGGACAACACCAACCGCTACGTGGATCTCAAGGGTCAGATCCTCAAGAACCGAGATGGCGTAACGAGCAACTCGATTCTCATGGAAGTGGACTACGCCACGAGCTGGTTCCAGTCCAAAGCAAGCACCTCGTTCGACACCGCTCTTGGTGCGTCCAGCCTCACAGGCGGCGGACTCAGCGACTACCTAACCTAGAAAGAAGAATTTCAATGCCCCCACACAGCTCACGATCCACGACGACGTATTCACGAACTACAAAGACTTGCTGGCAATTGACATCCGTGTGCTAGACTGAGTTCAGGTCTACACAGAGGAGAACCCAATGCCAACATGCGGAAACTGCAAGTCAGAAGGTCAGACAGTCGCTCACATTCGTGAATGCTACGCAGCACGAGCGACCATGCTGGCGCAGGATGTCGAGGTCACAGGGTTCGCGAAAGCTTACGTCAAGTCTCACGTCTTCACCGACGACATCAACGTCCCGGACTCTCACTACGCGCTCTACAATGAGCACGGCAAGATCATCTTCTACGAAGTACGCACCGGCAAGAAGAAGTGGGCCGGAGTCCAGTTCGTAGACCGTCTTGTGGGGTCCCCCGGAGACTGGCGACGCCACGCTGTGAAAGGCGCGGCCAAGGCTCAGGTGTTGCTCGACCTCGACATGAACCCGAAGTCCGCAGCAGTTCGTTTCTCGAAACACTTCACTATTTGTGCAGTGTGCTCCGCCAAGCTCTCGGATCCAGTATCACTTCAGACTGGTCTAGGACCGACATGTGCCAAGCGGTTCTAGTGCATATCCGTGACGAGGATCTCCTTGAGGGCTTCCACGCTGATCCTGATGGAGGAGAGGTGATGGAAGCCCTTTGGGACATCACCATAGTTCTTGTTCAACTCGCTTGGTTCATTGTTATCAAGCTCCCCATCATCCTCTACCGAAAAGTTACCTCAGGAGACCGCCATGTCTAAGCGCACAATCTGGTTTGCACCCAAGCTGGGGATCGAAGACGAGCCTCTCATCGTCTCCCTGATCAAGTACAAGCGCAGTGAAGATCGGTGGCCTTCGAGTGTGCCGGAGCACGGAAATCTTGTTAGCTCTATCACAGACGACGGTAGGCAGATGCCCATCCTCGATCTTGACTTCGATCACGCTCATGTCGAGTCCACGAGCACAGGCCACGCTCACCTGTACCTCAACGTGCCCATCCCCAACTGGCGTTGGCGAGCACTGATGCTAGGACTGTTCCTTGGCAAGCAGATCGAGCTTGGATTCTTCGTCTGGAGTATTCGGCGCGGAGGCAACTTCGTCCGAGCTGGCGAGACCCCCAAGCGTCCAGAGGACAGCACCAAGTCCACCTACGGCTGGCTCTTCAAGATCAAGGATCGCCATGAGTGAGTTCCTGCCATGGTTCGTGGCCAACTTCTGGCTACCCATGCTCATCCTGTTCGTCGTTCTAGAGGCCATTATTTGGGGAACCCTACTGACGCTCGCGATACGGTTCCGGAGACGCCTGTGGACGAACTAAGCCCCATTGCGCTGGCAAACAGCCGATCCTCCATGGCCGCGGTTTTCCAGATGATTGGATCTGACGTTTCTGAGTATGGAAACTCGAAGCAGTACTGCCCATTTGGACATCTCTACCATGCAGATGGCGGAACATCGAAGTCGCTCCGTGTGTACACAGAGACCGAGACAGCCTTCTGCTTCGCCGGATGTGGTTGGTTCAACCCTGTTCGACTTCTCTCACTCGACCGTGGGATCTCGGAAGAGGAAGCCGCGGATGTCATCCTCGACCACACAGGATACGTCCCACCGGACCTAGAGAGCCGCTGGACCGCCGCAACAACCATCACTGTCACTGTGGACAAGGACGCACTTTCAGAGGCTCTGAAGGTAGCGTGTGGACGCATGGACCCAGACTGGGAGGACGTTCAATTTGATCCTCCGATAGCCACAAAGTTTCGCCTGTGCTTGGAGCTTCTGCCACGAGTACGGGATGAAGGGGAGGCCACCAAGTGGCTTGCAATCACCAAACAGATAATGAGCAAGACGTTAGGAGAACACCGTGGCGAATAGCCCCAAGGTAAAGCTGTCCGAGAATCCAGAGCTTCCAGTTCTGGAGGGATGGGTAAATCTCACAGAGGCTGCCGAGATCATAGGGATCACCCGCCAACATAGCTACAAGAAGGCCAGCCGGTTTGGCCAAGTTGGTGGCTACAAGACTCTCCACCGTGTCGGAAATCAGGCTACCTACGTGGTAGCTACCTCCGAGCTAGACGAGATCCTCAAGGATCGCAAGGAGAAAGCTCAGATCAAAAAAGAAGAAAACGTGGACTAGGTTGCAATTGCCGTCCAAGGTGTGTATCTTGAAGACATAAGGTCATTTCACAAAACAAGGAGACACACTATGTCAGAAAACACACGCACTCTTGGACAGGCAGTTACCTTCGTCAATGAGCGGGGATTGCAGCGAGCTGCCATCGTCATTGGAACCGCGGAGAGTATCCAGCCCGGACACTCTCTCGTGGTCCCCACCATGGGACAGCTTCACTTGGCTGTCTTCCGCCCTTCGACGGGACTCCCCATGGCACGTCACTCAGTTCCTCACCTCTCTCAGGTTCCCCTGATTCAGGCCATGAACGGGGCAGTAGCCATGGCCGAGGCGGAGGAGGACGGTGAGGAGCAGCCAGAAATCGAGGATGCTCCCGTAGCTCACTGGTTCTAAACCACCAGCCCCACGGTCTGCCGTGGCGTTCAATCGCAACGGGGCACTCAATTCAAGGTCAATGCAACAAACGAGGAGACACCATGGAATCCCGTAAATTAGCACTCATAGACATCGACGGCGTTCTAGCTGACGATTCAATCCGGATCCACTACGCGCTCGACAAGAACTGGATTCAGTACTTCAGCGAGCAGAATATGATGGCAGATAAGGTCCTCCCACAAGGCTGGGACCTTATCACTCAGAAACTTGCCGAGGGCTACGACGTGGAACTTCTCACAGGCCGTCGTGAGGATCTCCGAGGCACCACGCGGGCATGGCTTTGGTACCACGAATTTCCCACTCTGAGGATTCATATGAAGCCCATGGGAACCAAGCTTCCGCTGGCCACGTTCAAGGCGAACTACATGCTGGAACTTAAGGCCAAGCGAGCACTTCAAGGAGTCACCTACAGCGAGATGATTCTCTGGGACGATGATCCTGAGGTTGTGCGCGAGGTCCAGAAACAGCTAGGGTCTGAGTCTGCGGTGCACTGCACGTGGTACATCAAGAAGTCGGCCATGGTCACAGCAGCAAAAACGTAAAACAGGCTCCGCTTCTGTGGGCTGCATGCTACAGTTGACACCAGTTCTGGATGTCTCCTGAACTAGCTGTGTTGACCTACAGTAAGAAGCGGTGAATGGAAACGTTCACCGCTTCTTGTTTTTCAAAACAACTAGGTCACACAGTACTGAGGAGATCCCCATGAGGACAACAGCCCCCGCACGACTCAAAGAAGATTACGTCCCCACGTCCTACGAAGATCTCTTTCGCCACTACTACGACTACGTGGTCCGCTTCGTAGTCACTCAAGGCATCTACCCCAAGAATGCCGAGGACGTGGCCATGAGCATCCTCACCACCTTTTTCGAGAAGGATGTCCTCTCTCAGTACTCACCGGATCACATTTCTGTTCGCAAAGAAGCTCAGAAGCACGCCAAGTTCCGGACGCTCCTTTCAGGGTTCGTGGCCATCTACGTCCGCCACTACCGGGATCGCCAAGGCAAGCTGATTCACCGCGAGGGTTTCTCGACGGAAACCCCTGTCAGCCTTGGGGGCGAATCGAACTCCGAGACCACGTGGATCGAGGTAGCAGAGACATCACGAGTGGTGGACCACTACGAACTGGAAGCTCAGGATTTCCTTCAGCAGATCCGGGTCCACCTGCACTCCGTTCCTCCTCTGAACTCTCAAGACCTCTGCAAGCTGGATGTGCTCTTCGAAGCCATCCTCATCCAGACCGAGGACATCGACAAGGTGAACGTGGCCGAGCTGTCCGAGAAGTTCGAGGTGTCCAAGACCACCATCCAGAACTGGCTTGTTCGCCTCCGGCGCGAGGTGGCCATAGCCGTAGGGAATCAGTAATGCCCATCTACGGACACAAGAAGATTTTGGATGAGCTGAAGCGCGAGGGGTCCGAGGTCCCCAGCGTCTTGCTGTTCAGTGGTCCTCCCTCAGTAGGGAAGTGGGCCACCGCCGAGCACCTTCGAACATTCTGGAGAGTGTCCAGTGCGGACGTTCTTCGGATCCGAACACTCACGGCAGAGAGTGCGACCAACCTAGTCTGGTTCGCTCAGCTGGCTCCTCAAAAGAGCGAGCTAAAGCTGGTCATCGTCCAGATTGACAAAGCGCGACCGGAGGCTCTAAACACTCTCCTGAAGGTTCTGGAGTCCCGTCTCATGTACGCCCGGATCATTCTGGTGTCTGAGTCGGATCCGCTGACCACAATATCTTCACGGGCTTCTCAGTTCGAGTTCTCTACATTGTCCACGTCTGAGGTGGAGTCAGTTCTTCTCGACAAGAAGTTCAACTCGACCGAGGCCAAGGTGTTCTCTGAGCTGTCTCAGGGGTCCGTGCAGCGCGCATTGGAGGCCTTCGAAGGCAACGACATCAAGCCTTTGGTCCTGTCCCTCCTGAAGGCTTTCCGTGAACGCAACGCTGCCTCTCTCGACCGACTGGCAGATCTCTGGACTGATCAGCACACCGAGTTACTGGCCACATGGTGTAGGGAGTCCATCACCCAGCGTTGGAGTATATTCTCTGAGTCAGAGACAGACCTGCCGGGAAAGGCACTGCCCTTGAAGATTCTGGCGGCCCTGCGTCCCAACATCCGACCAAGGTTGGTAGTTCGATCCAACCTGATGAGCGTTCTTCGAGGAGCATAATGTCCAAGGTCCCACTACTTCCCGCCGATGAGGACTGTGAAATCTCCGGCCTGCCCATGGCCTTCTGTTCCCACTGCCTAGGTGACAAGCTGGGCGACGAAGAAGAATTTGGCGACACCGAACACGACTACGAGCTGGTGGGCCGAAAGTTCGATGCTCAGTACTCCGGACACTGCACCATCGACTACGAGCACGTGGTTCGCCGGGGAACCACAGTCTCTGGGGTTCAGCGCGCCGACAACCCTATGCTTCCAGTATCCGGGGTGGCATGCTCCGCTTGCGTCAAGTCTTTGCCTCACGCATGAGCACATTCAGCATGTGGCGTGCAGCACTCGCAAAGGGTCGAGGAGTTCGACAGATCACTTGGCTGTGTGGCACCGAGAGGGTGCTCATGGAGGAGGTCATCTCGGAAGTCCGAGCAGCTCTCGACCTAGACCCATGGAGCTACATCTCTCTGGCCGCAGGATCCGACTCCGAGCGCCTGATCTGGACCGAGCTGAACCAGCACCCTGTCGGTGGCGGGAACCGCTTGGCGGTCATTCGGAATGCTGAGAACCTCAAGGACTGGAGTCACCTCATATCGTGGGTCAAAGCCCGGTCTGAGAACCCCAAGACGCATGTCATCTTCGTCTCCAACGAGGAGAAGGTCCCACGGATCCCACCGACCGAGGACGAGCGCCGGAAGAATCTCAAGGGAGCCACCCAGCCCCACATTGCCACCATCACAGGAAAGGGCCACATCATTGAATGCAGGCCCTATACGTCATCGACGGCACATCACGCGGTTGCATGGGTCCAGTCCAAGGTGAAGATGCGGGAAGGGATAGCTGGCCATCTTCTGGAAAGAGCCAACGGGGATCTCCGAATGGTTCGCGACCTCTGCGTCAAGCTGGCCCTCTTCCCCGCGGAGATTACTCTGACCACCATCAACGGGATGCTAGCTGAGCAGCCCCGTGATAGCTTCTCTGACGCTTTGCTAGCACTCGACAAGCCGACCGCTCTACTGGCACTGGAGAAGCTTCCTGTGTCCGAGTACGGACGCATGATTGGATTGCTGGATGCTCGCTTGGATCTAGCCGGACTTGTCCACGATATGCAGACTGAGTACAAGACACCGAGTGAGATTGCACGAGCTGCCGGAAACAAGAATTTCTTGGTCAAGGAGCTTCTTCCTGTGGCCAAGCACTACGACCCTAAGCGTAGACTCCAGATCCGTACCGTCCTTTCTACCGCCGACGAGACCATCCGAGGAGGAGCTTCGGTTGGAGTCATGGAAGCGATTGTCGTTTTCTGGTGATCGGCGTATAAGAGAAAGACGAAAGGTAATCATGGACTGGATAGTCTTCTTCACCCTCATAGCTCAGGCACTCATAGCGATAGTTATTTTGACCATCCCTGTGTGCGCTTCTGTTCTCCTACTCGTGAGGGCAGCACTAACTCCGTTGAAGCGGATCTTGCTGGAAAACCGTTGAAGGCTCCGGGGGATGTAGCCAAGGAGATGTTGGACGAGTCCCGGCAGGTTCTAGTGTTCGAGGAGGGTGATGAACCCGCAGCCCGCGAGGTCATGAAGGATTTGGTCCATCAACTCGCTGACGAAATGCTGGTCTCAGACCCCTCCTTGGAAAACCTTGTTGTGATCGAGAATGAGTCTTCAGACCTCTCGTGGACGAGGGACATCCCTGTCCTGACGGTGACCACCATCGAAGAGATCTCGCTGGGGAGGTTCGTTCTGGATCGCAGCCAGTGCATAGTCTCCCTTAGCAGGGAGTTCCTCCGCAGACGGGCAAGTGGGGCCGTCACCAAAGCCACAAGGTTCTACACTCTCGTTTCCAAAAAATCACTCCAGCGGGTCACCAAAGTTCACCCGGTCCACAAAGCCATATTTCTAAAGGATTCAGCTTGAGCACGCGCAACTACGGGGCAGTCCGCTCCGCCGAAAACTTTGACAAGTTCGTCGCCCGGATGATTAAGCAGGGAAGGCCTGTAGGCTTCGACATCGAGTCGAGCTATAGCTCCCCGCACTTCATCGAAAAGGGTGCACTTCAGCAGTTCCACCCGGACTGGTTCCTCACAGGATTCAGCTTCACCAACTCGACTGACTGGGCACGCTACGTCCCCATTGCCCACGCTGAGGGCAACAATGTTGACGACGTGACTGCGACCGCTAGATCTCTCTGGAGGCTACTGACGGCAAGGGATGCCGAAGGCAAGCCCTTGATCGTGGCACACAATCTCTCCTTCGAGGTAAAGGGATGCCGCCGTTTCTTCATCGACATTCTCTGGGACGACTTTGAGCTGGGGGAGGAAGTGCGTGCAGCTCACGGACTCTTCCAAGGCCGCGCCGACTCGATGTTGGAAGTATGGCTGGCCGCGGAGTACGAGCCTGTCCGTGCCGGTCTCTCGACCAAGGACCTCAAGGGCGTGACGAAGCTGGCCTTTGATCACACCATGATGACATTCTCTGAGCTATTCGCGACTCTGTACGCCGAGATGGGAAAGAAGCCGCCGAAGGACAAGCGCTTCCATCTACTCGACTCCACAGATCCACGAGTCATCAACTATGCCTGTGAGGATGCCGTCTGGTGTCTCGCACTGGACGAGAAGCACTACCCGGAAATGAAGGACCAGTTCATCTTCAACGTTGAGATGGAGCTACTTCCCGTGCTCATTGACATGGAGATTGAGGGGCTGTACCTCGACTGGGCGACCATCGAGAAGAAGGCCACCGAGGTACTGGAGTTCCGGGACTTCGCCAACGAAGAGATCCTGTCCGAGCTAAGTGTTCGGTTAGATCGAATCGTCACGACCAACCTAGCCTCACCGGCACAGCTCCAAAAGGTTCTCTACGACCCTCAGGAAGGGCTGGGACTGCCCATCTCCAAGCGCACGGAGACTAACCAGCCGAGCACGGACGAAGAGGCTCTCCGAGGACTGGCCAAGAAGGATCCAGTCATCAAGAAGATTTTGGAGTGGAAGGAGATCTCCAAGCTCCATGGCTCCTACCTGAAGAAGTACCACACCTCTCTCAACTACGCCGGGAATGGGCGAGCCTACCCGAACCACAACCAAGCAGGCGCGCTCACGGGCCGCATGTCTGTGGATCACGTACCCTACCAGCAATGGCCGAAGCCATACCACTACGAACTGGCGAGTGGCCGCACGTATGACCTGAACTTCCGAGACCTTCTGTGTGCCCCTGAGGGCTACCGAATCGTGGGCTTCGACTTCTCCCAAGTGGAGCTACGAGTTCTGGCTGGGGTGGCTCAGGAAGCAGCTCTACTCAGGGCGTTTGCCGACGACGTGGACATCCACAAGGCGACAGCTTCATCCATGATGAACATCCCTCTCGATGAGGTCACCAAGGCGCAACGAAGCAATGGAAAAACTCTCAACTTCGCGGTGGTCTACGGATCTGGCGCAAAGAACATTGCCGAGATGCTGACCAGCCCAGAGAACCCTGTCACCACAGAAGATGCTCAGGAGCTTTTGGAGAAGTACTTCGCAGCCTTCCCCGGACTCAAGCGCTGGATGGATGAGCGCGTATCTGAAGGCCGACAGCAGGGCTACGTGGAGACACTATTCAAGCGCAAGTTCACGCTCTGGGAATACCGAGACTCTCGTGACTGGATCCGCGCCAAGGGTGACCGTATGTGTGTCAACGCGCCTGTTCAGGGTGGGGCAGCGGACTACCTCAAGATCGGCATGATCCGCACCAACAAGGCCATCAAACGCGCCGAGGCAGATGGAACGATCCCTGTAGGAGGGATTCGCTTGGTCATGTCCGTGCACGACGCACTGGAGTTCTACGTGCATGAGTCTGTGGCCACGCAGACGGTCATCGACATCGTGAACCCTGCCGTTACTTTCGCGGTCAAGGGACTGCCATACATCCGGGCCGACTGGCACGAGGGCATGAAGTGGGGATCCGTAGTTGAGCTGAACCTAGACAAGGAAACCAAGCAGATCCTGAACTACTCCATCGAAGATGTTGACGAGATCTTCGATGACATCGTGGATGCTTACAAGCACATGGCTGACTCCAAAGGCGAGGAGCTACCCAGCTTCCCTGCCTCCATTCCAGCCATGCCCGAACCCAAGCTCGATGACGCCCCAAAGAAGAATTTGGAACCAGAGCAGGAGATCGAGGATGACGACGAACCCGTGTGGGCGCACAACCCGGAGTATCTGGCCATGGCCATGGAGACTCAGCGGATCGTCATCACGATGTCGGAAATGCCTGACGAGCACCAGTGGACCAAGTTCGAAGCATTCCTTAAGAAGAACCCCGGCCACGACTCCGTGACGGTGGCCACCCCTGAAGGAGACCTAGAGCTAGATACAAAGCATGCGCTCTCCGCTGACCACCAGCCCCAGATCAGTCTCATCCTTGGAGGAGCTTCTCTGACGGTGGCTCCTGAGAACGTGAATGCCGACGAACTGACTGTGGGGATCTCACTATGATCGCTGAGCTAGGTCAATACGACATCGAGTTCACGGGGATCGAGGCAGCAATCCAGAACTGGGTCCGAGAGGCACTGGAACTGCGTCATGGGGCTGGAGAGGATCCCGAAGGACCTCTGGGTAACATCGACTACTCCAGAGGAGGAAACGCCATCAGCGCCCTTCTGGTGCGGGTACGTTCCCGCTCAGACCGAGTGGACATGTTGCTGGCCAACGTCACCCAAGCCAAGGCGCGCACGCGACGCGCTCAACAGGCCGCGGAGTTCGAGGCCTCAGTGGCCTACGACACCGCCACAAAGACCAACGCGGCGAACAGGAGGGTGGAGTTCTCAACAGCTCGCGAGCGCCACGCTGATGCCGCTCTGGACTCTCTGGAACAGAAGAGAGTAGCTCATCATGCCGAGAGGACGGTCTCCATTGCGACCGAAGCCTACGAGGTAATCAATCAGATCCATTGGCAGCTAGAGAGTATCCGAAAGGATCTCCGGGCAGCCATTCACAACATCCAATTTGAGAGTTCCTTGGAGAGATAATTCAAGGAGACAAAAGCGCGGAGATGTCGTATGCTACTCCGCGTAACCAATTGCGAGTCGAGTCCCGCCTCCCAGTGAAGCCTGTAATAAGAAACGAAAGAAGCACAAAATCATGGCAAGAGTATCCTTCTCCGTAGAGAACAAAAAGGTCTCCTCCAACTTCAACTACCCGAAGTTGCGACTGACCAACGGTGAGCACGCCCGTATCGTTCTCCTCGAAGATCCCCACATGGAATACGTCCACACTCTCAAGGCTCCTCAGATCAAGGACGGCAAGCCCGTCACGTTCATGGCCGAGCGCAAGGACAAGACCCAGTACGAGGATTACCGCACAGACTTCTTGTCGCGTCCTCTCTGCATCGGTGACGAGTCGATCCTCGAAGACAAAGCCATTGACACCAAGAACTGCCCGATGTGTGCCATGGCCAAGAACAACCCTGATAAGGCTCAGGCCCCTCAGCGTCGTTTCGCCATGCACGTCATCCGCTACCGCACCAAGCCCGGTGGACACCAGCTGGTCACACCATTCTCAGTAGAGACCGTCGTGTGGTCCTTCACCGACACCATCTTCTCGAAGCTCATCGACTTCAAGGAAGAGTGGGGCGACCTCAAGAAGCACGACCTCACGCTGGGTCCCTGCACCAACGATACGTTCCAGAAGTTCGAGATCTCAATCTCAGCCAAGGCCGAGTGGACAGTTGACAAGGCCCGCCAGCTCCTCACGGCTCAGACCTTCAAGGAGAACCAGATCGAGGACCTATCCATTGCCTGTGGAGCCAAGAAGGAACTCCGCTGGATCGAAGATGACCTGTCCAAGATCAACGAAGCATGGGACATCATCAACGAGTCTGAGAAGGCTGGAGACAGCACGGTAGGAACCTTGGATGAAGGCATTGACGACATCCTCAATGGAAGCTCAGAAGCCAAGACCTCCGAGAAGACCTCCGGCGACCTCTCAGATCTTCTAGGTGGCGACAGCAACACTGACGAAGATGGATGGTCCAAGTCGGCTCCGAAGGCTGGCTCAAGCGACACTGAAGATTCAGATCCTCTCGCAGACCTTCTCGGAGAAGATGGCGACACTGATGAGGAATCAGAAGACATCGACGTTCCAGAGGCAGCCAAGGCACCGGCCAAGAAGGCTCCCGCTAAGAAGGCTCCGGCCAAGGAAGCTCCGGCCAAAGAAGAGGCCTCAGACGATTCAGACGGAAGCTTCGATGACCTCCTGAACGGTCTGGACTAACAAATGATTCTGACGGTGGATCTTGCCGCCAAGTTCTCAGCAGCGATCCTGCGGGACCGAGCAGGTAAGGTCCACCTTCAGTTCGACTCCAGAGGGATGAGTCACTTCGCGTTCGCCGCCAAGGTGGGAAGAATCGCGAGAGATCCCGATGTCGAGCTGGTGGTCATTGAAGAAGTTCCTTTCAACCCTCGATACACACAGGTGATGGTCAAGCCAGTCTTCAAGTTCCAAGGAGTCTTGCTGGCCGTTCTCCACCCCGTTCTCGATAAGGTCCTGATGTTGGACCCCTCGACGTGGATGCGGCCTTACCCCGGCGTACAGCGTGCGCCTAAGGGCTATACCAAGACAGCGGGCGACAAGTTTCGGATCGCTAAGGCCGCGGAGTACGCACTATCCTTTGGCTACACCCCACCGGATCTGGTTCAAGAGTTCATTGACTCTCAGCCGGAGGGCACCCGTATTTTGAAAAAGCACACGAATCCTCTTGAGAAGTCAAAGACGGACTACGTGAGTGCGTTCCTCATGAACCACTTCGTGACCAGCATGACAGAAGAAGAATTTCGAGCTTTGCCTTCAGGCGTCCAGCCTGCACATATCTAGGAGACACCATGGCTCGCGCAGCCGTAGATCCAGTCCAAGCCCTTCTCGCATCCGCCGCCAAAAAGTATGACCTCACGGTGGGATCCATGAACAATGTCGTAGAGGGCATTCAGTTCATGACGACAGGGAACATCGCCATCGACTACGCCATGGGCGGAGGGGTCCCCTATGGCCGCTCGGTAGAGCTTTTTGGACCCCCATCCTGTGGCAAGACCACAACAGCCATCCAGACAGCCGTGAATCTTCAGAAGGTCATCATTGCCGGTGGTGACAAGAAGCTTGGTGTGAGCGCCAAGGATGTGATCCTCTACCTCGACTACGAGCACGCCATGGACAAGGATTACGCCAAGGCTCTCGGTCTCGATGTCAATCACCCCAGTTTCTTGTTTGCCCAGCCGGACACTCTGGAGGATGGAGCCAACTTCACCCTCGACCTACTGAAGACGGGCCGTTGCCGATTGGTAATCTTCGACGCGGTGGCGGGAATGAACCCCAGCGTCAAGCAGGAAGCTGACATCGGAAAGTCTCTGCCCGCGGTACAGGCCAAGCTCATGAAGGAGTTTGGAGTAACCCTCAATGGCGTGCTGGCCAACAACAACGCCTCAGCCATCTTCCTGAACCACCTCATTGACAAGTTCGACATGGGAGGCAGCCCACGCCCCGGCATGCCTAAGCCGACCACCACTCCCGGTGGAATCGCCATGAAGTACTTCGCCAGTGTTCGGGTACAGTACAACCAAATGCAGAGCCAGAAAGGCACTGTGATTGATCCTCTGTCCAACGAACTGGTGGAACGCAACGTGTCCACCAACGTCATGGTCAAGGTCATCAAGAACAAGGTGGCACCCCCATTCCGACAGGCAGTGGTCCGAGTCCGGTACGGCAAGGGTTTCGACAACTTCTGGACCGCCTTGCAGGTACTGATCGCCAACAAGAAGATCATCTACGCATCCCCCTACTTCAAGTTCCACAATCTTGTCGAGTTCGACCTGATTCCTTCGTGGATGCCTCACCTCAAGGAGGGCACGAAGCCTCCGGCAGTCAATGGCGAGAAGCGCCTATTCAAGGCAGCCGACGCCGACCCTGTGTGGCGAGAGAAGATCATCGAGCTGGCTAAGAAGGTCGTTTTCGAAAACATCGAGATCCTGTCGAAGGTGGCCCCTCAGGGTGAGCCTGTCGATGAAGAGGACGAAGATGAAGAGGATGACGACATCGAGCAGGTAGGAGCCAAGACTGCCGGAGGCCGGGTCAAGATCTAGGCACGCTTGTTTTTTGAAACTCAGCGGCGTATAAGATACAGAACCCAGTCAACGACAGAAAGAGGATGCAATGAGTGCACCCGTAGTAGCTCAAATGAGGGACTCCCTTCTCACACTCGATCAGGTCCACCAGCGACTTCAGGCCACTGAGCCTCTGTCAACGGATATGGTCAACGGAGACCGCAAGATCACCTTCAAGCTTGATCCGGGATGGGAGACTTCTCTGGACACTACGGAGGGCACCGAGGCGGTTGGAGCTGTCATGCGTATCGACGGCACCGATCACCGGATGACAAAGGACGCAGCCATTCAGGCAGCCACTCAAGTGGGGATGTCCGCGGCATACGTCAAGAAGACCCCCGGCGCACTCATCGAGAACCACCTGAACTATCACTATGGTGCAGGTCTAGACGGTGACGAGTACAAGGTCCTCTCGGTTGGAGAAAACATTGCCGCCTTCACTCGACCCAACGTCGTGCCGTTCTCGAACCTCCAGCTCTTGGACAATGCAGTGGAAGGCATCTGCGCCCGCTACGGAGCCAACGCTGAAATTCTTGCTGACTACAAGTTCATGAACACGCTCCAGCAGACGGACATCCGCCTCATCGTTCCGGAGCAGGATCGCATCATTGCCAACTCCGGAATGTCAGACGTTCCCGAAAACGCTACAGATCTCTGGTCAGCAGGGATCCACCTCACCAACAGCCTCATTGGGAAGAAGCAGACAGCAGTTGAGGCTTACCTGTTCCGCTGGTGGTGCACTAACGGCTGCACTACCACGATGGATGAGGCTGGCGTCTGGAGCCGTCGTGTGGACGGTCAGGAGGAAGATGTCTACGCTTGGGCACGAGACTCCGTAGAGTCCGTCCTAGGCGGTCTGGAGCACCGTTTCGATCAGGTGCAGGCACTGACCGCTCTCGATGTCAGAGGCAATACCGCTGACGTTCTCAAGGACATCTATTCCCAGTACGAGGTACCAGTATCTCAGCGCGAGACAATCCGCGCCGAGATGATGGATGCAGACACTCTCACCATGTACACGATCATGCAGGCCATCACCCGGTCCGCCAACCTCGAAGGCATGGACCCACGCCGAGCAGATAAGCTCATGCGTATCGGTGGAGACATCCCATCGGCAGTATTCGACACCCTCAAGGCCAAGGTGTGGCGCGAAGGCAACTCAGCACAGCCCGCATCTCAGAACCCATATGAGATCGTTTCCATCTAGCTCCTATCCCTCCCGTGGATCTTCTGCGGGAGGGACCCAAACAAGAATTTAGGTCATCATGGCAGGACAGAAGTACCCCCAGCTCCTTGTGTGGACGGACATCGAGACCACTGGACTCCCAGACGAGGATTCCGACCGCGAGGTGATCGACTTCAGCGACTTGCACGTGCTGGAGATCGCGGTCATTGTCACTGACTTCGACCTTCAGCCCATCAGTGGGTACGAGGAAGTCATCAAGCTCACCTCAGCAGGCGCAGACGCCATCAGGGCCAACGACTACGTGAAGAAGATGCACACAGTCAACGGACTCCTCAAGGCCTCTATTTCGGCTCCTGTGGAGAACACGCTCGCTATGGCCGAGGCCGAGATCGTGAAGCTTTTTCAAGAGACCACCAGCTTCTCTCCCGGAGAGTTCATGATCGCGGGATCCGGTGTGGCCGCATTCGACCACCCACTCATCAAGGCCAAGATGCCTGAGATGTCCAAGTGGCTCGCGTACTATCCGTTTGACATCGGCATCGAGCGCCGCATGTCGAAGATCTTCACCGGTGGCCACGAGATCATCCGACCAGTCAAGGCCAGCTACGAGGATGGCGTGAAGGTTCACCGCGCCATGGACGACGTGAAGGCTCACCTTGATGAAGCTCAGCGTTACCGCGAGTGGTTCCGGAAGGTGATCTAATGCGACTCACCTTCTCGACACGGCTGTGGCTGGCATGGAAAGTATTCCGCGGGCAGCTCATCACATGGTCAGGTACGCAGGACCGGATTGAGCTGACCTTCGTATCATCAGAAGAACTATCGAAGAAGCTACGGTACTAGGCATAGATTGCAATTGCAATCCTCCTGTGTTAGGATGTAGACAGGTCAAATAGCACTAACACAGGAGGCAACTATGTGGGATTTCACACCATTCGGGCTACTAATGCCCGCAGCAGTACCCATGGACAAAGCAGACGAGAAACTCACCGAAGGTAAATATGACCTTCAGGTTCGAGGCCGTGCGGCGTCCCATCTTCAATACTTCATGGACAACTACATGGAGCCGGGATCATTTCATGACGAGATCGAGCTGACTCCTTCGATGGACTACAACGCTCGCTTCTACACCACTCGTGAGGCATATGCTGATGGCATCCGTGGCGTTATCTTGGACATCGACTACAAGAAGTTCAAGCCTGAGGCCGAGCGTCTCGGAGACGACGGACAACTGATGTATGGCACCAAGGATGACACCTCGCTGTACCACAACGTGCTCAACTCTATCTGGGGCAGCGTCTGTCGGATTGGATCCCCCGGAGGATCCTACGGAAAATTCAGCAAGTCGAATCCCAATGGGTACTCGAACCACTGGAGTGCAGGTCCCTTGGGAGCTAGCTTCGGAAGCCGAGATGCTGACCTGTTCGATGATGACTCATTCGAAGATGGCATTGGTTCATACGAGCCGAGCAGCACCTCCCAAGCCCTCTCTATCTTGAATGAGATGGAGCTGGACAACATCCCCACATCCGAGTGGAGGGACTACCTCAAGGACTGGGAGTACGAGCTGATCAAGCCATACATGCGGCAAGCCCGCAAGGATGAGCGTCACGCCAGCCGACACAACAAGAAGAATTCGAAAAACAAGACCCACTAGAAGATGTACGCCCCCAGCGAGTTGTTCTTTGGCCACTGGGGGCGTACAACACAGTGGAAAGGAATTTCATGGCACAAACGCCCAAGACACACCACGTGTGGTTGCACTTACTGCCCACCGACATCCGCAAGCCACGGGGCAGCGATACCAAGAAGGCGCACGACTTCAGCATTGAAAAGATGACCAAGAGTGGACCCACCTCAGCGGTAGGCAAGACAGGCCGAGTGATGGTCAAGGTGGGAATCACCATCGACCCAGACATCTTCAATCAGGCCATCATCGAAGCCAACATCAAGCTGGCCGAGGATAACATGGTCCCCATCTACGAGACCGAGACGGAAGTAGAAACCTTCGATGCAGTGGAATCGGAGACGGTCGGAACTGACGAGCTGGAGGCTTGAGTCGATGGTAGAGGCTATGCGAAAGAAGATTTCACGCTCCCACATGGACCAGATCGTCAGCCGAGTCCGAAAGGCCGGAGGAAAGTGGGATCCAGACGGCAAGTGTTTCGTCTGCGGCAAGGTCTTCCACCACAACTCCTGTGACCACAATCACGAGGAGAACGAGCAGATCCTGAAGATGTGCCTCGAATCTTGAGCCTGTGGTGTGGACATCGACGTAAGAACGAAGGAGAGCGCGCTGGATGGTTGGGCGCGGATTGCGTATGTCTTACCTTCGTCACCATAAGCTTGCAATTGCAATCCACATGCCTTAGACTGAAGATAGGTCAACAGAGGAGGTCCCCATGGACAACAGAGATTTCAATCGGTTTGTAAACAGCTTGCCTACCGTAACCCGAGTAGTAGGACACACGGCAAACGGAACCGCACTGACTGTTCAGGTCCACTCGTTGTTCGCGGATGTGGAGGAAGTACAGTGAGGCGGGAGCACCGGTTGCTGATTTGGGCAGGCGCTCTGTACTTGCTAGCTTCCTGCTTCATCGAGTCCGCAGCGTATCCCATCGTGTTTATCCTCATGGCAGCTGGTTCTGGTTTCTGGATCTGGTCTGCCGTGATCGAGAGAAGGAACCAATGACATTAGCGCAAGAAATTGCTGTGAGGTTCTCAGAGGATAATGCCTCAAAGATAGAATTTCATATCGACCTTGAACTCCTCAGGGAGGTGTGGGCAGCTCAGGCTGAAGAGGCCGTGACGTTTGCCCTACCCATCATTGCGAAGCGCCTAAGGCAGGCAGGTAAGGATGCTCAGGCCACCTCTGGAGTCATGGGCACTTTGGATCTGTTCATCAAAGAGGCGGGACTTGAAGAAGTTTCTGCCACACCCTTTTCAAACGATGGTTCATCATCGTAATATAGATAACTGCTTCTCGTACAGTCTCCTCAGTCTCGGAGAAGCAGCTAGGAACCTAAAGCTCTCCCCCCAGAAGTGGCAGGTTCCGCTTGGCTCTCTATCCCAATCGGTAGAGGAGCTGGTCTCAAAAACCAGTAACGTCTCGGTTCGAATCCGAGGAGGGCTACGGCAGGTGTTGACCGGGCCACGATCAGTAGAAGAATTTCGGACCTCCGCGGAACCGAGAACTTAGACCAGATGTGGATCCACCCGGAAGCCCCAACCTCGAAAATGGGCAGCTCCCAACCTAGGAAATGGAGCAAGAAGTCTAGAGGAGAAGCTCTTCAATGAGAGTCCTGCCGCCAAGGGAAGTTAGTGTTAGTGGCCTAACACGTTGGTCTCCAAAACCGAAGCCGGTGGTTCGAATCCACCACATCCCGCGCATAGGCATTAGCTCATTGCCGAAGCTGTCCCCCGTTGATCTGGAAGGGCGCAAGCTGAAACATGGGCCGGAACTGAAGAACACCCCACTGGAGTGACTTAAAAGCTGGCAGTGTGTGGCTACGCCTTTTAGAGGCGGAGGTCAAGGTGTAGAGGCAAGCACGTGAACGCGACACGTAGCATGCGGGTTCGAATCCCGTCTTCAGTACGATTTTGTTAGGTCAACGAAAAGGAACAGCATGCTGAAAAGAATGGTTACGGGGGCACATACCACCCTCTTGATGGCGAAGGAGTGGCTCCTCACTAACGTGTCAGAAGGAGCCAAGTGCCCTTGCTGTGGACAGAACGCCAAGGTGTACCGGCGCAAGCTACATGCCACCATTGCCAAGGCCTTGATCCAGCTGCATCACGCAGGAGGGTCTGAGGACTATCAGCACACCCCCTCGCTTCCCGGAGACACTCACGAGATCTCCCAAGCCAGCTGGTGGGGACTGATCGAAGAAGAGAACTACAGCGTGAGACCAGACGGAGGCCGTGCAGGCTTCTGGAAGCTCACTGAGGAGGGAAACCGCTTCGTCCTTGGTGTCGGAGCCATCCCGGAATACGCATTCGTCTACAACGGAAACGTAGTCGAGCTTCAGGGCCTAGGTGTCACGATCCACGATTGCCTAGGAACCAAGTTCGACTACCTCGAACTCATCAACTCTTGACAAATTAGATTGCACATGCAATCCTTATAGTACGACGCGGAGTAGAGCAGTTAGGCAGCTCGCTAGGCTCATATCCTAGAGGTCGTGGGTTCAAATCCCACCTCCGCAACGAAACCTGAAAATGGAGTTGACAACCGTCAGCTCACGCAACTAAGGTCTGTTACATGAACACGTTCTCACACCTCCTGCCGGAAGATTACTTCGGCTAGAGGTAGCACGCGCTCAAACGCAGCAGACCTCCTAGCCACCGGGCAAGGAGGTTTTTTCATTGCACCTTGATAATTACACAGTGAATGCAACAACATACGGGTATAGCCCAGCTTGGTAAGGCGCTTGGTTTGGGACCAAGAGATCGCAGGTTCGAATCCTGCTATCCGTACAAGTTTTCAGAAATGAGAACAGACAGGATCCTTGTGGTCCTGTCACATGGTGGGCATAGCTCAGTAGGCAGAGCGCTGGCTTGTGGAGCCGGATGTCGCGGGTTCGATCCCCGTTGTTCACCCCAACTTCCGATACCGCTGAGGCACAATCAGAAAAGGACGGCGTGGATGCCAGACTCCATGGCAAGAAGAAACTGGCTTTGACCCTATAGCTCAATTGGTAGAGCAGTGCGTTGTCTGCGCGAAGGTTGCCGGTTCAAATCCGACTAGGGCCGCTATGGAGCTATCCAGTCCCAGTGCATGGGAGAAAATAGTTGAGGGAGTGGACGTGCCGAGTAGCTGGCCGCTAAACCAGCGAAGGGGGTAGCCCCCACAAGGGTCCCATCGAGGATGCACCACAGAAACTTCCAATATGGCCTGCTAGCACAATTGGCAGTTGCATCAGCTTCTCAAGCTGGAGGTTACGGGTTCAAGTCCCGTGCAGGTCACGGCAGGTAGAGGGTGAGTGAGAAGGGTGTCAGGCCTTCCAGCCGCGTTATTGGCGGTCTCTACCTATGGCGCGTTAGAATAACGGCAGTTCTGGAGCTTTTCAGGTTCTACGGTGCGGGTTCGAATCCCGTGCGCGCTACGGAAGCCATCCAAATATGGTCGTAAGCGGGCCGCGTAAGTGTCCGCACCAAGGCAGGACTCACCTATTGGCGCAGGGTAGCTGGTTGTAACCCAGTGGTCTTCGACTGTGGGGGTTCAAATCCCTCTCCTGTCACGAACGTCTTTGACGTTCTAGCACACCGGTATATACGCTGAGTCAGAGGAGGCGTTCCATGTCGGTGTGCTATATGCCCTCCAAGCTCATGTGGAAGAGCGTCCCGTTGAAGCCGGGAAGGCTGAGAGTTCGATCCTCTCGGTGGGCACAAGATGAGATAGCTACTCATCGGGATTGATCGAGCGGACGTAGGTTGGTTCGCACTATTAAAAAGCTGAAGTGGCAGAGGCGGCGTTTAGTACCCTTGGTAGCCCGAGGGGAAACGCGCTGGTGTGTAGGTTCGAATCCTCCCGGCCTTCTGAAGCTCGATCAATCCACATGTCTTTCTAGCCCAACTGGTAGAGGCGTTGGATTTAGGATCCAAAGGTTCTCGGTTCGAATCCGAGGAGAGACACAAAGGTGGCAGTGCTCCTCCAAGGGCATGCCACCTCAGGGGTAGGAATGGACCACCTACCCCAGCATAAGCTCGTCTGGTGAAATGGCAGACACGCAGCCTTGAGGTGGCTGTGAGGGGTAACCCTCGTCCCGGTTCAAGTCCGGGGATGAGCACTCGATGTATGGAGTAATCAGGTAGACCAAAGACAGCACCGGAGGATGTCGAGCGCGCGTTCGTATCCCGGAGAGCATCAGCGGCAGCTCGCCAGCCTAGAGTGTTGGAAGTGGCGTTCGAATCGTCTGCATCGTCCAATCAAAGAAGAATTTCGGGATGCACTTGCGTCTCGATTGAAAGTAGTAGTAGGGTCAACGCATGAGAAAAAACCAGTCCAAGCAAGTAATGGGATCGGCCATTGTGGCCAATCGCAGTACTTCAGGGCTGTCCTAACTCAGCAGATTTTCGAATCTCGCTAATGCGGCCCTAGACCTAACAGTCTGGGGCTTTTCTAATTCCACAGAGAAAAACACAAGGATGAATAACCCGAGCTTCGGCCTATCGGGCGCTGTCTTGAAAACAGTTGGGGGTAATACCCGTGTGGGTTCGAGACCTACTTCATCCGCCATGGAGAGCTTACCGGGCAGGCGCACCGGCACCGATTGCTAATCGGTTGGCACCGCAAGGTGAGGGGATCATGCCCTCAGTTCTCCGCCAAGTTAGATAAGGTATTCTTACTGCATGAGTAGACCCAGAGATAAAAGCTCCCAAGAGTACCGAGATTACATGGCAGCGTACATGCGAGGCCGGTATCAAAAGAACGTCATGGTGGTTCGGGAGTACAAGGTGTCTCAGGGGTGTGCGGATTGCAGGTACTCAGCCCATCACGCCGGATTAGAGTTTGACCACAGGGTGAACCGTGATAGCGATCCCGCTACTACAGTGGCAGCTCTCATGGGTAAGTCCATAAACCGGATCATGGCTGAGATTGCAAAATGTGACGTAGTTTGTGGTACCTGTCATCGAATTAGAACATTCGAGAGGATGCAGTTACCGGAGAACATAGCAAAATATCGGGGCTTGAAGCATTAGTGGTGATGCTCTCGACTCTTAATCAAGAGAACGTGGTTCGACTCCACGCAGGCCCACAGATCCAGCCTCATACAGGGAGCTGGGATTGAGAGGCTGTATCCTCTCTTCGGGATGGTCAGGCGCACCCGCTAAATGCGCTCACGGAGTACTGGTGTAGCGGTAACACGTCTGTCTTCCAAACAGACATCGCGGGTTCGATCCCCGCGTACTCCTCGGAAGGACGCAGTTAGTCACCAGCGTTCGGCTCAGACATCACGAACAACTTGAGTCCGTCTGGCTCCCTCGGAAGGAGCGCCTTTGCAAGGGCATCCGGTGCACTTTTTCTCGCAGCCTCTCGTAGGCAGCGCAGATGTGAAGCCCCCTGACCGAACAACTTGTCGGAGTTGCAGGGGGTGGACTTTCCTTCGCCCGCTGTGGCATGGGTCTGGATACCGAAAGGCCAGAGCGAGCTGAGCGCACGATATCTCACGATCTCCTCAGCACATGCCTTTGTAGCTCAGTTTGGCCAGAGCAACGCTCTTGTAAAGCGACGGTCGGGGGTTCGAATCCCTCCAGAGGCCCGATGTTATCTCGAACAGTCCAACAGGAAAAGAGAGATCTCTCAGGAATGAGACGGACTTGCCCTCCGACAGCGCAAAGGGCCTCCAAAACCACGGGTATGAGATTCCAGAGTTTGCTACTGTTGGTCCCATGACAGTTCTGGAAAGCCGGGTAGTTGCTTGCACACCATACGGCAGGGTGGCGACTGCATCCATCCTTTTCTCTTACCTCCAAAGGGACCACGAAAGAGGAGTCTTGGATGAGTGGCAGCTTTGGATGAACACCGACCCGGATCAGGTCTCGGATGTCTCCTACGCCGACAAGCTGGCAGCTGAGCATGACTGGATCACACAGAAGTACGCGCCAGCCACCCGGAATCTCAACCACAAGAAGCAGTACAACACAAGAGTTTTCTTCGAGAACTGTGTGGAGCCGAACACGGTTTACGTCCGATTTGATGACGACATCGTTTACATCCACGAGGACGCCCTTGCTACTTTGGTGAAGTCGAAGCTCTCCAGCTCAGCCTTCGTGACCTTCCCCATCATCTGGAACAACGCTATATCCACGTGGTACCTCCAGATGCAAGGTTGTGTGCCCCGCGAGTGGGGAGAAGTGCAGCCGTACTGCATGGACCCAATTGGCTGGGCAGACGGACCATTCGCGGAAAAGATGCACAACCTTCTCCTAGACCATGTGGAAGCCGGAACAGTCAGCAAGCTGTTTCTTTATCACGACGTGCAGCTCCCACTAGGGCAGCAGTTTAGCGTGAGCTGTTTCGCCAGCCTCTCCGAGGAGTATCACAACCACTGCACTCCTCCCGGCTACATCGAACACACTGACGATGAGGCGTGGCACTCCATCGAGATGCCAACGCGACTGAACCGGCCTACTGCCATCGCCGGGAACGCGCTGGTCAGTCATTACACGTTCTACCCGCAACGGGACCACATCCAGAAGACAGACATTCTAGATCGGTACCGTGCGGCGGCGGAGAAACTCTCTCCTGCCTAATGCTTCTCTAGCTCAGCGGCAGAGCAATGTCTTTACACGGCACCGGTCAGAGGTTCGAGTCCTCTGAGAAGCACAAGGTCAACGGATCCAGCCTCAAGACCTTTCAAAAATGAAAAGCTGGCACGCGATCCTCTGTAATGAGGTCACTGTCGGAGTGCGTAAATCTCCGGATCACCTCTTCAGTGTCTCGAAGCTCTGGAGAAGACAAAGGGCAAGTGGGTGTCCTACCGGTGGGGAATGTCGTACTCCCCATAGGTGAAACGACGAAGCACTAAGGTCCTGAGTACGCAGGACAGCTTCCATCTCACGTAATCCCTGTTAGCTCAGAGGCAGAGCGTTCGGCTGTTAACCGATTGGTCCTTGGTTCGAATCCAAGATGGGGAGCGAGTAGACGGAGCTGGAGAGGAACCGCGGCATGGCCATGACGTGGGGATCCAAAGGCTTCAGAAGCTGGACGAGTGGGAGTAATTGCCCCACGGGATAGACGTTGTAGCTCAGGTAGGCAGAGCTTCCTCATGAGGTGGTCGCTGGTTCGAATCCAGCCAACGTTACGACGAGGGTTTTTCAATTTTACTCGGAGTGGAGGAAAAATTGACGACGATGTGCCTGAGGTAATTGGCGGGCACATCACATGCCTTTCTAGCTCAGCGGAAGAGCATCTCACTACGGATGAGAGGGCCGGGGGTTCGAATCCCTCGAAGGGCACGGTTAGAGTATCTGGGTTCGAGTCCCAGCCGATTTGATCGGTAGCTCAATGGCAGAGCGCTAACAACCCCGGAACGGACTGTTCGATTCAGGAGTGCTGTTGGATCAGCGCCGGGTCTGCCTTTCTAGCTCAACGGAAGAGCGCCGGTCTTCGGAACCGTATGTTGGGGGTTCGAATCCCTCGAAGGGCACGGTAAGACGTGGGGACAAACATCAATCATCCCTGCGAAGACGGTCGGTACTAATACTCACGTCTTGCTATATTCCCCGCTGGTGTAACGGCAGCACAACTGGTTCTGAGCCAGTTTGTCGAGGTTCGAATCCTTGGTGGGGAGCTAGAGTCCACGGGCAGCGCACACGGCTGGCTAGCCCTATCCAAGACCGGCCTAACAGGTAGTGGACTCTTCAATCCGGGGTGGTGTAATGGCAGCACGCTGATCTTTGGAATCAGGTGGCGTTGGTTCGACCCCAGCCCCCGGAGCGCTAGGGCCTTTAGCTCAGAAGCAGAGCATCCGCCTTTTAAGCGGAGGGTCGAGGTGGCAGAATCCTCAAGGCCTACAAAGAAGAAATGAGCTACACTGGGCACAGGTTCGGACGCAGGCTCAAATCTGGTTCGCAGACCTCCTCAAGTTCAATTCAACTATTGCCGAGGAGGCAACTATGTCCATATCCAAAGTCACCGCCCGTTTCTACGTCCGTGAAGTCAAGCGTTTCGCTGCATCGGTCTCTCAGGCTCACGCTAGTGGTTGGGCGAATCCAGCCCCCCGCATCGAAGTAGTCATGTCTCCTGTATCAGGAGCTAAAGGGCCTCAGAACGAGGCGTGGTCATCCGCCACCCCATCGGGAGAGGTCAAACTCACCGTAGGGAACCCTGAAGCAGCCGCTTGGTTCGACTCTATGCTGGGAAAGGATGTGGCTATCACATTCGAGGAACGTCCAGAGGATGAGACCTAAACAAGAATTTGGCGGAATGGCCGAGAGTCTAGGCAGGGGCCTGCAAAGCTTCTTACCCCGGTTAGATTCCGGGTTCCGTCTCCACTTCCCTTCGTAGCTCAGAGGAAGAGCAGGAGCCTTCTAATCTCTTGGCCACTGGTTCGAATCCAGTCGAGGGGACAATACCGGCGCGGCGGATCCGCGACAAAGCTTCATAGCTCAGTCTGGTAGAGCGTCTCCCTGATAAGGAGGAAGTCACAGGTTCAAATCCTGTTGAGGCTACGCATGATCGAGGGTCTATAGCTCCAACTGGTAGAGCGCGTGCTTTGCAAGCACATGGTTCAGGGTTCGAGTCCCTGTGGATCCACAAAGAAGAATTGCGGGCACGACTGCCTGAGGGAGAAGGTCCCTCACTCGAAGCTCATCGAGGCAGTGAAACGAGCACGAGGGTGACGCTCGCATCGACGGGTGCGAGCCTCCCTCACTTCCCTCGGTAGCCAAGCTGGTAAGGCCCCTTGCTCATAACAAGGTGACGCGGTGGTTCGAGTCCACCCTGAGGGACAGTAGTCGTATAGACTGACCACGCGGCCCGGTGGGGGCGCTTTGGGTCGCTGGGCTGGTCAAACCGTATTCTCGGAAGGCCAGCCCTTTTCTACGCCCGGAGATAGGCGTACAACAGATCATGACCACCAAAGAGCCGATCACCTCCCACCTGCGTGAGCAGCTGAAGAAAAGTCTCCCCAAAGCCGGACACAGCCGCTGGTGGGAGGTGAAGCACAATCCCAAGAGTCGCGCCAAGCCCATCACCCTTAGGCTGATGGAGAGCTACAAGCCCGGTAGCTCTGCCTTGTCCAGTGTCATCGGGTTCGAGTACACCATTGCTAACGTCAAGGCCCTCGTGGAGACCGCTGACCTGATCCTCGTGCGAGCCGGGGACTTCGACCAACTGGTGGGCAGCTACCAGTTAGAGCCATGAAGCCCAAGATAGAAGCCACGCGGAAGTACCTACCCCGGCATGGAGACGGGGGCGAGTCGATCCTTGTGACATTCTCAGATCGAGAAACGTATCCGGACACTGTGGAACTCCCAGATGGTCCCTACGATTTCGATGTGGCAGGCACGGATGAGATCCAGCTATTCCTCCACAACAACAGAGAAAGCTAGTAGCTCAGAGGTTGCAATTGCAATCTAAAGTTGCTAGACTCAAAGTGTAAGGTCAACCAGTCACAGAGGAGACACCATGCCAAACCCCACAGAAGCTTCAGCTCGATTCGCCGCTAGCTTGCAGTCAGTCGATGACGCTCGATACGCCAACGAGAAGTACATCAAGGCCCCCAAGTTCATCGTTCAGGCCGGAAACGTCTACGACAAGATCATGGAACAGGGCGAGTCAGAGTTCTCCTTCTCGGTTCACGCCTTCGTAGTCCGTGCCACGGGTGATCTGGTCAAGGCAGCCTCATGGAAGGCTCCCCAGAAGAGCAAAACCCACCCCAGTGGTTTGGCCGTTCGGTTCAACATCTCGGATCCCGCAGGGTTCGCTGAGGCCGTTGATGCTTACCGCACACGCCGGTTCGGCTACCTGTACGCCAACAACTAGGACTAGCCCCTCGAAAGAGGGGTTTTTCTTTGCCTTCTGTGGATTGCAAATGCAGTCCACGTGATGTAGACTCAAGACGTAAGGTCAACCAGAGGAGACACCATGAACAAGAAACAGATGAACGAACAGATCGCCACAGCACAAGCACAGCTCGCAGCAGCTCGTGCTATTCAAGTCTTCTTTGCGGAGAACTTCACCGACATGGACAACACGTCACCAGAGTTCGGAGTCATTGCAGATGCGTGGAATGCCACTCATGACATGATTGGCGCTCTCGAAGGCGTGGAGCATCGGATCCAGCAGGGTCACCGCTTTGACCTGATCGTGGCCAGTGGACAAGAAGAGTCCTACCACCTCGCAGCCCAGAACATAGACTAGGGAGACACCATGGCAGCACACGCAGCTACATACACAGAGCACTACTACTCAGGCACCAGCTTTCCCAGCAGTGTCTCTTGGAGGTGCTCATGTGGTAAAAACGGAGTCATTAGCGACGGAAAGCACGCACCCAGTCGAGCGCGTGCCAAGGCCGCATTCAACATCCACAAGAAAGCCGAGAACGCCAAGACCGAAAGGCCCAAGGCAGCCGAAGGCTCAACAGCTCTTCGCTACATGCAGGAGCAGGTAGTGGCAGGACGAAATCGTGGCAACCTTGGGTACGTCACCAACGTGGGTGAGCTAAAGAAGATTTTGAACGAGTTGTCGAACCACACCAGCGTGGGTATCGTCAGCACGGGGGTCCCATCCTATGGGCTTCTCTCATACGACATCAAGGTTGGGTTCTCTCTAAGTCCTAAGCACCTCGACGCAGCAAAGAAAGGCTAGCCGTGGCAGACACAATGGAGATCATCGAGACCGAGAGGGTCTTGAAGCACACCGACGATGGCGACCATGATCGCTTCCAGCACTATTTCCTCAAGAAGGACATCGAGGCCAACATCTTCGACGGCAGGCCAATGACCGCGCTATGTGGCAAGGTAGTCCCACAACAGGTGGATCCTCAAGGCCGCACAGTGTGTTCGACGTGCACCGAGCTGATGGAGTCCCTAGTGGGATCCAACCTCCCTGAAGGAGAGCGCGACTAGCCCGCTCAGAGGTTGCAATTGCAATCTAAAGTTGCTAGACTCAATATGTAAGGTCAGTTAGCTAGTGAAGGAGTCACCATGAACGGATACGTTGCTTTTGTTGAAGGAGTTCGCCACGAGGTCTACGCAGACACTACATATGCAGCCCAGCAGGCAGCCCGCGCTCTGTACACAGGCCGGAAGAAGCATCCACAGGTCCACGTGACCTTGTGCGAGTTGGGCGGACAGCCCGTAGTTCAGGTGGCAACCTAGCCACAAACAAGAAATTTGACAGATTGGTCGTGAGAGCGATGGAACAGACATTGGAGAGTTTGGCCCAAGTAACAACTGATGCGTGGGAGGCCGCAATGGCCGCGGAGCCGGGAGAGGCTTCGACTGGACTGTGGCAGCAATACACAGACGCTCAGAACGCTTACAACGGGGCACGGAGCGCAGGCATGGCCCAGTGGCGGGCAGATGAGGCAGCTGGACAGCACATCTAGGTTGCAATTGCAATCTAAAGTTGCTAGACTCAAAACGTAAGGTCAACTAGAGGAGACACCATGGACGCACTGAACATCCCCACCGGTTACACATTGCAGGTAGAGCAGACAGCTCCCGGATACTACCGGTTCGAGCTGGGACGCACACCAGAGAATGGCCAATTCTTTGGCGAGGTAGCCTACTGGGACGCAGCGGATGGAACCAACGACATCATGCACGGCGAGACCGGAACTCAGGAGCAAGTCATTGCGACACTGATTGCTTTCACCGTTCCCACGGTGCAGGCATGACCACAACAACTCAGGGAGAGATCTCCCAGATCAAACGCCGACTGAATACCCGTGACGGAAATCCCCGCTGGATCGTCTCACTGGTCGATGGCCGTGTCTTCAACACCAGAGCGGACAGTACCATCGGATTCTCTCTGGTGTCCACAGAGAACGCCAAAGACCCCGCCACCCTCCACATTCTCAATGGGGAGATCCTCGACATAACCCAATTCACCACCAAGGAGACACCCAATGTCTGAGACATCCGTACCCCAGCTGAGAGGCTTCTATGTCAACTACGCTCACTTAGTGGACGGACAGCTTCGGCACCCAGAGGTGCGACAACAAGAATTTGACGAGGCTATCGCTCAGCACGATGCCGAGAATGCTCCCGTGGTGCAATCCACTGATGAGATCCGAGACGAGCAGTTTCGAGAAATACATAGGCTCGGTCAACGCCGCGATACTCTGCTCATGGTCCGAAACTCTCTCCCTGAGATGTCAAGAAGGGCCTATTCGGAGGTCCACATAGAGTTGAGGGTCATCACGGAAGAGCTGACTGAGATCCTGAACGCTCTTTAGGTTGCAATTGACCTCTCTGTGACGTAGACTCAAAATGTAAGGTCAGCTACTGAAGGAGACACCATGACACAGACATCAAGCCCCACCCGGTACGTCACACTGAACGAGACCAACCAGTTGATCCGTTTGACGCTGAAGAACGCATTCCCCAGTGTCAGGTTCTCGGTCCGAGGCAGCAAGTACTCAGGCGGAGCCAGCACTCAGGTGAGCTGGACAGACGGCCCCAGTGATGCCGCAGTACGCGAGATCACCCGCCAGTTCGAAGGCAAGAGCTTCGATGGCATGACCGACATGGCCTCATCCAATTTCCTCACGGAGTCGGATGGCAGCCGAATTCACTACGGCAGCGACTACGTGTTCACGGGACGCACCACCAGCCCCGCACGCCAAGCAGAGATCGAAGAGCTGATTGCCTCATGGGGATTCCCCGTAGAGGACGGACGCCGAGGTAGTTTCCCCACTCCCATCGAGCTGCACGTGATGCGCCAGAACACCGAGGGGTTTCACCAGAGCTTCTACGAGATGACAGACACCAACGAGTTGGTTGGAGCTATCTCAGAGATGCAGGCACGATCTGCCGAATAGGTATTGCAATTGCAATCCATACCAGTTATACTGAAAATGTACCAAGAAGGATCGAGATACCGGACTCGAAGATTTCCGGGATGAAAAGGGTCCTCCGAGATTGAAGCTCTCATTCTCTCGGAGGATTCACCATATAGGTCACCAGAGGAGACACCATGATGAGCACCACTGAATCTTGGAAACTAGTGTGGTTCCCGCCGAACATCGCCCAGAAGTCGAAAACGTTCAATTCGATGGAAGCCGTTGAAAGCTACCTGAGGAGTCAGGCCGAAGACTACGAGGCCCCCTACCCCGCGGGAGATTGGAACCCGATTTTGACTCACATACTGACATCAGTGATCGAGACGACAGCGATAGTGCCAATCGTGTGCCGTCAACACGCGACACGAGAAGAAAAAATGCGGGGGCAGGACTACCGTGCAGGACAACGAGCTGAGAGGAAAGCCAATGACTAAGAAGAAGGCCAAGAGCCGATACACTCTCAGCGGCCCGTGCAGCAATTGCCCATTCCGCAACGACAAGAAGTTCGAGCTACGCCCAGAGCGCGTGATCGAGATCGCTGAAGATCTCTTGAACGGAGTGGACTTCTTCTGCCACAAGACTGTGGACTACTCGGGAGAAGAGGCAGCAGTGGCAGCTAAGACCCGTGCATGTGGCGGAGCTATTGCCACACTGGCCAAGTCAGGCCGTAGCACCCAGATGGAGCGCATCAGTGGGCGCTTGGGGCTTCCCATAGCCACGCCAGACCCCGACGCCTCCGTCTATTCATCTATTGAGAAATGGGTCGAGGGCATGAACGGGACCCCATCAGCCACGGCCACCATCTTGGGCACAGTCGAGATCGCAGACTACGAGCACTGTGGTGTGGTTGCAGGAGACTGTGAGGACCCGGCAGGGTACGGAGGGGGCGGAGGCGTGAGAGGCAACCTAGAGACGCCGACGTGCAACCCTTTCACGGATTCTTGTGAACACTGCGGATATCTCATGTGCACCGCGTGCCGAGCCACCGACACCTCATGCGTCACATGTGAAGAGGACTAATGATCGGACGCGGATGCACCCCAGAGTGCTGGACACCACAAGACTGCCCGGATCATCCCGGCCACTCGATGAAGCCGGTCGGTAGGGACGCAGCGGAGCACCACCCGTGTTGTGACAACGAGCGGGACCCAAACAAGAATTCGAGACATCTGTGGAGCATCCACGACAGCACTCGCTATTACACAGATCCCGAGGGATGGAACAAGCACGAGCGAGAGTGCAGACAGTGCAGCGGAGACGATGACTGACCGTGGACCGATGCCGAGCTACGCACAAGACGTGGCCAGCTATCCCAGTTTGGAATACGACCTCGCGTTCATGGACTGGATCATCTGGCACGTGTGGATGTGGAAGGACAGCTACTACAACGACGATGATAAAAGTGTCGTTGACGACGCCACCTATGACCTGTGGTGGTCCAATCTCCTCAGTCTTGAGAAGAAGCATCCCGAGCACGTCAAGAGTGACAGTCCCACGCACGAGGTAGGCACAGCACCAGCAACTAAGCCCAGCGTGCACGAGGCCCCTAAGCTCACCATGGCTCAGCTCAAGGAGCGGTTGCAATTGACATCCTAACCAGCTAGACTGAGAACGTAAGGTCAGCTAGCAACAGAGGAGACACCATGGCACAGACAGCACGGGAAACATTACGGGACACGTTCGCAGCAGTAGCAGCGGAGACTCAACAGACCCGCACAGTTCGGTTAGTCAATCGGGCAGTCGCTAAGGGGCAGAACCGGGCAGAGGCAACAGCATTGTTGACTCAAGGCTTGGAAGCTCACAGCGGTTGGAACTTGGTCACCTTCTTGACCTACAACAACTTCGCCACTGAAACTCAAGCAGTCAACTACGTCACCGATTACCACGGATTCTCGTAGTCCGAACAGCTCCAGACCTCAGGCCATCACATATCGTGATGGCCGTTGTTTTACGAAATAGGCCACCGAGCACTATCTCATATCACGAAATAGCCATAGGTGAGCAGGATACAAATACGTGTAGTGTGGTGATTACATTCAGCACCACCGGACGAACGGGAACACATGCTAATCAGCGTCACAATGGCTCTAGAGAGCCTCAAGGAGCAGGTAGGCGCTCTCAATGCAGCAGAGCAGGCAGTAGAGCGGGAGAGAGCCATACGGGACAACCTCATCCGAGATGCCCTACAGGCCAAGGTCAGCTACAAAGCCCTAGTGCGGATCACGAGACTCTCAAGAGATCGCCTGTACACCATTGCCAATAACCCACGCAGGAGCGTATAAGACACCATGGACCCAATACTCTTTACCGCCAGTGCGGCCACCGCAGCTGGATTCATCGTTGGTGTGCTCACCACACTCATCTACTCAGGAGCCATCAAGCTCAAGCCAAAGTACCCCCGGACGGTGCACTACACCCCAGAGCAAATGGCCACGGCCAAGGAGCAAGCAAACAAGGCACTCCAGAACCTCAAAGCATCCCACCCAGACCTAAAGCCGGAGGAGTATCTCGTAGACCCAGAGACAGTCAAGAGGATCGCCACTGAGTCATTCCGCAAGCGCGTCGCTGAGGACCAGAAGGCACGAGAGGCACGCGGGCCGAGGACTGAGACGTTCACTCGCTTGGGGTACACCGTCACACGCACACCGGGGGATGCAGAGAACCATGCAGCACTACTCGACAAGGCACATGCACTGTTCTTGAAACAGCAGCCGGAGCGCACCACCATCGAGGAGCCATCAGAGAAATTCTTGATGGACCAGACCGAGGGACGCATCCGCAAGGTGAGCATCCCACTCACTGATGTAGACCCAGAGGTGATCGCTATTATCAATGGAAGCACCGGACAGTTCGAAGGAGCCGAGCCAACCGTCATCGAAGAGGATGGACACCTCACCCCAGAGGATCGCCAAGGCCTACGGAAACATGGCGTCGCACTCCACTACGGGGCAGGCACCGAGATGCTACGCAAAGCACTAGGGCATGACACCGCAGAGGATTTAGAGGAGGCCGCAACCCGTATGCAGAAACACATTGACTCACGCAGCAAGGAGACCCCCAGTGACGATCACTACGGAGTGGACTATGGGACGTCAGCAGTCAGTGCAGCCCAGATCACCGTCGTAGACAACATCAACGAGATCATGTCCATGGGACGACTAGGGCCACGGCATGCCAAGCCCCGCACAGAGACCCGCAGCTACCCATTGCACGAGCAGGTAAGAGACCGCGCTATCCTCCGAGGCCGAGGCAACCGAAAGGGAAAGCACATTGCTTAGTCACGTCAGTATCAGGAACTACCAATCACTGAAGAAGGTAGACCTAGAGCTATTGGGACTCACCGTGATCGTGGGACCGAGCAGCAGCGGCAAGAGTGCACTCACACGAGCGCTGAAGACCCTCACAGGCAACACCAGAGGATCAGCGTTCATCACCCATGGTGAGAAGCTCATGACCGTACAGGCGCAGGTAGACCGAGGCAGCGTAACTCTCAAGCGTGGCAAGGGCACTGAAGACAACGAGTACGTGATCATCCCAGACGATCCCAACGTGGACCAAAGGACTTTCACGAAACTCGGTGGATCCGTGCCAGAGGAGGTATCGGCGTTCATTGGTATCGAGCCAAAGGATCCGATCAACTACGCAGGCCAGTTCGATGCACCATACCTACTGAACGATTCAGGTGGAGAGGTGGCCCGCGTATTGGGAGCACTCACCAACGTCAACGTTCTATTCGAAGGTGCACGGGAATCCAACCGACGCAAGCTGAACTACTCAGGCCAGCTCAAGACACGGGCGGAGGACCTCGCAACCATCAGGGAGAAAGCTAAGAGCTACGCACCACTGAAGGCCCAGCTCGCAGCAGTGGGACGGGCAGAAGAGTCTCTCATCGAAGCCCGCAGTGCCAAGAAGGACATCGACCAGCTCAGCCGGTACATCGAGACGGTAGACATGGCGGACACTGTGGTGGCCAACCTAGAGAAGAATTTGAAAATACCCGTACCGGATGCAGCCCCGATCACCGCAGCAGCCGACGCACTGGCAGCGTACAAAGCAGTGATCGCTCGCATCCGTACCCAGAGCAATGCAGCAAAGGACGCATCAGTGCAGGTCACTGAACTCTCCGCAGAGCAGGCAGAGCTACAAGATCAGTACACCGAGCTACTCATCGAGGCAGGCAACTGCCCTACGTGTGGCCAAGGCACTACCGAGCTAGAGCACGGGCACGCAGCGTGAGAGGGAAGGTGCAGCTATCGCAGCAACAGCTAACCCAGACGATAGCCACGATCCAGTCCAAGAGGACGCAGGCCGTGCGCCGGGAACTGTGGAGGCTAGCCGAGAAGTATGACGAGAAGATTGCCCAGCTGGAGGCACAGCTCATTGAATGACAAGACCCTCATCGAGTTTCTCGAAAGCCAAGGCACCTCAGAGGCCCTCGCACGAGTGGACATGCTCAGGGAACTGGACAGGATCGCAACCGGGGCGGAACCCAAAGGCAACTATGCCCAGCGCAAACTAGCCGAGCTACGCGCAGAGACGGTCAGGCGAACCACTGCCCAGATGGAGCCAAAGGCGTATAAGACACCATGACACCGCAGCAGATCGCAAACAAGAATTTGGAAACGAGTAGACCATGCCCATCCCAGACAAGAAGCTCAAAGCCTTCATCACTGATGCCGTGCGCCAAGGCCTACGGGAACAGCGCGCTGAGGACTTGCAGAACAAATTCACGCATATCGGTGACCTAGTGCAGCCCGCGACAGGTATCAACGTGGCACCCGAAGTGTGGAATGAGAACAACACAGCTGTCAGACTTACCCGTGACCTCATTCAAGAGATCCTCGACACCGAGCGCAAGCTTCAAGCGGAGGTATTGGAACTGAACGAGGACTATTACGCCCAGATGCAGGACGAGGACTACCGGGCAGCTAATCAAACGACCGCGGACGCTCAGAAGGTCACAGCCCGTATCGAGAGGATCTACCTCGATCACCCGGCGATATTCCCAGCAGATATGGCGACGCCCTCATGGACGATCTCGATACGAGCAAAGGCACTCCAGAAACTCATCGACGCCGAGAATGAGTTGGACCGCATCATGGGTCACGCGGACACGATCCAGATCGCCACAGCTCATGAGGCCGTAGGGGAAGCCAAGCAAGCACTACGGGAATCGCTCAGTGCCCCTCAGAAGGCCGTAGAGCTAGTTACCCCTAGCCGAACCCACAAGAGCAGTGAAAGGGTCCACATAGCCGCACAGGCGGCAGCACAGCGCATATTGGGCAGCACACCGACAAAGAAACAACGCATCACCGTGCCAATTGCCATCGCAGGCTCAGGTACCCGAGCAGGAAAAGACACCGTGGCCAACATGATCGAACGCCGAGGCCCTTATGTGAAATTCAATGTCTCGGATGCCCTGAACAAATTCTTGATTCAACAGAACTCTTACGTGCAGGTGCCTGCGGGAATGGTCCCAGAGGGCACAGCTCAGTACATGAGATATGCGGATGTCATTGAGGCAATCGGATATGAAGACGCCAAGGATATTCCCGATGTGAGGCGACTACTACGCACCTCGGGAACCGACGCAGCACGAGGCACATTCGGGATGGGCATATGGAACATCCCCGTAGCAGAGAAACTCACTCAGATCGCCGCCGAGGGGCACTCAGGCATAGTTGCAGGTGTGCGGTACCACGAGGACTGGGAACCCGTGAAGGCCGCGGGCGGTGTGCTCATCTACGTGCAGCGAGACAATGACGGGAAAGATGTCACCGACCACAGCAGTGAGAACAGCATCAGTCAAGACGATGCCGACTACGTGATCTTCAACAGCAGCAACCTGAAGAATCTGGAGGTACTAGTCAGGCAGGTAGTCAACAGGATCGAGTACAAGGCACGACTGGCAGCCGATGCCGAGATCCGCGCAGCTCAGTCAGGCACACCCTACGATCACTAATTGACAGGCTGTAGTCGATGACTGTACGATGTCCATCGTGTAGTCAAAGACACAAAGACGCATATCTGTATTATCTGGATATGCGTCTTTTCTTGTCTCTAGAGGTTGCAATTGACATCTAAAGTTGTTAGACTAAAGACGTAAGGTCAGCCAGCGAGAGGAGACAGAAGGACAGGGCCGGGAATCACGGCGAATGAACCGATAGGGGTTGTACCACCCGCGCGCTCATATCGCCACTATTTTATGGCAGCCTTCTACTCTCACCCCTCCCTCGGCCTCTGCCGTCTCGGTTTACCCTATATTCTTATTATAGATGTCAATTGCAACCATGTCTAGCTTTTTGCGCATATTGGTGTAACCTTTTTTCCATGACTCGTGGCCGACCTCGTAATGCACCAATACTCGGAACCACTCGCTTGGAGGCGCTGGATCGCAGCACTGGCGAGCTGCACGAGGTTCTGGTGTCCCCAGAGGACCTAGAATTCGCATCCCAATTCACCCTCAGGGTTGTGAGGCAGGGCGATTACATCGCGGTAGTCACGCACCTACCCACGACGTACGCACTCAGTCGAGGCCTACGGGTTGGGAGCACGTACGCGCTGGCAAGCCTGATTCTTGTTTCGGGCACCTCAGTGGATCACGTCAACCGGAACACGCTCGACAATCGCCGGGAGAACCTACGCTCCGCAACCGCAGGGGAGCAGTCCCGCAACCGATACAGCATCAATGCGACCTCAGGATTCAAGGGTGTCCGGTGGAGAAAGGACAAGGCACGCTGGCAGGCCCGTGTGAAGCTCAACGGCAGGCAGGTCTACAGCAGCATGCACCGAGAGGTGGCAGACGCCGCGCGAGCCTATGACGAGGCCGTGAAGCTACACCACGGAGAGTTCGCCCTCACCAATGAGGACCTAGGCCTACTCTCAGTATAGTTGCAATTGCAACCTATGTCAAATGCAATCTTGTGCTAATCTCAAAGAGTCCATACCGACATCGAGGAGACCGATATGAAAGCACGCAGCTTGAGCATCACCATTACCGACACCAACGGGAGAACCCGAAAGGCCCACGCCGACTACGAGGAGCCACTGAGGAAAGAAGATTTAGAGTTCCAGCTCGGTATCCTCGCCCGGACTATCTCACGGGAACCCGATCCTCAGAAGCACGTGTGCACTTTCTGTGACGCCGAGTGGAGCTTCACCCCGCCATGGCACGAACCCACCGCGGAGGCACCGAGGTACTGCCAGCGGCACCGCACACCGAGCAGCCGAGCGGAGCAACCAGTGGAGCAACCGCCAGTGGAGTACACGAAGAAAGGGAAGCCGAAGTGTCCAACGCCTAAGAAGCGTGCATTCCCCAGCGAGTTCTACGCCAGCCGATGGGCACTGAAGTCATCAGGAGGCACCGGGCACGGGATGCGTGTCTACCGCTGCACGTGTGGCAAGTTCCATATTACGAAACAGGTGGGCTAGTTGAGTGAGTCAAATGCAATCTTGTGCTAAGCTCACAGCCCACCAGACACTAGGAGACACCATGGCACCACTCAAGCTCATACGCACGACCCGCTCAACCATGGGATCAGGACAGGCCGAGATCGAGACCTACCTAGACGAGCAGGGTAACGAGTGGACAGCGCTCAGCGGAGGAAAACCTGTGATGACCATGACCACCGAGACAATCGCCCATCTCACAGAGGTATGCACAGCAGCCCGTAAGGCAGGCCGAGAGGCCCGTGGAGAGTAGTGAGTCAAAAGCAATCTTGTGCTATGCTCAAAGAGTAAGGTCAACTACTGAAGGAGACACCATGAAGACACACGTTATGGACATAGGCCCAGAGATCAACCTCGACATTCTTTTCGAGAGTCAACTGACTACCGACAACTCCGTGCATGTACTCGAAGGCACACCAGAGGGTGGCAACAATGACACGGTAGCCCTCAACAGCTTCTCTCGTATCAAGTTGGCCGCTAACCCCAACATGTACCACGGCCACACGCTGCACGACTTCTACAGCTTTGGCGGATGGGATGCAGGGAGCTTCCACCGTACCGAGTACCGAGGCCCTCTAGTCGAAGGCCCGCATGCTTATATGTTCGAACAGGGCACGATGCTCACCGCGCATGCACAGCCCGACGAGATCGCCTACCTCATCGAAGAGGGCACAATCTTGATATTCATGGGCGCACGATTCGTCGTCAATTTCCCGGCAGGCCGACGTGGCAAGTTTCCAGAGCTGACACTGGTTAGCGAGACCGTAGCCGCATAGGTTGCAATTGACATCCTAACCAGCTAGACTCAAAGAGTAAGGTCAACTGAAGGAGACACCATGGCAACGATTCAAGAATTAGAAGCTCAGGTCAATGGAGAGCTGGCCCCACAGGTCGCACAGATCAAGGCCCTATTCCGCGCAGTAGCCGCTAAGCAGCCCGCAGGACTGGAACTGTCCGGTGCAGTACGGGCAGCCACCTCATCGGGATACGTCCGCTGGAGCAGCCGCGCAGGACGCCTGATGTTCACCGACAAGGGAAAGAACTTCCACCGCCAGATGAAGCGATTCGGTTAGGAGTCGATATGAGCCACCTGACACATCCCATCAAGGTCGAAGCCATCGAGATCCATCAGGCCCCAGATAAGCCCACCACGATCCATGCAGTGGGATGCTCTCACGGACGCCGCGCTCACACCGAGGTACGGGCCAGAAAATTCATACCAACCGAGGATGACGGCTACGAAGACGATTGGTACGCCGTGGCCCCTTGTGCCCGGAAAGCCTCATGACATTCCGCAGAGGACAGATTGTGGCCGATACGCAGGGTAACTACTTCCTGTACTCCCACGATCTTCCAGATGGGGAGTGCATCATCGAGTCTGTGGCCACACGCGAGATCTTCCATGCCCCACAGGAGGAACTCTCGCCAACTGACCGAGTTTCTTTCTAGTTGGTATTGCAATTGCAATCTATGTGCTATGCTCAAAGAGTAAAGTCAACTGAAGGAGATCCCATGGCAGACATGACGACAGTGAGTTGCTGGAAATGCAATGGCAGTGGCAACTTCGGATGGGGCACGTGCTGGGGATGCAACGGTACCGGAACGAACACATACACCACAGCAGCGCTGAACCGCCGCCGAGCAGCCGCAGCAGGCCGAAAGAGTGCATCTCTCCGGAAGAGCGAAGAAGCTCAGAACGCACACAACGTGTGGATCATCGAGCAGAGCGAAGACCAGCTGACCGAATGGGTCCGAGAGGTATCGCAGATCGAAGAAGAAGGCACCATCGAGGCATGGGTCCTGAACGAAGAAGGACTGCCTAATGGTGAGAGCCAATCACTGACCATAGAAGAATTTGTACAGCAGATGCGCTCGCAGGCTCGGATCCGCGTAGCCCTCCACAACATCTAGGAGACATCGTGACCACATTCACCCTTGGAGAGGGCGGGAATCACCGCCTGAACAAGTACAGCGGGCAGCAGGTCGAGATCATTGAGGCACGCCCCGAGGGAACCCGAATTCTCGTGCAAGCAGAAGATGGACACACATTCAGTGTGTTCCCAGAAGAACTGACGTAAGGAGACACCATGACGAAGACACCAGACGAAGCCACCGAGTTCATTGCAGGACAGCGCGAGCTGACCGACTGGCAGCTCATCAACAAGATCACATTCACTACAGAGATTCACGAGAGTGCAGTCCTGTACGCCTCGATGCAGGAGTACGCAGCCAGTTTGCGAGACACCCTGAAGGTGCTCGACACCATCCGCGAAGAACGCGGCCTTGCATGGCCAGAAGGGGTACGGAAATGAGCTACCAAGACGGCATTGACCGAGACACCCAGCAGGTCAAAGAAGCCATGGGTTCCCTGTCCGATACGGGCAGGTCCTATGGCAGCGACGCCACGCACTCGCTCCAGCAAGCTCGACAAGTACGGGATCGCACAGAGACCGAGATCCAGCTACGACAGAGCGCCCTCATGAAGGACGCCGAGACGCAGCTAGAGGACGAATTCCAGAAGGCTCTCAATTACATGATCACCACCACGTCACGCCGAGCAGAGGCTCTCGTGGGAGACACAGACCTTGAAATCGAGTTAGCAGACCGATCCTACGAGAAGGCCGATATACGCCTCCAGAGCGCTCTCAGAGGCGTACAGCAGGCAGCATGGACCCGCGGAGTGCTCACCATGGCAGACGTGGCAGCAGCGTCCGGAATCACCAAGCTCCCCAGTAACCCATACCGACTACCACAGAGGACATCATGACGAAATTCATCATCACGGTAAAGGGCGAAGAGATCGACCACACCGACGCCCTGTGGCAAGCGAAGATCGCCGCCAACACCATCATCCTTGGAGGCATAGGCACTCCAGAGAACACCAAGATCCACAAGGTGAAATATGTCATTACCGTGGCAGGCAAAGAGATCTCGCACGCAGGGAACATCGAGCACGCCCAAACCATTGTGAGTGGCATCATCAACGGACGCCTAGGCACCGCGGAGAACACCAAGATCAAGAAAGCCAAGGCCAAGAGGTGCACGTGTGGCCACAAGAAGTCCAACCACGGGGGCAAGAAAAACACCACAACGTGTTTCGGCAGCCCCCCAGAGGAGGACCGCGGACGCCTCATCTTCTGCCCGTGTAAGCGCTACACAGCGCAGGGCAGCCCACCTAAGCTTCCCATGACTCCCACCGATCTATTGTCCAAGGTAGTGCGCCGCCTAGCTACCGCGTGCGCATACGGATCAGGCCAGCAGAGTTTCGTCAATGAGCTACTGGCAGGCACCGCACGTGAGAACATTCAGTACCTAGGGGATGTGTTTTTTGCCTCCTATGGACGCCTCCGTATCTCCAGAAGATCCTTCGCCTCCCTACGCGCCCGCCTGAGATCCGTAGGGTTCACCGTGGAGATCGACCCACAGACCCATCTGGTGACGTTGGACTTCCCAGAGCTGGATGACCTCAAATGAGCGTCACAGAGGACACCGAGCACTACTACTCGAAGCACCCAACAGAGGAGACACGATGATAGGCACGATCAACTACCCACGACGGACCATTGACCAGCTCATCAACTCGCGAGAGCTACCACGCTACACACGAGTTGATGAGCTGCTCCGAGCGTCATGGGAACGAACAGACGCTCGACTTGCAGCCAAGCGCCGAGAGCACGCCCGCAAAGCGTCACGCGCCGCTATCCGCCGACCAATGACAAGACTGTAACCATGGCAATTCTCCATATCTAGATTCCAACATCGACGATTTACTCAGTTAGAAAGAAGAAATTCATGAAGTTGTTTCATCACAGTCGAGGAGTCAAGGTCATCCACGCTGAGTGCCTAGAGATGCTCCGGAAGCTCCCGGACAACTCCATCGACAGCGTAATCACAGACCCTCCGTATGGGCTGAGCAACACGACGCCCAAGCACGTTGTCGAGGCAATGACCGCGTGGATCGGAGGGGACAGAGAGTTCGTTCCCGCCACCTCTGGTGGATTCATGGGCAAGAGCTGGGACAACTTCGTGCCTCCTCCCGCTGTATGGGACGAGGCGCTGCGCGTGCTCAAGCCGGGAGGGCACTTGCTCTGTTTCGCGGGGACTCGAACCATGGGTCTTATGGAGATGAGCATTCGACTTGCGGGGTTCGACATTCGAGACAGCATCGCGTGGATGTATGGTTCCGGTTTCCCCAAGGGGCAGGACATCGGCAAGGTCATTGACAAGGCAGCAGGTGCTACCCGTGAGGTTGTTGGATCGAAGATTGGACAGCCGGGATACTCGTTGGCAGTGAATGCCGATGAAGTCAGAGTTGCCTACGGAGACTTCAATGACTCGGAGAAAGAAGCACAGATCACTGCACCAGCCACCGAGGAGGGCAAACAGTGGACAGGTTGGAACAGCGCTCTCAAGCCTGCGTTCGAGCCGATAATTATGGCCCGCAAGCCTTTCAAAGGTGCACTATTTAAGAATGTGCTGAAGCATGGCACGGGGGCGCTAAACATCGACGACAGTCGCATCAGTGTCTCGGAGAACGATGACATCCACGCCAAGAACCCTTCCACGGTTGGAGGGTTCGGACACGGGGACGCTAGCGTGTATGGAGACAGTGCCGGAGCGCCTGTGTATAACCCGGCTGTTGGGCGTTATCCAGCCAATGTGATCTTGGACGAGTCTCAGGCAGGAGTTCTCGACTCACAATCGGAGGGAGCTTCCAGATTCTTCTACTGCGCCAAGTCACCCAAGTCAGAACGCCCTACGGTGGACGGCAAAGGTCATCCCACGGTCAAGCCACTGGCGCTGATGCGCTATTTGGTCAAGCTCGTCACTCCTCCCGGAGGGATGATCTTGGAGCCTTTCGCGGGGTCAGGAGCCACCGTGGAGGCGGCACTGCTGGAAGGGTTCCGCGTGATTGCCTCCGAGCGCGAGGAGGAGTATCTGCCGTTGATTGTCCAGCGTATTGAAAGAATACCAACATCCAACTAGGAAAGAAGAAATTCATGACCAAGGCAGGACACAACCCAGAAGACTCCGAGTGCATCTATTGGCGGGGGGATCAATCAGGATTCGACCTCAGTGCCATCTGCTACAACTGCGAGTATGCAAAATATGGACCTGTAGCTCCGAAGCGTTGGTGGCAGTTCTGGCTATAAGTGTTGCAAATGCAATCCTTGTGCTATGCTCAGATCATAAGGTCAACTGAAGGAGACACCATGAGTACTACAGACAAAGCCCGCGCCGAGGCCGTAGGGCGCTGGCCCTTGGAGTGGCACTCCACCTCGGATGAGGCATGGGGTCGGCCACCCATTTATGATGATCGCCGTGAGACATTCATCGCGGGTGCTGAGTGGCAAGCATCCCGAAGGGTCGAGGCTGCACCATCCGACACCGACCTACTAACAGAACTGCGCAACATCCGCGCTATCTGGCAGGAGCGCCGGTACGCGAGTTCCCGCACGCCCGTTCAGGCTGGGGATCTGGTGGCGAAAGAGTTGAGTCGCGTTATCGAAACGCTCTCTCGCACCCCTCAGCCGGTACAGGTCGAGGCCACCGACGAGATGACTAAGCCACTTGAGCCGAGCTACACGCTGGACATTTCACGTTCAATCCTGATCGAAACGTTCGCCCACAAGCAGATCATCGTAGAGGGCAACCCCACCGCAATTGACATGCTTCGGGAGTTCGCGATTGACCACAAGGAGACCAGAAGTATTCGCGTTTACGAGCACGCTGAGGAGCGGCGGCAAGTCGCCGGACCCGACCAGCTCAAAAGGATCGAATCCATCAGCTACACCCGACTCAAGGAACTCAGGAAGGAATGACCATGAAGGCATCCCGCAAGGTAGAGGTCACCGACGAGGCAGTGCAGTGCTCCGCGACCCATCCGAACATCGACGGCGGCGCACCGTGCCGCTACCTCGCTGGGCACACCGAAGCGGGACTCCCGCACACAACCGCAAACGGGTTCTTCTGGCACGATGACGCTGCTCTAGGTGGTGGTGAGTGATGGGCTTCCATATTCCGGATGACATGGATGAGATTGGGTGCGCTCAGGTCAAGGCTCTCGAAGCGGTCGAGGTTCAGGCGAGGCTGGCTTTCCGCAACCGTCTAAAACGCAATGGGGTAGTCGTTCCCGATAACCCGTTCCAGAAGCCAGACACCGATAACCCGTTCCTGCTCGGGTACTGGGAAGCTATGCAGTCTTTGCAGCACAATCTCGGCTCGGTTCATGGGGGCGTTCTTTGGGACAACCGACGACGAAAAGAAGGTGGTGACCATGAGTGACGACAAGACCAAGATATTCAGCGCCATGCGTGCTAGAACTCAGGAGAACATCTCCCGGCAGAAAGCTGCCGAGTACACGCCGACGACCGAGGGCGTTCGTGAGCGTTGGTCGGAGGACTATCGGGTAGAGGAATTTGACCGCTGGCTGACCGACCACGATGCCGAGGTACGTGCTGACCATGCGCAAACGTATTCGGAGGCTATCAAGGCGACGAATGCCTACGCAGATGACTTGGCCGAACAGTTGGCGGCAGCGCAGGCAGTCATCGCGGAGGCGCGGGCGAACGCTCAGGAGTGGCTGGATTCACCGAAGGGTGAGTACGCGCCAACTACCGCTGTCGGGCAGGAGTTCATGGCGGTCCTCGCCCAGTCTCCTACGGATGCTCTCGATGCTGTGAAAGAGGCGGCGGTAGATGAGGGTATACGCCTCGTTTACCGTGATCAGGGGTGGCCGCTGGCCGACTACAAGGCTCTGAACCCGTACCGCAAGACCGAAGGAGAGAAGCTATGACTAAGAAGGAACTGATCAAGACACTGCTCGAAAATCTCCCAATGGCCGCGAGGGACAAGATTCTGTGCACGATCCTCGCCGCCTCTAACAGCGAGGGAATTCTCGACTACTATGACATTTCTGAGGCAATAGAAGGAGAGAATGATGGATCCAAATAGTGGAAGAATTTACCAATCACTTGAGCACGCGCTCTATGCAGGGGTGAAAGACCCGGTTGAGATAATCGGCACACCAGACGCGGTACAGCGAATCTCCGCTGCGGTGCGAGATCAGCACCGAGCTAAGCGGAAAGCGCAGAAAAAAGCGCGGAAGATGCACCGCTGATGCCTGATGTATCTATCACCGACCCAGCAACGGAAATGTATCGCCTCTCTTGGGAGATTGTGCAGCTCGGGTCACTGTGGAAATACAGCAATGCTGACCCAAGTTTTTACAAGAACACCACGCAGACGGTGCCGAATTCGCAGATCCCTGATGACGAATGGGAACGGATAACGAAACTCGATTCGAACCCGCATTCTCAGTACAACAAACTCAAAGAGTGGTCTGACTCTGAAATCGGATTCGTCCGCAACGTGACGTTGGTCAAGGTTCTCGTTACCGAGATGGTAGTTGATTCGAACCCGCACGGCTCAGAGACAGGAGAACTCGATGTCTGATGTATCTATCGCCGACCTGATTGCGAAGGCTCGACTGTGGGCAGCTAGTCCGCTATTGACTCAGGCAGGTATTTGTCCGCTGCTTGAGGACTTGGCGGATGCTCTCGAAGCCTCAGAGCGTGATGCGCAACAGGCGGAGGATCAGGCAAACAATCTTGCTGCGGATGTGGCACAGCTAGGGCGGGAGTTGTCCGAGCGCACGATGCAGCGTAACGAGTGGGCGAGCCGGATGATGGAACTCGCGAATATCACTATCGAGCGTGATGCCCTCACCGAGCAGTTGGCGGCAGCACAGGCGGTTATTGCGGAGGGGCGTGAGCTAGCGGACGCTATAGAGCGAGAGTCGCACTGCTCATACCTTGGGCGCGACATCAGGGCAGTCCTCGACCAGTCTCCCACTGACGCTCTCGAAGCCGTAAAGCATGATGCGTGGCGCGAAGGCTTCGCACGCGCTCAGGCGCTCTGGCCGAGCGGAGAGAAGTACTCACCCGTGAACCCGCACCCCGCCAAGACCGAAGGAGAGAAGCTATGAGCGAAAATGTTGTTCACCTATTTTTGGAGGGGTCGAATATATCTCTCTGCTGCCAGAAACCAGCATCTGACGAGAGCATCAAAATAACTACCCAAGATTCAAGGTTGGTTATCACGTGCCCGTCGTTTGCACCGCACGATTCAACGACAGGAGTAACCCCGTGAGCACCACAGACGAAGACGCACGTACCGAATCCTCCGACAGGGCGAAGTCGGCAATCGCGACAATCGAGTTCTCACGCCAGACGCACGTGGAATGGCGTGACTGGCTCCGCGCTCACCCTGATGATAAGCGGGGTGAAGTCACGGGTGATGCCGACTACCACGAGAAAACGATTACCGAGTACGACAATGTGCTCGACGCCCTCCGCATAACCCCTCAGCCGGTACGGGTTGAGGTCACCGACGAGATGGTGGAGGCTCTTTTGAAGCACCGTGTCATTGTCGGAGATGCTTGGACTAACCGGAGATGCAGTTGCGGATGGTGTCCGATGGGTTGGACTGACAGGAAGCACGCCGAGCATATAGTGGCTGTTGCTCTGGGTGGTGACCATGAGTGACGAGCGAGACGACATCCGCAACTGGCTTTCGGGCGACCTGCTTCGCATGTTTGACCGTTGGCTTATCACCCATGATGCCGAGATACGTGCTGATCAGATCGAGAAGGATGCGCAGTGGATCCTTGTAGTCGCCACCGAAACCGCCAAGGCGCAACGCGAGAGCGACTTGTCAGAGGGCATCAAGCCCATCGGAACATCGACACCGCTGGAGGCCGAGTGGTATCAGTATGGCAACTGGGCTGCCGCCGCTGTCCGCGCACAACCGAACGAAGGAGAGACGCCATGAGCTGTGACGAGTGTGGCCGCGAGCGTAAATCTGACGAGCCTGACTACAACCCGATTCAGCTACTCACAGGGCAGGCTCCGGGTTGGTACAGTGGCGATGATGGTGAGTTGTGTGGGGAGTGCATGACGACCCTATTCGCGAGGGCAAACCAATGACGTGTACTTCGAAGTGTTGGACACGCATTCCTTGCCCCGAGCATGGCACAGGCATGAATCCTTTCGGCAGGAGCGCACCTATAGGAGCGGAGGGCTGCTGCGACAACTACGCAAAGTCTGAAATCAATCCGCGCCACCTGTGGAATGAGCACGACTCAACCCGCTGGTATACCGACCCCGAAGGGTGGGCTGACCATGAAGCTAACTGCAAAGAATGTGGCCCAGAGAGAGTGGACTGTCCCGACTGTGCTGGTCAAGGGACATCGGTAGAAGCGGATCGCATTCTGCTCTGCTCACGCTGTAGTGCGACTGGAGAAATAGAGGAGGAGAGCGGGAGAGGGCAGTTCTGGCTCTAGGTATTGCAATTGCAATCTAGTGTGTTATGCTCAGGATGTAAGGTCAACTGAAGGAGACACTATGGAACAGACATTCGTCGGACGCGACCAGATCATTGGAGCGCTACCCACTCTCGCTGCCGCGAACGAAACAGAAGGCCGACGCCCCCGTATCGAGTTCGTCATCAATGGTGACATCTATGTCTCGACCTACCGTGTCGTTGATGAAGGCCAGACACTGGCCCTGTACCTGAATGGTTCGGTTCAACCACTGGTGGATCGTATAGGCACCCGCGTATTGGTCGGAGATCAGTACAACAACCTGACGCCTGCCACCCTGACCTCAATCACCTTGATCACACAGGACTAGGAGACACCATGAATACTCAACTCATCGAAGCAGACGCCGCATTCTTCCGCCGCCAAGAACTCCGCCAGATGGCAGAGGACGACGACCAAGAAATCACAGACCGGGACTTCAGCGATCAGTACCCCGGAGAGCCTGTCAGGGCAATCCAAGCCAAGTCTGAGGAGACATCATGACAACCATTCTCGTAACGCCCCGTCAAGCAGCATCAATACTGAGTACGGCTAAAGTCCTATCCACAGGCACATCCAAGATCAACGGGATCGACGCGCTATCTATCCGACTCGATCACAAGAACATCGTGGTGGTGGCCACAGACAGATTTCGTGTCGTGCGTCTCACAATCCCCGCTGATACAAGTGATGGGTACCAGATCGCAGGGGATCCTCTAATCCTAAGACCAGCAGTGCTAGAGCAAGCGCTCAAGATGATGGGTAAGGGCATGGATGACGCCCCAGTAATCAAGATCCACCAGACAGCTGATACATATGAACCTATCAGTATCGAATTGACACACACGGGAACTAAGGTGCTAGCTGACTCCGTAGTTGGCAGCTACCCCCCGGTGGAACGTCTACTGGAAGGAGATCGTTACGATGACATCTACAGTGGCGTACTACTGGATGCTGGGAGACTGGCAACGTTAGCCCTACTTCGACTGCCGGGAGAAACCCCAGCTAAAGCCAAAGTGCAGGCATGGGAATTGACTACCAAAAATTCGGATAACGGGAGAAAGAACAGTCCACTCATGTTCACTCGTAGTGAGGGCGAGAACTCACTCGAATACCTGCTACAGCCGAATCTCATTCGATGACTATGGTGAAGCCATGACTCGACTATTCGAAACAGAAGCCTATGGCCCTGTGCCGTGGCGTACCTTCCACACCCTCCGAATTTGTGGGGTGACTGCCGCAGAGTACGAAGCTCTCAAGGAGCTATTCGGCACCTATGACGAGATGCTGGTGGAATTCGTTCGGGACCACTCCACGGACTACAAGTACACTCCCCCTGTTCCCTTCCCCACACCCCCCGGAGAGCACGAGTACAAAGAAGCTCAGCGCCAACGAGAAGCTCGCGACTAGGAGACACCATGAAACAAGAATTTGTTGGCCAAGACGCCATCATTGCAGCTGTTCCGATCCTCGTGGAGGCCTTGAAGGCTGCCAAGGGAGACATCCAGAAGCCTGTGATCGAGTTTAAGTTCGCAGGCAAGATGTACCAGTCTGGGTACACCGTGGAGGATGACGAGACCACCATTCGGTATGTGGCAGGGTCCCCGAACATGCGCCACCTAGAGACATTCATGGGCACGCGGGTGTTGATTGGACCCCGGTATGGCGGGGTGCAGTTAGTTACCGCACGGCTGAACAACGAGAAGCACATGGCGCTCACCAAGCTGGCCCTGTTCACGCCGGACCCTCTACCACCACAGAAGTTCATCGACCAAATGCGCTTCCTGTGGAACGACCACACCTTCGCGAACTCCACAGAGAAGTTCGACCACGAACAAGAATTCGAGAGTTGGTTGGTGGGCGCAGGCCCAGATGCTTGCGTACACACCGCCATCAAGTCTTTCCGTGCAGAGCCTATGCGGAGGGAATCATGAAGACCTTCAACGAGTCGGACATCCTGACCGACGATGGTCAACTCGACGTTACCGGCGTACAACCTATGGAAGGCTCAACAAAAAAGGAGACACCATGACGCCCTCAGCACCCGCGAACTCTCTTGCACAAGACCGCCGAGAGCACCGCGACCTCATGAACCAGATGGAGGACGAAGCCAAGCTACAGGAACTCCTTACAGCTCCTTTGAGGCCCGGTACCTACGTCCTGATCAATAGGACCGCATTCAATCTCCCCTCGAATGATGGCACGCTCATCGTGTACCCCGGTGGAGCACGGTTCGAGCGCCGAGGTAACTCGAAAGGCTACAAGGCACTCGACCTCGCTGAAAAGGCTACGGAGATGTACGAGCGCACGATCATAATCCCGAAGACTCTTCTACTGCCCGATCCGGTAGGCCGCGTGTTCATACTGACCCACGATCAGCGGTTCGAGATTCCGACCTCCCCGGATGACGACTACTCCTATGCAGTCATCAGCTACAACGCAGGAGCGCGCTTCCATTCTCTGGGCAACGGTATGTACCATCCGCTCAGTATCGCTACCCACGCCACTAGCGTGTATGGCGGTTTCCTGAAGATCGACTCAAAGGGTCTGACCCCAGAGAAGAACCCAGAGTCAGACAGTGCGCCGACGAAGCGGAAGACACCGAAGAAGAGGAAGACGCCGAAGAACGTTGTCGGTCAGGTTCTGGAGATGCGAGAAGAGACAGCAATCTCCGCAGACAATGGCCTCGGCATGGCACGTATCACGTATCGCAAGGGTGCAAAATTCCGCCGCGTCTCCGTTACCAAGTACCAGCCTCTCGACCTTGCTCGCAACGCCACGATTGTCTGGCCTGAGCCTATTCATGTTCCGCGCCATCTACTGGATCTGGTGGAACTGTGAGCGAACTGGAGCTGGCCGAGTCTCCCAAGGCTCTGAAAATCAAGGAGTTGCACGGATGGCTATTTACGAACCTCGCTATCGCCGCCGAGACCAACGAATTCGAAGTCAGCATGCGTGTTGACGAGATCGGCTCAGACACGTTCTGGGAAGCCGTAGAAACCCGGCTGAGGGGATTGTCGTGAAGACAGACACCGCACGCAGGATCCGAGATGGAATCGAGCTGGGAAACACGTGGGCACTATTAGGGTCTCGTGAGGTTCCCGCCACACGCGCCGCATCCTCGTGCTTCTCCCCTGCCAACCCCTACCTGTGGATCTCCCACCGAGCATTCATGCGTAGCTTCCACCAATTCGTCAACAAGGAGAACGCCGAGGCCATGATTAAGAACGAAGAAGACACCCGCGTTCTGGTCAGAGCGCTCGCGACGCTTGTGGCCATGAAGAGTGTTACGACTCCGGGACCGTGGCGTCTCACCTATGGCCAGCACGTCACACACGCCATCTACGGAGAGGTTCCCGGCTCCGAGGTAGTTGGAGCCACCCCCAAATTCGGAGGGCTGTGGTCAGCCGAGGACGGCAAGCTGATTGTCGCACTGCACCGCACCATCGAAGCACAGATAGCCATCCTGAAGAGTGCTCTCGGAGACGCTGAAGGATCGCACGATGAGCCTGCCGCATTCGCACAGGCTGTAGAGCTAGCACAAGCCATTATCAAGGAGACACCATGACCGACCGGTCGAAGCTAATTGATACCGCACTGGAACGCATACTCAACGAACCCATCGGAAAGAGGTATGCCGCCGCGGAGGTCAAGGAGATCGTCTACCCACTCACTCAAGAGTTGCGTGCCATCGACGCCGACCGAGTTTTTGTCCATGTTGTCGACCTCAAAACAGACAATAAGATCTCCTCCGCTGAATCGTTCGCAGAAGGTGTAGCACTGGCGTGGGGATTCCTTCTGGGGATCAAAGCTACCCTCAACGACGACAACCAAATTCTTGTTCTCGACCAGAAGGCAAGAACGTACAGAATCGTTGTTGCCGGAGCCATTGTGGAGGAAGGTGACGACTGGACCCGCAGAGGACTGGAGCGAGCCGTCAGGGCCGCTCAGGGTGACTTGAACACAGCCTTGGAGGAAATGCACGAATACGACCGAGAGTGTGAAGGCCGCGGGCGGTGTGCTCAGTGAAGAAGGACCCAGAGCTGATGTCACAAGCTGAGCTGAACGAGTACCTTGATGACATGATCGACCATGGCGAAGAGGACACGACGATGTTCGCTAAGGCTTACGAAGTCTGGGAGAAGAACCAGTGAAGGTTGCAAAGAAGCTTTTGGTTCGCTGGTGGAGGTCCCTCACAGGCACACATAGCGTCAGCTACGAGTACGGCTACAATCCGAACATCAATCGAGCCGTGGGAACCATGCGCTGCACGTGTGCCAAGTTCGTGATCATCACCATGCCGGAGCGTTTTGGCTCTCCTGCGAAAGAACACGACAAGCTGAAAGCCCTATTGAAGTGGGAAGGACTCGATCACATGACCTTCTGGCATTCCCCACGAAGCAGCGTGTGGTACCTCCCACACTTGATCCTTCTCTTGTGCACACCCGCCATCGTCTACGTCCTGTACCGAGTGTTTTCGGCTTAGGTTGCATTTGACTTCTCAATGACGTAAGCTCAAAACGTAAGGTCAACCAGAGGAGACAACATGGCAACTGCAACAGCCCCCACCCAGAACTGGACCGCTTTCGATGCTGGAGGTTTCTGGCACGTTACTGACACCGCAGGAACGATTTTCCTGATCGGCAAGAATCCCATCGACGCAAAGCCCGCCACTACTGAGGCCGCGGCCATCGACGCAGCTCAGACGATCCAGAATTCGATGATCACTCGTGGCTAGGGCAGCAAGGCTCCGGATCACGGTCACAGACCTCAAGGATGGATCCGTCGTAGCTCGCTTCGCCAATCCTGATGATGCTTTCATCTTCGCCCGCGAGTCCACCGACAATCACGAGGATGATCGAGTCCTCGTGGTCAATGACCGCCTCGGCTACATCAACACCCAATTCAAAGATGGGTTCTCCAACGACCCTAACCTTCGTTTCTGAAAAGGAGCTACTATGACAACTCAGACTGACGACCAAATCCGCTACTCCGTCCATGACACCATCTGGTTGAAGCGCGGGAACCTCCACGGAAATATCTACTGGGAAGACGCCCAGCTCATTGGAGATGCTGTCTACGCGAAGCACCTCAAGGACATGGAAAAGAAGATTTCGGACGAGATCGCGAAGATGGAGGACCACTTTGGAGATCAGCTCTACGGAACTCCTATTTCGTACCGAGATGTGATGAATCACCTCGATAAGCTTCGCAAGCGCCTTGGAGTCCCCGCTAGGAGCTTCTCCTGACATACGAAATCCAGTGAAGGTGCACTCGTGACGTGTGGTACTACGACGAGATCAAAGCAGCCATGCGGAGAGATCAGTAAAGGCGTAGAGGTTGCAATTGCAACCTATGGTGTGTAGAGTCTAAATGTAAGGTCAACCAAGCGAAGGAGTTCTCATGGGATTCATTGTTCGAAGCACGATGCCAGCAGACTTCCCCTCCATCAACTTCCACCCCACGGAAGAAGAGGCAATCGCTCAACGTGACGCCTACAACGCGGCCATGAGGCCCGAATTTCAGATCTGGGTAGCTGAACAGCTGACCCGCCTGCCATAGAGGAGACACCATGACACAGACACTCAACACCCGCCACATATTCGACGCCCCCATTGAAAGCGAACTGCGTGGGGCCGAGTACGCGGACCTCCCCTTCCACCAGCTGGAGATCAATACTCGACAGTGCATTTACTGTGGGGAGTCCCCGGAGTGGGCTACCTACACCGAGTACTACGACAACTGGTACGGAGCGCGCCGAGACGACTGGTTCTCTTCGGAGTATTCAGGATATGGCTACCCTCATCCAGAACCACAGTGCATTTGGGAATACCTCAATGCCACGTGCCTATCCCCTGAAAAGGAAGTCCGAGATGTCTGACACATCCCTTCGTAGGCTCTGGGAAATCCACTTCAAGGAGAAGGCATTCGAGGCGTGGGTGCAGACATCTCACTTGACTGAGAAGCAGGCCGAGATCCACTTGGATCGCCTACAGGATCAGGAGAGACGACTCGCAAAGGAAGAGACAGAACGGAAGTATCGTGAGGCTAATGGTATCGACCAGCTCTACGACTTCTGGATCTGCTTCTCGGACTCTGATCTTTTGTTCGATGAGTGGCTGGTGGGAAACCCCATGACCAACGAAGACGCCCTCGTGCGCAATAAGGTGCTGCATGAAGCAGCTACCAAGGACCTACAGGCAGGATCCTGAGATGACTATTTTCTACACATCAGATCAACACATCAAGCAGTCGAACGTGGCCAAGCGCCGAGGGTTCGGAAGCGTTGAAGAGCACGATGATCACCTAGCTCACCAGTGGGACTCCGTTGTGGGAGAGGACGACGTAGTGTTCCTTCTCGGAGATGTCTCAGCTAAGAAGGGTCCATCCGTCTTGGAATGGGTAGCTCAGCGCACGGGGACGAAGCATTTGATCTCTGGAAACCATGACCCGGTTCACCCAATGCACAACACCGCGGTGGTACACATGACGGACTGGCTGGAAGTCTTTGACACCATTCAGCCCTTTGCACTTCACTCGTTGGATGGAATCGAGTTCCTTCTCTCCCACTTCCCGTATGAGGCGTGGGGAGATGGTCCCGCTCGACCGGGATCACGGTACAACCAGTACCGCTTGCCTGACCATGGAATGCCTCTTCTTCATGGCCACACGCACGGCAAGGAAACAGGCCACAGCAGCATGCTCCACGTGGGAGTAGACGCGTGGGCTGGTCACCTTGTTAGCCAACACACAGTCCTTGAGTGGCTCACGACCAACGATGTACAGGCAGGAGCTTGAAATGACACAGCCAATGTGTGACCAGCCCGGATGTGGCCACCCACGAAACCAGCACAACGTCTCCGGCACCACATGGTACGACGATGGGCTTGTTGATGGTGCCTGCCTGTTCGATGACACTGGCACCAATACCTTCGATGACTGCTTGGAGTTCGTCCCTAAGAGCCGAAAAACCCCTGAGCCAAAGCAAATCCCCATAGACAAGGGAGAGAAGGTGACTGCTCACGAATGCCCAGAGGCTGTCACCGTACCGACCGAGAACGAACGATATCAAGGTCTAGTGTCTGCGATGTTGTTATTGCGACAGCAAGAGTTCCATTTCCCTGCGGATAGCATCGCGTCGGCTATTGATGAACTGAAGCGGTTGCGATCACTTGCGGCTGAGGTTGATATGTGGTCAGAGTCCGTCGATGACGAAGACCTGATGTGTCTAATTTCTGAGGCGGAGAGCTTCGACGGCGAGGATCGAACCCAAATGCTTGACCTTATCCCGCGACTTGTGGCAGCAGTGAAAGCGGGTCTCCGTCTCCCTGTCCCGGTAGAGCGGGAGCAAGAGATTCGCGAGGCTGTTCTCGATGAAGTTTTCGCCAATCTGGGCAGTCAAGGTTGGGATGTTGGCATGACCGATCACCCCACAAAAGGGGTGAACCTAGACATATGCGACCCCAACTCTCCTGCGGCTGTCCCGGTAGAGGAATTGCCAACGACTGATCCGCTGCATAGCGCGAGCACTACCGATTCGCCGCATAATGCGTGGCGTGCTGGCTACAGGTTCGGGTGGAACGATAAACACAACGGGGGTCCGTGGCGTAAGAGCGAAACCAACCCGTACCCAGAGGTGGTTGCTGAGCCTGAATGGGAAACACGCCGTGTTCGGAGTGACGGTACTCCCGTAGCCGCATGGGAGGATTCCCCAATCATCGACTTGGGCTGGTATATCGAACGCCGCACCAAGGCCGTCCCTGCCGGTGAGTGGCCCCCTGTTACACATCCGGTTGACACCTCGGTAGAGGGCGAAGCAGGGTGGGAGTACGGACTGGTCAACCCGGATGCCGAGTTTGGCGAATACGGGCGCGATGATCGAGCGCACCTAGTCAGCACCGACCGCGAACACATTGAGAGGCAGTGGCGTCGTGGGGACCCTTTGATTCAGTTCGTCAAGCGGGTCAGCGCAGGCGAGTGGCAGCCGGTAGAGCCTGAACCACCGGCTCAATTCGAGAGCGAGCCACATAGCAGGGCTTGTGGTTTCAGGTGGCATGACCACGGAGCCGAGTGCCACAGCAACTGCCCTACCTGCGGAGGAAAGCCTAAAGAGATCACGGCAAGATCAGAGGCGAGTTGAGACTCTAAGCGAACGCATCGAAGACTTGCACAATGCGGCGATAGCGCTGGGCAACCCAATTACCAAAGGAGAGACGCGATGAGCACTACAGACGAAGAAGCACGCGACGAAGCCGAGAGAGTCGCCATGATCTATGAAGAGGTGAAGCGCTTCAATGTACACCCCGAAGATGTCAAGGTGTTCATGGCGAGCGGTTGGCGTCTCGAATCTGAGTGGCAGGCATCCCGCAAGGTCGAGATCACCGACGAGACGGTGGAGCAGGCGGCGCGGATGGGTGAAGGAATAGACGAATCCAACTGGGGGGAGTTTGCCGCAGCAGTACTGGAAGCGGAGGCAGAACACTGGCAGAACGAATTCGACAACCTGAGCGCAAAGTACGGCTCTTATGGCGCAAAAAAGAGCAGAGCAGCATGGGTTCTAGGGGCTTCAATGTTGAAGCGCCGCGCGGGGATTTATCGAACTGGTGATGTTCAAGTGACGCAGCCGGTACCTCATGATGAGATCACGGAAGGAAATAATAGTGAGTGAAAACGAAGCACGCTCCGAGGAAAATGCACGTGACCAACTGATAGCTGAGTGGCATATAGTTCGGTGCGACCCAGAGTATGGCGGTACGTTTGCTGACTGGATGTGGGATGGTGCGGTTAGGTGGCAGGCATCCCGCAAGGTTGAGCCTACGGTCGAGGAGTGGTCAGCGGAAGTGGCGGCTGAGCGCGCCCGTCATCCTGATAAGGGCTACACCGCCGAGCATGACCGTAAGCACGGTTTGAAGCATCTGGCAAACTGGGCAATCGACTACGCGCGCCGCGGTAAGACAGTGGAGACATCTTCGATGGTGTTGGCACTTCTCGACACTGCTGAGTCGGTACAGGTAGAGGTGACGAACGCGATGGTTGAGCGAGGGTTGGAGATATCTCGCGAGTTCCCGATGAAGCGTGGCTTGGACAACGCCTACAACGTAATGAGGGCGGCCCTCGAAGCTGCTATGGGTGGTGGTGAGCAGTGACGGGCTTCGGCTGGAACATGGGCTACCGACCTAGTGGACGCAAGTACATGAGCGGGTTTCTGCTGGGAGCGTCTTGGCAGAAGTGGGGCGACCATGAGCGCAACATCTATATCTATCTGGGGCCGTGGCTCCTGAGCATTAGGAGCAAGTCATGAGCACTACAGACGAAACCGTCTCGGATGAGGTAATTGCAGGGCTATGGCCGGAGCCAGAGACGCGTCCGGCGTGGGCGAAAAGGTGCCACCGCTGCCGACTGATCTACACGAGCAGCCGCCACGACTTCGAGTGTCCCGAAATGAGAAACAAATGAGTGACGCTCACGAATGCCCAGATATCCACGCCACCGTACCGACCGAGCGAGAACGGGAACTAGCCTTTCGGATTGCTGACACTTTGGCTTACTACAGGTGCCGCTCGAATAACCCGAAAGCAGATCACCCTCACATGGGGTATCACGCCTTTAGCGAGGATCAGCGCGAGCATCTACGCGGAGAGCAGGCGGAGGCTACTGGGGAGATTTTGCGGATAATCACTGAGCTTCAGTGTAGGCTGCATTTGACTTCTCAATGACGTAAGCTCAAAACGTAAGGCCAACCAGCTAAACATCGGAGGCACTATGTCAGCTGAAGTTTTCTTTCTCGTTATCGCCTTCCTTGGCTTTGCTGTCGTAGGAGGCATCGTTGGTGACTACATTGTCGAGCGTATATCAGAACCTATCAAGGAGCATCTGGGGTTCGTCCCAGCTCTTATAGCTGGTGTTCTGTCTCTGCTCCTGTACATGGGCTGGGTAGCTACGCTGTTCATGGTGTTCACCACCATCTAGGTTGCAGATGCAATCTATGTGCTATGCTCAAAGAGTAAGGTCAATAAACAGGAGGTCCCATGAAGGAGACAAGCACCACACCAGTACCCTCGCAAGCTTTCGTTATTCGAGATCTCACAACGAGCGAAGAGATTGATCGAATCGACGTATCTGGAAAAGGCGAACGCCAGATCGAGAAGATCGAGCGCGGCTTGGCCATGAGATTAGACTTCGCCCGCTTCTACTTCGGTCTCGAAGACGGCACGAGCGAGTAGTTATGATCTGCCTCAGATGCAAGAAATCTTTCCGTCAAGGACAGCTAACTGTTCAGGTAGCCCGCTTCGAGGTGAAGTACCCGCACGGGGATGTCTTCAGTGCCCTGAACAAGTACGTCCATCTTGAATGCCCACCAGAGACTCCTCCCAAGGCCTCTAGCTACCCCAAAGAGGAGACACCCCATGAGTTATGACGAAGAGGACGTACCCCGCTACACAGAGCGCAGGGAAGCCATCAAAGAAGAGTGGAAGAAGCTTGGCATGGAAACCCGTGCCCAGTCTCCCAGTGAGCTTCGACGCGTCTACATGACGTACACGAAGTGGGATTTGATCACGTTCATTATGCGGGCGGAGTCGGACGCCATCAAGGCCACACGACAACGCTTGGTCGCGTGGGCTGAGGCTCAGAGCGTGCGAGAACAAAATCTTGTTCTGCCTCGCGCTTCCACGAAACACCCCATTGGATTCTCTGACCCCTTCAATGGCTGGCTCGGCCAGTTCGTGAAAGGGCAGACTCTGAATGCTCGTTACGTGTTCATGGAAGGGTGGAAGACCCACGAGCGTGTTGTGGCGGCTACCAGCAGCCCAGTGAACAGTTTGGAGGCCACCCCCAAGGTGGTACTAGATCTGGTCCGGGAGCGACTGAAGTTTGAACACGGATCCATTCCCAACCACCACTGGGCAGATCTTGAAGTAGATCTCTCTGAGTCAGAGTTCGCCCAGTACCAGTTTCTCTACCAAGCACTCAAGTAATCCACGGTCATTTAGGAGACCCAATGAAGACCATACCGGCAGAGCCTTCCGAAGGTCCCGATGGATCCGGAACTCACCACCCTGATCCAGTTGATCTCAACACAGCTCGTGTTGCCTATCTGGCTCACCTGAAAGAAGAGTTCACTCGAATCTGGCCCGGAGGTAGGCCACGGTCTTCCGAGTACGACGAGAACAAGTCATTCCGGGACGCTCGCGACAAGATAGAAAAATTGACCAGACGACTGGATGGGGAACTCCTGTGACCACCCAAACGAAACACCGCGCCGAGGTGAACGAGATCCTCGCAGATGCCTTGCGGAGCTACACAGGAGGGCTGGAGGCTGGGACCCCGTTCACGTGGGAGATCATTGCCCGCACCATCCAGAGTGAGATAGACGAAGGCTCCATTTACGTTGACATGCGCTTCCCGGCAATTGTGGAAGCCATGTCGATCCTTGGCCATCTGGCCCGATCCACCTTCACCGAAGAGGACAAGACATGAAGAAAGATGAGAAATCTCTAGCTATTCGAGATTCCTTGATGGAGATGTTCACGGAGCTATCAGAAAACATCGAGGTCTCCTCTCGCGACCTTCTCAAGGACATGAAGAAGATTCTTCAGCCTGAGTACCTCGGATACTTGTCGGCAGCTCTCGATGAGGCAGGACACTGGAACAGAGAAGGAGAGAACGAATGACTGAGATCAGAACGGAAATTGACAAATTCACCATCGTTTTCAAAAACTCAGAAGGTGTACGCACTCAGCTAGAGATGAAGGGTGGCTTCGATCCCATGTCGAAGGTGATCCTGAACTACGAGTACCGCGAACCAGTGTTCCATGGAAATGAGTCTCTCTACTTTATGGAGCGAGAGACGCTCCAAGCAGTGTCTCTCGACATCAGGCTCAGGAAAGAGTATTCCATGGAATCCCCCGTGATCTACACACTGACCCAACTCCCTGAGGAGACTAATGATCAGGGCTGATCTCATGACCGACATCCTCACTATTCCAGACGTAGGCACGTATGCTGCGCGCCGCGATGGAACACGTGCCTACGTCTCGGTGGCTGGCTTGAATACTTTTCCTGAGCTAGAGCCGGGGCAGGTTATCCTCTTCAAGCGAGACAGTGCCTACATCATTGAGACCACAATGTGGGTAGTACTCAGCTCCTTCACCCGGAACGATCTCGTAACTCTCCAACTTCGGAGTGCGTAATGGAACTCAGAGAAGAATTTGGCTACCTGTTGTGGGACCACGATAACTGCATCTGGGAGTCTCCCTCGCACACGTGTTTCTGCCATCTGTCTCCTCCATGCCTCAACTGCGTGGAGTGCCCTTCTGGGATCGAAGAGGCATGGGTAGAACGAGACTGACCCTGTTGATACCTGCCGGATCCCCGTAATACTTAGTAGACCCTGAACATAGAAAAGGCCCCCATGTCTGAAGTACTTCTCGTTGGTGACATCCACGCTATGGATCGACCCCCTGCCTCTGTCCATGACAGCTACATGGATGATCTGATCGAGATGCTTCTCTGGATCAACACCTACGCCGCGGACAGAGATATCCCCGCCATTGTATGGGCCGGAGACATCTTCAATCACAAGCAGCCCGGACGAACGTCCCACGCTCTCGTGCTTCGCATGATCGAGGTGGTTCAAGATGCCAAGCGTCTGGGAATCGAGCTTCTCATCGTCGTAGGCAACCACGACATCAGCAACGACGTTCTAGAGAGCGTGACGGAGAAGCAGCCACTTGGTGTGCTCCTAGCCTCTGGCGCACGCGAGCTGAATGGCTGGCATGAGACGCTTCCAATCTTCGGAGTTCCGTGGCAGCAGCGCTGGCTTCACGAGGACACTCCTATGGAGGCTTTCGACCGCTGGCGTTCCGCAGGTGGCGTGGACGAAGGTGGAGACTACGCCCAAGTTGACCTCACGCACGCCCTGACGGTCACTCACGCTCCGATCTACCCACCGGTGGACGCTGCCAAGCAGTTGTTCGAACTCGTGCCCACAACAGGCCCCCACGGCCTAGGAGAGGCCATGGGACACATGGGGTTCCTCTACTACGGACACATTCACGAAGATCACGGCATCTGGGAAGACGATGGAGTCACCTACGCCAACATGGGAGCGCTCAGCCGCGGATCCCTGCACGAGTACAACGTGGAGCGCTCGATCAAGGTAGCTGTCTGGGCAGACGGTGAGGATGGCACCGAGCTGGGATTCCGTGAGGTGGCCGTTCCCCACAAGCCCGCTTCCGAAGTCTTCAAGCTCGAAGCAGCTCAGATCTCAAAATCAGAGAAGCTCAGCTTGGATCGGTTCCTCAATGACGTTGGCAGCAGCACGCTCGACATCAGCAGCACCGGTGCGGTCATCGAGCACATCAAGACCATGGACGTTACCGAGCGCGTGAAGAAGACCGCCATCACCATTCTGGAAGAGGTAGAAAAATGAGCCTACAGCTCACAACGGATGCTGAGTTCTTGCGTTCTAGTGCTCGAAAGTAAAGACCCCTATGACCGCAGAGACCGCACAGCTCCATGGAGGACCAATGCACGGCAATAGGGTCTCTGTCCACGGAGGATCCCCAACCATCCTTGTCAACACTGTGGGCGATCACAGGGGAAAACAAGCCACTCGAAAGGGAATGTACACACGAGTGCACCATGGAGCTAAAGACAAAGCTGTCACCGACTTTGAGTGGTCTGGATTTATCGAAGATCCTCAGGATCTGCAATGAACGAGCGCGAGATGCTCGACCGACTGAATGTTAAGTACGGGAAGTACAACGGAAACGGAATCCGCTACACGAGAGCCGAGCACGTCAAGAACATGACGGGCTTCAGTTCAAGTCGAGTATGTGACTATATGGCCATGGATCTCTGGGGAGGCTATGGAATCCACTCAGGACCCAAGCTTCATGGGCACGAGGTCAAGGTCTCCCGATCAGACTGGCTCACCGAGCTGAAGGACCCCACGAAAGCTGAAGAGTTCGCTCAGTACTGCGACTTCTGGTGGCTGGTGGTCAGTGATAAGACCATCGTGAAGCCGGGGGAGCTTCCAGAGGGCTGGGGACTCATGCACAGCTATGGAACTGGGATCCGTGTAGCTGTACAAGCAGAACGCCGGGACCCTCTTCCGATGCCTCGACACCTTCAGGCCACCCTCACGCGAGCGGTCACGAAGACAGCAATACGGCTCTACCCAGAGGATAAAGCCGTGGGGTTTCTGCGGGGACGAATCGAAGGCTACTAGCGTCCTTTTGAGATGTAGTGCTCCCGGCGAGAAATCTCAAAGCCGGGGAACTCCTCAAGGAACTGAGCCTCAGCAGCTCCCTCAGAGTCTGCCTGATACTGAACGCATCGGTGCTGATCTTCTGGACCCACCCCGGAGATCACCCGGACCCATCGGGATGCTCCCATTAGCTGCCCCAGTACGGATTAGTCCACACTGAAGCGACAGCGCCACGGTAGCCGATGACTCGACGCATGGCGTGAAACCGTGCTCGATTGACCGTGTGAGCTTGGTAGAGAGCGCGAACAGCACTTCCGAAGCTGTTGTACGTGGGTGAATTTTCCATGGTGACCTCCAAAGTCAATGTACCTCCAGCATGTCACATATAGATGTCAAAAGCAATCTCTATTTATTCCTTCTAGTCAGTATTGCAAATGCAATCTATGTGCTATACTCAAAGAGTAAGGTCAGTTAGCAAGGGAGACATCATGAAGAACTGGTTCAAGAATTTAGTGGAGATCTGCTTCTACCACATCGAGCGGATCGAACATTTCATGATGCACCATCCCGATATGGTCCAGATTTAGGAGACCCCATGAAACTTGGAAGAACCCTCACAACCCCTGAAGACCATCGACGCCGCTCGCTTGCAGAGGCTGATCGTCAGATCTCGAAGCTCGAACAGCAACTCCGGGAAGCGAAGATTCATCGAGCTGCCCTTCTCCACAATGCTTGTGTCCGGAGCCGTCAAGCCGCATAGATTGCGTATGCAATCTTGTGCTACGCTCAAACCGTAAGGTCAACTAGAGGAGAACACCATGGCTATTCGATACACAACTCAGCAGATGACAAACATGTCACGCCTGTTCCACAATGGAGGCTCCGCAGATCGACTCTTCGATGAGCTGACAGCAGAAGCCACCAATGCTGGAGTCCAAGACATTGCAGAAACTGAAGGACTCACCTTCACTCAGTGGCAGATTGTTCGAGACCACGGCACAGTAGTTCGTGCAGCCGTTCTGGCCGCGGACCCTGACTTCGAAAAAGACGAACTGGCTCTGGGCTAACCATGGCCACCAATCTCGAAAGGACCACTATGGAAACTCGATGCAACGGATGTCTCAAGGCACCCTACGAACTCTCTGAGTACACAGAACTTGCTCTCTACGAGGGCCACCCCAACGCTCTGGCCGCTGTCCAGAATGAGGAAGGCACCTACAACCCAGAGAATGGGCATTTTTGGTGCACCTTGTGCTATATCAAGGCGGAACAGCCTCTGGGAGTGGCCGCTTGATCCGCAGCGACCTTAGTACCCCATCGACAAGAAAACCGGAGAATGACATGACCAAAGACACCGTTACAGATTCCAGCACTGAAGGCCACACAGAAAGGAAGCTCACCTTCCAGACTGTCACCCACATCTCTCAGGATGGGAAGGCCATCACAGGAAGTGACGGCTGGACAATGATTGCTCCCGATGAGGTGGCAGCTCTCCTCAAGGTGGGTAGCTACTTTGGACTGGAGACGAAAGGCTTCAACGAGATCTCCGGATGGCACATCGACGGAGTTTGGTATGCACGCCGCTCTGACAATGCGATCCGAGAGGACTTCGAGCTGTTCTTAGATAACTCGAAGAAGAGGCGTCTCGATGCCTTGGAAAGCAATCGCCCCAACTGGCAGGCCCGCGAGGCCAAACTCCCTACGTGGATCCGCGAGCGTTTGGAATACTTCCGAGAACAAGACAAAGAAGAATTTGAAGTTGAGGGCTGGGGCTACGAACTCGTCATCTCCGAGCTTGCCGTCATGTACGCCAAGATTGGGGAGCAGATCCTCGACAAGACCCTGACTGACATCCGACCGTTGGAAACTACCGAGATCACCGAGCTAGCCGACGAGCAGGGAACCACCGGCAATCAGCACGCCATGGCCTTGGGACTAGCCAAGCAGCACCTTCTCGACCCTGAGCGCTCGATGTCCGGAACCATCGGAGCGCTTGCTCCCCTCACGGGCCAGACGGCTTACACCAAGGAGTAACCATGTCGTGGAGAGTTGATCAAATCGAAGCAGCTTTCAAGGAAGCCGAGGAGGCCGGAGCCAGTCACATGATTGTGGCTCATAACGGAGTGGACTTCGACAACGAGTCGATATGGGTCATGCCGGGAGAGGATCCGGTAACCAAGTTCCCCTCCCGGCTGAACGTGGACGAATGCTACGACATAAGCTTGGGCTGGGAACCCCAGCGGGCAGAGCGTCGAGCTATGCACACCGACTGGAACCCCTTAGACACCGGAGCAGTCACATGATTGTCGTTTTTGGAAATTACCAGCAAGCTCGAATGCTCGCTAAGGAGCGCGAGATCCCTTTGCGGGAGATCGTCACAGCTCACGCGAATCCTGAGCGTTTGCAGGGCTACATAGGCCGCATTGAGGTGCTGATTGCCGGAGACTATGAGCGCACCTCCGACACCGCGCAGATCGAAGAAATCATCCGCATCATCAACTACATGGCAGACCTTCGAGAGAAGGCAGAAACAGAATCGAGCGAGACGAATGTCTGAACAACTGAATGAACTGGCTGAAGAGATGGCAGAGGCTCTGGAAGATCATGAAGCGGGCGAAGAACGCATGCAGGATTTCGTCCTTCCATACCTCCAGCGTGCTCTCGATCTGGCTCCTGCCAAAGTAGAAGAGTCTCCCGTGGAGGCTAGCCCACTCCACCACCAACTCAAGGACTATGCCGTGGAAGACTTCGTTGAGGTCCTGCGGGCTGGCGCGTGGGTCCCCGGCAAGGTCGAGTCCATTGATCTTGTCTCCGGACATCTCCATGTCGGCACCGAGCGGGGTCCAGTGACTATCGCCAACGACCACCGAGTCCAGAAGGCTGTCTAGATTGCACTTGAACTCTAAATAATCTATTGTGAGGGTAGGTCAACACCTCAATCAAGGAGACACTATGACGCAAACAGCTACAGCACCCACCGACCGTCGAAATTCCACGGGCTTCGTGCCCATGGAATTTTGGGGCAGGGATCACATCTCCACCCTCACCTACGCCGAGACCCGTGTGGTCGATTATGGCGGTGTTTTGGAGCCTGCCCACATGCGTAGGGACGGCAACGCATATCCGTCGTACTTGGCCAACGGAGAGCACTTGAAGGGCCACACGGACTACGACTGCTTGCGGGACGCAGAACACTTCGGCTTGCTCCACTTCAGCAGCAACGCCTTCGTGGAGTTCACGGATGCAGGCTGGCAATACGTCCAGAAGCTTCGCCGCGACCGTGCCGAGAGAAACTTCAAGGGAATCAAGGCTGACGTAGTTCAGTCCCTCGTGGAGACCGCTGAATCGAACATCAAATGACCAAGAAGGTTGTCCTTCGACTCAATCCGGATGAGGTCAGGCTGATTTTGAAAACTCTGAATCAGGCTGCGTCCGCGTACAGCGTTTTCGAAGATGACTCAGATGAAGGATACTGGAGACCCAAGCTTCAGCTTGAGTCCCTCAGCTACAAAATCGGAGAGTCTTTCAAGAAGTCAATGAAATAGGAGGCCCTAGTGGCTACATGGTTCAACTACCGAGGACGCACTTTCCGCCTCTCGCGCATCACCAAGGTCCAAGAGATCGAGTCCCGGATCCGAGCTGTGGATACCAACGGAGGCCCTCTCGATGTGCTCGCTGATCTTCACGACATGGATCACGTGTACTCCCCGGAGGAAAGTCAACAACTAGAAACGATCCACCCAACCGTGGTGGACGCCGCCGAATCTTGGTCACTGAAACACGGAGACAGCTGATGATAAGAAATCAAAACAGGAGCGAACCTTACTGGGGCATCCTAGGAGGATGGCTTCTCGGAAGTGTTGTCGTTCTGGGAATCGTGGGAACTGCGGTTCTCTACTTCACCACCCAGACTAGTGTCACGTGCACCGTGACTGACAAAGACCGCACCACGACCGCCGAAGGTGTTTCCGACCACCGGGTCTACACGGAAGACTGCGGCACCTTCAAGGTTGGTGACGAGTGGCTCTTGGGGGCTTTCAACGCCTCCGACACATATAGCCAGATCGAGATTGGTGACACATACAACTTCGATGTCGTGGGCTGGCGCAACGGTTTTCTGTCGCTGTTCCCGAACATCCTCTCTGCCACACCTCGCTGACATACTGAAACGGGAACTACCGTAACCTGATGGCTTCCCAAAAATGCAAGGAATGTGGTCGAGTGACTTTATACATAAGCTGGTCTGCCTTGCGAACACACGAAGAGTGCAAGCAGAAGGGCTACCTGAAGCGCGAGAAGAAGTCCGCACCGATGGCCAATACGAGAATCTTCTTTCCCGGCACAGTGACCGACCGAGTAGTTCGAGACTGGCTCCGCAATGAACCAGCCGAGAACGTGGGTGGGATGCCTGACATGGTGTCCTCGATCATCGAGCGCGAGCGGGATGCCATCCTCGAAAAGGGCGACACCATGCTCTGGAAGGACAAGAGCGACCGCGATCAGGTGGAGAAAGAATGCCGAGAAGCTGTTTCCAAAATTGAGCCTGCTCTCCTGAAATACGTCGTGCCTTTCCGGTACCAAGCAGACTTCCGATTCAAGGCACCCATCAAGGTCTCGCACCCCGCTGGTGGCACCGAGCTGGTGGTTATCAATGGCTACATGGACATCATCGTGCAGGACGATCTGGACCGTTACTGGGTCTGGGACGTGAAGCACACCAGAAACAATGAGTACTACAAGAAGACGGCAGGGCAGATCGGAGTTTACGACCTCGCTGTGGAAATCATGTTCGGGAAGCCTACCGTGATGTCAGGTCTCCTCCAGCCGCTGGCCACCCCCATGGTGAAGCGCATCCCCACAAGCGGAGAGTTCCGGAGCCAGCTCATGCAGAGAGTGGCTGGGATGGCCAACGACGTATGGACAGAGGATCGGACGCCCCGCGCCGACACCTCAGAATGCACGTACTGCGAGGTCAAACACGCATGTTCTCGATTCACCCCTGTCAAATCGTCAGGGAGTCGGCGTATCACTCTAATATAGGAGGATTTTTCAATGGAACTAGATGACAAGCTTCGAGCGATCCAAACACGGATCTCTCAGGTACAAAGCAAGGTGGCTCGCTCGCAGGTCGAGCTGGACAATGCCACGGAAAAGCGCGACGCGGCCAAGGCTGCTCTGAAACAAGATTTTGGGGTGGTGACCAACGACGAAGCCAAGGCCAAGCTCAAGGAGCTGGAAGAGGCTCTTGTCGAAGCTGTGGCCACTGTCGAACGTGAGTTGGAAGAAGCAGGGGCTTGAGTGTCGAGAACCCCACTGCCAAGCAGCTCGAAGCTCTTCGCAGAGTCCATAGGCCCAATCTGGGGACTCGAAAGATCTACGAGAGTGGGATCGTCATTCGCACCGAGATTGTCACCTACTGCGTTGAGTGCAATCAAGTAGTGCCCTGCCGAACCATGAAAGCTCTAGGAGCCAAGAAGTGAGTCTTCTCGAAGAACTAGCTGAGCTAGAGCACGAGGATCCAGAGTACGTTCCTGAGATACTCCCTGTCGATGCACGACTGAGCCTACGTGGGCCTGTTGCGCGCTTCATCGAGCTATTCGAGCGCGCCGCGAGCGTTTCTCCGAAGAAGGAGATCATTCCGGGAACGGGATACTCCCTCATCGAGGGGTTCGCCGCGGACTCCTCTGCCACCTCCTACGTCAAGATCTCTGCCACTGATGGAGAGCAAACTATCTCTGTCGTGGTGGAGGGCATCAAGGTGGCCATGGCGGGAGCCGTACTAGTCCCTGCCCAGAAGATTTTGGAGATCCTGAAGAGGACTCCCACCGACAGCGTGAAGCTGGAGGTACTAGGCAACTCCGCCACCCTCCGCTCCGGACGCGCACAGTGGACCGTGCAGACTCCCACAGGAGACTCCTTGCCACCGACGCCGGACATCTCTGATATCGAGCTGCACTCTGTGGGCAGAAAGCCTCTCCTCCGTGGCCTAGAGGTGGCTAGGAAGGCCGTAGCGGGAACTGCTGCACGTCCGGCCCTAATGCAGGCCCAAGTCCGCGACGGGGCGATTACGGCTGCCGATGGTGGCCGCGTGCACCGACAGCGTGTAGATGGTCTGACAGACGAACTCGACTTCGCCATCCCTGTACGAGTGATGGACGAGCTAATGAGTGCGCTCCGCGCCAGTGACGCCGAGAAGATCGAGCTAGGAGCGAGCGATTACCATCTCGTTTTTCAAATCGACCAAGACTCTCTCATTGCTCAGCGTCTCTTGATTCCCTTCCCTGATGTCGATCCTCTTCTGTTGGGACCGGCCTTCTCGAACCAGAACAGTCTCGGTGTGGATTCCAACCAGCTCGCTGAGGTGGTCAAGCGCGTCCGCGTCAATGCAGATCCTGACTACTCCGGAATCTACCTCGTGCTCGTTCCCGGCCAGAAGGACACCGAGGGGACCCTCATGTGGAGTCTCGCGGTGCGCGCTCGTGACCGGATTGGCAACTCAGCACAGGAGCTGATGGAGTGCCGGTGGATTGGATCCTCGAAGCCACGGGAGGTCTGTGTGAATCACCGGTATCTCTCCGACCTCCTAACGTCCTACAACCAAGACGACGCAATCTTCCGACTCGGAGAAGACACCAAGTCGGTCAAGAATCCTCTCTTCATCGAAGACACAGCTCTGGGCTTCTCTGGAATTGTTCAGCAGATGCGTGGAGAATTTTTCAGCTAAGTCAAATGCAATCTGTGTGATAAGCTGATCTAAATTCATCGAAAGGAGGCCACCATGGCCAAACACCGCAACATAGCCAATAAAGAGCTTCACCAAGCCATGATTGGCTTCCGTCGATCCTCAGCAGCTCAGCCCCACGAAGACCGTAGGCTGCGCCGATCCAGAACCAAAAAGGATGTCATCCGCATCTCTCTGAAGGACTACTCATGAGTGACGTAGTACGAGGAAGATTCCATGCCATCCCGGATGCTTTCAACAGAGAGCCTTCATGGAACTGGCATGCGGAGGTCTGGCAATCTAACAAGGTCCTCTGGTCCGACAATTGCCGGGACCCTTCCAAGCTCGTGAAGGATTTCGAGAAGGTCTTGGACGCTTTCCGAACACTGGCCGCGAAAGGGCACACCTTCGAGAGCTGGTATGTGATCACCGAACGCTCCATGGAGGATCTATGACTGCCAGAGTGAACTCAAAAGTCTTGGCTCTACGACTTGAGAAGGACGCTGAGCGAAAGCTTCCCGGTGAGACGGACGATGTGCTGGTCGATCCTCACATCTACGAGGGTGAGCGCTGTATCTTCTGCAACGTGAACACCTACGACGATGGCATCTACGGACCGTTCGAGTGCATCACCAACAGACCACTAGTACAACACCAAACAGAAACACCGACCGAAGGAAAGTCACTATGACAAACAACGCCCCCGCTCCATCCCTCCGTAACTCTCCGACACAGGCACGCTCTCACGCACGTCTGGAGACGATTCTGGACGCTTCTCGCCGCCACTACACGGAAGCTGGCCGGGACCGCTTCAACACCGCTGAGGTGGCCAAGCTGGCCGGTTGCTCAATTGGCACGATCTACCGCTACTTCACCGACCGGGTGGTTCTCATGGATGCCATCCACCCAGACCGGGATGCCACGACCATGAAGCTGAAGTCCATCAAGGTTGTCTTCGACATGAGGAATAGCTCAGCGGAAGAGAAACTCGCGACCATCGAGAACCTTCTCGCGGAGTAACCGTGCTCCCCTCCGAGTTCTTCTTCTCAGCTATCCCTTTGTCCTCATCTCTTACTCCGCAAAGGATCACAGCTAAGTGCCCCGGCTGCGGACGGTTCGCCAAGTTCCTAGGAGAGAGTCACTGGTACGACGGCAACTTCAACCAGATCACGCTCACCACACGTTGTGGACGCTGTGGGGATCTCGATGAGGACTGCGTGTAAAAAGAAGAATTTGGTTATGGCTCTGGGTCGAATAGATCCGGGGCCATTTCTTTTGCGCTGATGACTTCGGAATCGTCCACAGGTGGCCAGCGATACAGGATCCCGGCAGAGACGAGCGCAATGGCCAGACTGGCACCGATGTATAGGACGACCAACATCAAACGGTGATGTCCTTTATGAACTCGTCACTTAGCACATACCGAGGAGATGTAGCGGTGATCAGGAGCTGTGTGGTTCCCTCTTGGGGTCCGGGGACACCCGTAACGGTCACAGCTAGCCCTGAGGGGTCCGATCCCGGCTGGGAGAGTATCTGAGATACAACCTGAGCTATAACGTGCTCAGTGAGTCGCTTACGGTCTGTGGGGGGCAGATTCTCTTCACCTACGAGTCTGGTTATCTCGTAAGACTTCTGGGAGAACATATTCTCTACTGTCAGATCCATGCCGAAAGCGCCTTCTCTCACACCCAACGTGTGCTTCGGAGCCGGACTGGGAAGAGATTGCATTTTGCTCCTTGACTATGGATGCTATCTGATTTATGCGTCCTCAGATAGGAGGACAGTCGGTTCTCTGTGTATACCCCCAGATGGGGTACATGAGAAACACAGAAAAGCCCCTCAGATTCTCATCCGAGGGGCTTCCTTGCTAGGTGTTTCTGTTTCTAGAGTACTGCAACCTTACGAGCTGCAACCACTCCAGCTGTGCCGATCAGGAGAAGCAACGCGGCCAGCGCCACCTCGGCAGCATGCAGGAAGGCATCAGGGGAAAGAACACAATCAATGCCCTCCAGACCCGCCTGAACGACGGGACCTTCTAGTTGCCTCGTGTGAACCAGTTGCTCTTGCGGCGTCCGCGCACTGTTCCCGTCATCATCGCTGGGCGAGTCCGCGCCATCTGAAACAGCGTGAACCCAACGATAACCAAGACGAATGCGCTGATGATCCACCAAAGAGCGTCGAATCCGGTGACTGGCAGCGCACACATTCCGCCAATTGCTCCAACACACGTAGTTGTTCTTCCTCCGTACATGGGTTTCCTCCCTTCTACCAAATAAGGTGCCGCTTGCTAGCGACAACAATGAGGGAAGCAAAAGTCCATGCTTCCCGGACAATTGACATCAACTCAAGAGGCACGATGGTCAGCGCCAGCAGCCGATCCCCTCTATCAGACCCGTGGGTGTATCTGGTGATGTCGAGCTGATTCAGAATTCCCACTCCTATGGGGATGAGCCAGATAGGGTTCAGTGCTATGGGCAGCCCAAGAGCTAACACGATGATCCACAGACCTACTGCAACCGTTCGAAGGGTCATGGAACCAAGAGACCCCATCGAAGAGAACCACACTCGCCAAGTTCGTGAATTGAAGCCTTCCCGACGAAGCTCCTGCCACGTTCCTCCCGCCCACCGAATCCGCTGCCTCCACAGTTCTCGCATGGTGGTAGGAACGTCGGTATAAGCGTTTGCTCCCGGAATAATTGCCAGTTCGTGTCCCATGGCGCGAAGGTCGAGGGTGATTCGATAGTCCTCCACGATGGAGTTCACATCCCACGGAATGCCTCGGAGTTCTGCTACCTCACGGAGGGAACTCTGGCGAAAGATGCTGCCATAGCCGAAGAGAACCTCGGGACGCATTTTCCAGCGGCAGAGCATCCTCATGTAGCCACCGAAGTCATTCTTCCCCATGCGCCACAACATCCGACCCCAGAAGCCCAGTTCCGAAGGCATCGGCTTCAGCATGGGGCAAGCACACGCAGCTGCCACCGCGCTGGTATCCATGAGACGGACAGCACGGTCAAAGAAATCCTCAGCCAGCACCGTATCTGCATCCATGGTGAACACGTAGTCCGCGTCTTGAGCGTGCGTCAACCACGCCTGATTCAGCGCACCTGACTTCTTGTGCGTGTTGCTCACCGTCTCCATCACCACGATTCGGCCAAATGCCTCAGGTGTACCTGCTACGGAGGTGGCGATAGAAACCGTCGCGTCTTTGGAATTGTCCGACACTACGACGATTCGGTCCGGACACAGGTTCTGGCGCAGAAGAGAGAACAGAGTCTCTTCAATCTGATCCTCCTCATTATGTGCGGGGACAAGAACTACTAATGCCATGGAGCCTCCTCGGGTTGAGATCCTTGAATGGCTGTTGGCCATTTCGGATTGCAATTGCAGTCTACACAGATCAGTGAGGACTGCTCGACCCCCCGTTAGGGGAGATGCTTGGTTATTCGGTCAGCTCCGCGACCGTGACCGAGAGACGTTGGCTCTTGGAAGTGAACTCTCCACGAATGTCCGCGGGAAGCTCGGTGGGGTCGAAGGTGAACTTGTAGTACTCCGGGAACTTATCGAACGGGTACTTCTTCTCGGCTGCCTTGGCATCGAAGCTGTTGGCTTCGGTGCGCTTGATCACGACGTTTCCCACGACCCATGTTCCAATGGCTGCGAAAGCGGTCTTGATCTTTTCGTTGAGCATCTTGTGCTCAGGCTGAAGTTTCTTGATACCGAGATCGAGTTTGCCGTAGCGAATGATCTCCTTCTCGGTGATTCCTGCGGGAAGTTCTGCCATGGTGTCTCCTTAGTGTTGATTTTTATGAACTAACGTCAGTGTTACACAGACGGATTGCAATTGCAAGCTCAACAGTAAAAAGATTCACAGGGAGCTTTCAGTCCTTATACGCCGACAAGGACTGGACAACAACCCTGAGATAAGCTAATGTCTAAACGAAGGCCCGCCTACAGACCCCTGTGGCGGGCCTTTTTCATACCGTCTTGCATTCGGACGCGCTCGTCGTATAGAGTCGCCCCACCGAAAGGTAGGGGTCGCTGGCATCTGTCAGCTCCAACCACTCCATCCCCCATAATGACGCCCATTGGGTCTCGCCGGGGAGCGACGGTCGCGATACCTCAAGTGTTTCTTGAGAGATTGCCTCAGAGCTGGAGTTGGAAGGGCCTGAGCATCAACTGAAAACGATGAAGTTTTCGAATGATGACTCAATTCCACAGGAGAATTTTACTCTCTGGGTGGGGTAAGGGGTCTTATCCAACATCCTCAAAGCTCTGGAGCACTCTCCTCAAGAAAATACAGAATCTTCATGATCAAAGAGCTTGTTCTTGATACGTGCGTGAGAGCACCCAAACGCACGAAACCTGCGTTGGTGAATACCGGGGTACACGGCGTATAAGAGTGTGACATGAACACTCCAAACAAAGACCCAATTCAGCAGGCGCTCACCCGTCTGACCAATGCTGTGGCAGAGAGCAATGCACACTCTGGTTCGCATTGGTTCCTGCATACCTCCAAGAATGGACACCACGTCTATGGCGAGGCTGCACAGAGGGACTCCGGAGAGGACGACAGCATGGGATTCAGTATGTCCTCATTCGTGGCAACCTTCCCAGATCACAGGTTCGCGGATCTTGCTCTTTTGCTACACGATCTGAAGAGTGTCATCTTGACCATCCTTCAGGCGGGGATGATAGCCGACGCGGGAAGCCAGACTGAGACAGCAGCTCTTTACATTGCAGAAGACATCAATGCCTCACCCACATTCGAAGAACGACAGAAGGCACTCCATGACTGATCTAGATACACTCACCTCGCGCACACAACGACGACGCCGGGAACTCGACGGCCTTGCGGGAGAAGCTCGCGCTGTCCTGACTCGCGGCAAGGAGATCCAAGCAGAGATTTCGGATCTGACAGATTACATTTCTGATTACGAGCGTGTGACTGTTCTCCTGAACTCACTGGGGGAAGAGAAGCAGCTCAAGGCGCAGACCGTGATCGAGGATCTGGTCACCCGCGGCCTTCAGACGATCTTCGATTCCACCCTGAGTTTCCACATCATCCAGTCGGTGCGTGGGAAGACAGCCAACGTGGACTTCATCGTCCGCACGACGCTTCCAGAATCTGTCATCGAAACTTCCGTGATGGATGCCCGTGGAGGTGGTCTAGCAGCTACTATTGGGTTCTTGTTACGACTGGTAGTCATGCTTCTGCGTGGTGGTACCAAGGAGGAGAACATCCTGATCTTGGATGAGACTTTCGCTCACGTGAGCGCCGAGTACCTAGCACCACTGGGGGAGTTTGTCCGGGAGATCGTAGACAAGACGAATGTTCAGATTGTGATGGTCACTCATCAGCCGGAGTTTGCCGATTATGCCGACAAGGTGTACCGGTTCACGACGCTCGATGGAAAGACGCAGGTACAGGAAGATGCTTGATTTGGCTCCCGTAGTTGGAATCCCTCGTAAGGTGCTGAAGAAAGCACACCAGCTCGGAGTGCACAACGACTGCATCATCTCGCAGAAGCCTTGCACCCAGTGCTCCGACCGGATCACCCTCGCGTTCGATTTCTACTATGCACACTGCACCACCGAACACGAGATGTTGACAGCCATCGTGGCAGACTTCCGAGACGATATTGAGGCTGAATCATGGTAGCTCTTCCAGACTGCACTTACTCCCCCAAAGGCAACCACGTTGGGATCGACGGCCCGGATGCTGAATATCAGACGTGCTTGTATTGTGGCAATCGAGTATGAAGGAATCGTTAGCCTCAAAATACCGTCCCAAGTCATTTTCAGAAATGATAGGCCAGCCTCTCACTGCCGTAGTTCTTAGTCGCATGGTCGAAGCTGGAGAAGTCCCAGATGGTCTACTCTTCTCCGGCCCTTCCGGTACAGGCAAAACATCGGCGGCACGGGTTTTGGCAGCAGAGCTGAATGGCTCCGCTGACGACCTCTCCGTGATCGAGGTGGACGCGGCGTCTAATGGTGGCGTGGCCGACGTGCGCTCGCTGATCGAGTCTCTGCGATACTCCTCTGGGAGCAAGCACCGCATTGTGATCTACGATGAGGCTCACTCGATGTCGAGAGACGCCTTCAATGCTCTTCTGAAGACGCTGGAGAACCCACCCACGGGAACCATCTTCGTCATGGTCACCACCGAGCCAGAGAAGATTCCGGAGACGGTCCAGACTCGATTGACCGAGTTCCAGTTCTATCGGGTATCTCCGGGAGACATCGTTACTCGACTAGGCAAGATAGCTAAAGCCGAGAACATCGAAGCCTCTCCAGAGCTTCTCTCGATTCTCACTGAGCGCGCTAGCGGCAACGTCCGGACGGCCATCACGTCTCTGGATCAGGTATCGCGAGCGCAGATCACGACCGCGGACGAGTTCACTAGCTTCCTTCGCGAGACGGACACAGCCCCAGTGCTATTCTCCGCGCTCCTGACAGGGGACCCAGCAAAGTTCTACGCCGCGTTCGATGAGATCATGCTCTCGGTTGGGAATGCGTCTGTGGTGGCAGCACAGCTCTCCAAGCTGATTCGAGATCTCTACGTCCTCAAGGCCGGAGGCACTCTCCAACTCTCCGGAACTCGTGCTCAAGCCCGCTCCAACATCGCGCAGCGGGTGGATACCGACCGACTCTTCATGGCCAGCAGGATCCTCTGGGACCTAAAAACAAGAATTCGTGTATCCGATGACCCAAGAGGAAATCTTGAAATAGCCCTTATGCTTATTGCGGAAGCTATCACACGCGGGAAGACACCGGTGGCTACAGCCCCTGTAGGTTCTCCAGTGACCACATCAGAACCACCCAAGGCAGCACCTGAACCCCCCCGTAAATTATCGCTATCGGACATCCGGCAGCGAAAGAACTGAAAGCAGGGAACCATGACCCATGTCTCCAAAGTCCTCGTGACGGGAGGGTCCGGGTTTATTGGATCCTATGTGATTGAAAGATTGCTGAGAGACGGACTGTCAGTGGTTGTCCTTGACCACTCCGTCCCAGCAGACTCAGAACGGATTCCCGAAGTCTCATACTTCCTTGGAGACATTCGCGATGAGGTGGCAGTCACAGAAGCTATGGCGCACGTGGACGGGTTCATTCACCTCGCAGGAGTCCTTGGAACGCAAGAGACTATCTCCAACCCCAGACCGGCTGTGATGACCAACATCGTTGCCGGTCTGAATGTTCTGGAGGCCGCTGCTCAGTACGACGTTCCCGGCGTCAACATCGCGGTAGGCAATCACTGGGAGAACAACCCCTACTCAATCTCGAAGAGCACAGTCGAGCGCTTGGTCCACATGTTCAACGACTACCGAGGCACTCAAGTGAGCATCGTAAGGGCACTCAACGCCTACGGACCGCGCCAGTCGGTGTCTGCCCCGTATGGCACGAGCAAGGTCCGCAAGATCATGCCCAGCTTCATCCAACGTGCCTTGCATGAGGATGACATCGAGGTCTACGGAGATGGCAGTCAGGTCATGGACATGATCTACGTCTCGGACGTGGCCGACTTCCTCGTAGATGCCCTGTACGCCACGGCAGCAACAGGATTCTTCAAAAACCCCATCGAGGCAGGAACGGGAAGAAACACCACGGTCCTAGATATAGCTCGTCAGGTGATACACCACACCGGATCAGGACAGATCACCCACCTCCCACTCCGACCCGGAGAGACTCCCGGAGCTGTTGTCAAAGCAGACACTTCCACACAGGAGATTCTCTATGGTACGGGCAAGAAGAGGTTGATTCCACTGGAGCAAGGAATCGCCAAGACTGTGGCCTACTACAGGAAGAATTTCAAATGAGCGATAGAGATTACCTCCACACCATCCACCGCTTCTGGGCGGGCAGAGACATGCCGGATGAGTACACGATTTTCGGTCAGATGTGGCAAGAGATGAATCCGGAGTGGCAGGTAATCGACTGGGATATGGGATGTATTGCTGATTTCCCAGAGCTTCTTCCTGTGTTCCAAAGCCTCAAAGACCGCGACGCTGGACGAAATGGAATTGAGTACTACGTCCAGCTGGCTGATGTCCTTGGATATGCTCTCGTAGAGCGCTGGGGAGGGGTTTACGTCAACTGTGACATGCAACCCATCAGACCCTTTCCAGACATGCCACAGAAGGCTTGGGCCTCCTATGAAAACACTTCGGACTGGAGCATTGTCAACTCCGCCATAGGTGCACCAGAGCCTCACAACCCTTTTTGGACCCAACTCTTGAAGGAGCTTCCGGAACGGTATTTTGCTAACCCTACGGACGAGATGGTGAAGACCACCGGACCCAGCCTTCTTACAGACCAAGCTCGAAAGAACCCAGACCAGATCCACGTCTATCCCGTTGAAGCCTTCAACCCGGTTCACTGGCGAGACGTGGATCTGGGTGGGGACGCATCCATGTATGTAGAAGAAGCAAACTTCCATTCGGGAACCATCGCAGTGCATCACTGGGGACACAAGAAAGACGGACGAACCAACTTCGTGGAAACTGGAACCCAGTGAGAAAAGCGTTATTCCTGACGGCGTATAACCGCCTTTCCTACCTTCAGCAGGTACTCCACACTTGGGAGAGTGTGGTCGGAGTAGAGGAATGGGACATGGTTGCCATGATCGAACCTAGCGATCTGTCTCACCAGATCGTAGAAGAATTTGAAGAGTTCAGTAGGAAGACCAAGTTCCGACGATTCTCCATCCAAGTCAATCCACAGGTTTACGGAGTCCTCCACCACCCATGGGTAGGATTCGAGAATTTGTTCTCCACAAACCTCCAAGGAAATTACGATTTCGTGGTTCGGGCAGAGGATGACATCATCGTCTCCAATGACGTGCTGGAGTACTTCTCATGGGCAGCAAAAAAGTTCAAGCTAGATCCTTCGGTGGCCACAGTTCATGCCTTCTCAGAAGCCGAAGGAAGTGCGCGGGATGTGGAGCTAATTTCCAAATTCAGCCCATTGATGTGGGGAACATGGCGGGACAGATGGCAAGAACTTCTCAGCCCAACATGGGACCACGATTACTCCACCTTCAATCTTCGTCCCGGAAACCAGTCAGGCTGGGACTGGAATATCAACACACGGCTACTTCCTCGGCTGGGTCTCACGAGCGTGTGTCCTGTGGTGAGCAGAACCAACAACATCGGAGTAGTGGGAACCCACGGAACGCCGGGTAACTTCTTACACCTTGAAGACTTTGTACAGCACAGGAACACTCCTGCGTATCGTTTGGTCGATAGTAGGAACCATGACTGAAATCTCTCCCTTGGATGAACCCACCCCGGATGGGCTGGACAACGCCTTCATGTTGCCAGAGTTCATCATGGAGAATGAGCCTCTGGTGACCCTCTATGAGGAGATGGTGAAGCGCCTAAGGCAGGAAGCCAAGGGTCTTCCGATGAACACCCTCCAGCAATTGCTCATCGAGCGCATCTCGTCTTTCTACGTGCAGATCAAGCACAAGGAAAACACCAGCACCTTCACGATGAATCAGCAGAAAGAATTCAACGTCTACTGGCTGTCCCTGACTCAAGAGTTCAATAGACTCCTTGCGGCCAGTGACGATAAGCTACGCAGTGCACTTCTGATTGAAGTTCAGACCATCGTGTCTGAGGCTGTCTCAGAGGTAAAGGACCCAGAGGATCGACGCACTGTGCGCCGAGTTCTGGCGGACAAGTTTGCCAACATCGGACTATAGGAGATCCCCATGACTATTCACTTCTCAAGCTCAATTTTGAAAATCAACTCAGCAGGCAAGGAAGTCCTCAGCTCCACTCTCGAAGAGGGAGAGAGCATGGCCAGCGGAGCCACATACGCTGAGCTACAGGGAACTCCAGCAGCTCCAGAGGACAAGGAAACTCCTGCCGAAGAACCAGCAGTGGAGCCAGCAGCAGAACCAGCAGTGGAGCCAGCAGCAGAACCAGCAGTGGAGCCAGCAGCAGAACCAGCAGTGGAGCCAGCAGCAGAACCAGCAGTGGAGCCGGAGACCACACCGGACGAAGGCACGAAGAAGCAGGGCATCTTCAGCAGGGGCAAGTAGTCATGAGTGACGATTACGACCTGATCATTTTCCTAGCCGGGACCCCCGGTGGTGGATGCTCTCTGGATTCCAGTCCAAAGAAGAATTGGGTGGAGAAGTCCGGAGGACTCCCGAACTACATCTGCAAAATTGCCAAAGGCATCATGAAGTCAGGCAAGTCCAAGTCCGCGGCCATTGCCATTGCAGTGAACCAAGTCAAGAAGTGGGCAGCTGGCGGCGGAGACGTAGATGCTGACACCAAGGCCAAGGCAGCCAAGGCAGTAGCACAGTGGACAGCCCTTAAGGCCAAGAACAAAGCCAAGAAGTTGGTAGCAGCTAGTCACCCCAACGGGGAAGACAAGTACATCATGCTCTCCAACGTAGGGTCATTCAACACCGACCTCGTGCGCCGCGCCTACAACGGTGAGCAGTCTCGACTCCGTAAAACTCACAGAGAAGAGTTCGGCAGGGATGACATGTACGACCCGATTCCGTACACGTACATCAAGGAACTGTGGACGGACTACATCATCGTTGAAGTAGAAACTCCTGTCGATGACAAGTTGCAGCTTCTGAAGGTTCCTTATGGCGTGCAGGGATCCACTGTTCACTTCGGTGAGTCCACCCCGGTTACTCAGGAGTACGTGGAAGTCATCGACCCGGACGAGGACCTCTCGGAGAGTGAGATCGCCCTGCTTGGAGATCTCTTGAACCTCTCCACGTCTCCACTTGATAGAATTTCACAAATGGCAGCTAAGCTGTAGGAATGCAAGGACCCCTTTCAGGATTCTTCCTCCAAGACGAGGAACCAGAACAGAGTACTCTGGCTCAGATCTTTGAGGAAGAGCCTGTCCCCCTACAGACGTTTGTCCAAGACAAGAAATTCCTAGGCCAGACCAATGTAGAGCTTTCCACTGTGCAGGCGAACGCTATTCGTCACATCGAGCGGGTCTACTATCCAGAGCTGTACCCTCTCATGGCAGAAGAATTTGACTCTGAGTACTGGGCAGCCGATCTTCCAGTGAAGAACATCATCACCCTCCAATACGGCAAGGGTGCAGGCAAGGACATGATTGCTCGACTCTCTTCATTGAGGATCGCATATCTTCTCCTATGTCTGAAATCTCCTCAGCTCTACTTCCAGATGCCTGAGACTGACTCCATCCACATGCTCAACATTGCGGCCAACTCCGGACAGGCTAACCAAGCCTTCTTCAAGCCGATGACTGAAGCCGTCAAGCGCGGGTGGTTCAAAGATAAGGCCGACCCCAAGCAGGGTCACATCCAGTATGACAAATACCTCGAAGCTATCTCTGGCCACTCTGATGCCGAAGGTCAAGAAGGGCTGAACCTCATCCTTGGTGTTGCCGATGAGATCGACGCATTCAAGGCCAAGGACGAGATGGTGGGTCAGGGCAAGCGAGCACGAGAGGCATCGACATCCGCGGAGTCCATCCTGAAGATGCTCAAAGGGTCAGCAGCTACCAGATTCCCACGCACGTACAAGCGCGTCTCGATCTCGTACCCTCGCTATAAGGGATCGACAATCCAACGGCTGACTGCCGAAGGCAATGCCTCCATCGAGAAGTACGGAGATTCCTCGATCCACTTCGTCTCTGGGCCACTAGCAACTTGGGAAGTGAATCCTCGCGTGTCCGGCAAGGAAGACTTCGCGGAAGACTACGAGGAAGACCCGGATGCCGCAGCAGCTATGTACGAGTGCAAGCCGACCCGTGCTGTGGACGCCTACTTCCGTAACCCCGCTATTTTCAAAAACGCTGTGGTTCGAGATGAGTCTCCACTGACGGTGGACTACAAGCTCACCAAGATCAAGTCCGATCAGACAGGCACCGTGACGGAGGGATGGGAGCCGGTATATAACTTCGCTCCAGATTTCGTTCCCATTCAAGGAGCCAACTACGCCATGCACGGCGACCTCGCGATCAAGGGCGACCGAGCTGGAATTGCTATGAGCCACGTGGAAAAGTGGATCGAGCAGGTAGATATGGTGGAGGACGAAGAGGGTGGCCTCTACCCGATAGCCACGCTGGTACCTATCATCAAGGTGGACTTCGTTTTTGGATTCTCTGCCAAGAGTTCAGCCCTCCCTCCCAGAGAGATCCAGATCCGGTGGGCACGCATGCTGGCCTTCGAACTAATCAAACGAGGCTTCTACATTCGGAGCTTCACCTTCGACGGGTTCCAATCAGCCGACACGATCCAAGTCCTCAATAGGCACGGCATCGAATCCAAGAGAGTCTCCGCGGACATCAACGACGATGTGTGGAAGACCCTCAAGGATGTGGCCTCAGATGGGCGACTCCACATGCCCTTCGATCAGCTACTCATGGACGAACTGGTCTCTCTGAACCGTGTGAACAACAAAGTGGATCATCCTCCGCACGGATGTTTTGTTGGTGAGACACGGATTCCGCTGCTGGATGGGACCTTCCCCCAAATCAGCGAACTGGTTGGGCAACAGGTGTGGGTCTACTCTGTCAATGCTTGTGGCAAGATCAAGCCGGGACTCGCCAGAGGGAGAATGACCAAGATGACCACAGAGTTGGTGGACGTGATTTTGGACAGCGGCTACGTCGCTCGCTGCACTCCAGAACACCTCTGGATGCTCCGTGATGGCTCTTATCGGGAGGCTAAGGACCTTCGACCGGGAATCGACCGACTTATGCCGATTACCTTCAATTGGCCAGTCAACGGTGGCTACACCAGACTCACTGACAAGGATGGCCTGCGGACTCTGGCGCACCACATGGTGTCGGAACATTTCGAGGGGCGCACGCGGGTCTCTCATGAGGTAGTACACCACAAGAACGAGGTGAAGATCGACAATCGACCCGAGAATCTGGAGATGATTTCTCAGGTCGATCATGTGACTCACCACGGCAACGAGTTTTGGAGTGATCGAGTCGTGGCAATGCGAGCAGGCCACACTGAATGGGCAGCCGATCCAGAGCGCAAAGCAGCCGCCTACTCGGGCCGGAGGGTAGCCCGTTTCCGGGAGGACGTGACTGTGGACAGCATCCTTGGAGCTATTCGGGAAGGAGCTACCAACAGAGCTGAAGCCGCACGGATCTTGAACTGTGACTGGAAGGTAGTGGAGGGCAGACTTCGAGTGGAGAGAGTGACCTTCCCTGAATTGCTTGCATCGACAGATAACAACCACAAGGTTCGAGCCGTCATTCCGGTGGTTCTGGACGAGCCTGAGCCTGTTTTCGACCTAGAAGTGGACGAGTTTCATAACTTCGCATTGTCTGGCGGGGTGTTCGTTCACAACTCAAAAGACCTCGCAGACGCACTCGCATGCTCCATTGTTGGAGCCATTGAAGCAGGCGGAGAAGAAGATGCCGATGGTAGAAGTACAGAGGTAGGCGTTCCCTTCTTCGAAGTCGGCTCCGCAATCTCGGAGCTGGAAGGCAGTGACGAGGTAGGATTTATGCTCGGAGGGCCTCTTGAGCTGCCTATCGGGATGAAGGGGATGATGTAGTTATGGCCAAAGACGATGAGGTCACACCGACATCGAATCGCAAGAAGAAGACACCCAAGCCTGCGAGCATAGAGATCGCCGCTCTGAACGTAGAGCTAGGCTCCGACTCCCTACTTCCATTCGCTTCTCCGTACCAGCCAATCAAGAATGGTACTAAGAAGGATCCTCAAAAGGACCTACAGGAAGTCTTCCGCGACGAGAGTGAAGAGTGGGGACCCACTGTCCGCCAGCTTGTCACCATGCGCCGTATGGATGGCCAAGCACGCGCTCTTTACCGTCTCTTGACTCTACCGATCAGATCAGCTCTGAGCACCGCTACGTTCGTCCCTGCCGAGGATGGAGAAGAGGAAGCAGACTTCATCAGTGCAGTCTTACGAACTCCTCCTGAGAGTGGTGGAATGACAGTCACCTTCCACCGATTCATCAGCCAAATGCTTCAGGGAATGTTCGATGGCTTTGCAGCCTTCGAGAAGGTTTTCTGGGCACCTGAGACCGGACCTCTTGCTGGGAAGATCACCCTCAAGAAGCTGGCACACCGTCCAGCAGAGACTGTCACGTTCATAGTGGACAAGTCTGGAGGGTTCTCCGGCCTGCGTCAGCGCTCCTACATGGGAGGAAAGCAGCTCGACGTTTTCATCCCACGCGAGCAAGCCTTCTACTACGCAGCACAAGAAGAAGAGCGCAAGTTCTACGGAGTTAGCTTCTTCCAGTCTGCTTTTTATCACTATGACAAGAAAGTCAAGACCTACTTCATTGCTCACTTGGCTGCACAGCGTGCAGCCGTAGGTACCCGCGTGGGAACAGTACCGGCAGGTGCCACTACAGCGTCCAAGAAGGAATTCAACACCTCACTAGCCAACCTCGCACTGGCTCAGTGGATGATGATGCCTGAAGGATTCAAGGTAGAGGTGCTCAAGGAAGCCGGATCCTTCGAATTCTTGAACTGGGTGAACCACCACAACTCTCAGATGTCGAAGTCCATCCTCGCGTCGTTCTTCGACAAGGAGCAAGGAGCGGGAGCCGGAGAAGGTTCTCTAGTCAACTTTGCAGCCCCCGGCGACGACATGTTTGTGTTGATGCTTCGAGCCGTCATGGACGACATTGCAGCCCAGATCAACCACTACATTATTCCTCAGCTTGTGGACTACAACTTCACCGGAGGTCGGTACCCCACCTTCACATGGGGAAAGCTCACAGACGAACAAAAGGGTGCAATTGCAGCCACGTTCGACAAGCTGGCCAACCAGACCACGGTTACCCCCGAGTTCCTGCGAGCGCTCGAAGAGCACCAAGCAGAAGAGTTTGGTTTGGAGATTGACTACGACGAAGTGGATATGCGAGAGAGTGAGGAGGCTGAGGCTGAGGCAGAGGCAGAGGCACAAGATCTGGCAGCTCAGCAGCAGGGTGTTGATCCCTCAGCAGCCCCGGTAGATCCAGCAGCCCCGGTAGACGTAGCAGGATCCGAACTGGGACTAGAGGGAGACTGGACTCTGGAAGAATTCCTAAAGAAGATTTCAGACGTGGGAGCAGAAGAAAAACCCCCGGATGAGAAGGACGAAGATCTGGAAGAGTTCGAGAGACGGCTGTCCCTGACTGGAGATGGTTCTGGGCTACTATCGTTGGCGCGGGAGATGTTGGATATGGCAGCGGAGGATATGAACCATGCGTAAGGTTGCAAGCCCAGAGGGGTCTCGGTACTACGGCCTTCCCATTGGTACACCCATCACCGCTGACGTTCTTGATAAAGCACGCAAGGCCAACAAAGGTAAGCCACCACCCAAGGGAGCCTCCAAGCAGTCCAGAACTACCAGTAGAGGCTCTACAGCAGCTCTCCCGGAGAATTCAGCCCCCGCACAGGTAAAGACCGCTAAGGCCAATCCCAAGGCCGCAGCAGCCAAGGCAGCCGCGGAGACGCCTAAAGCAGGAAAGGTCAGCACCAAGGCATCTCGGAAGGTCAAAGGGAAGGCCAAGGTTACCACACCGACGCTTTCTGGACCCACGAAATTCACAGCCGGAGGCTCTGACTACGAAGCCCCCGCTGGGTCCAAAGCCTTCACACACTCAAGCGCTCCAGACGCCACCATGTTGGTACTTCCTGATGGATCTGTTCGATTCTTCAACAGCAAGGGAGAGGTCGAGCTGTCCTCTACGACAGAGGCTCGCGTCAAATCTCTCATGGCGGACTCCTCAGGAGATCTCACTGATGTGACGGGTGATCCGAAAACTCCAAACATGGATGCGAACGACAAGGCGAAGAATGCCTCAGAGACTTCAAATCGTGATAATCTCAATAAAACAAGAGACGAAAAAAGGTCAAACAATGGAGAAAAATACTCCGATAAGTCCACTGACGCCGGAAGCCAGAAAAGCGTACCTGAAGTACGTGACTCCGGAGGACGCGACACCGGAGCAAAAGAGTCAGATCCAAAAACACTGGACAGACGAGCGGATTCAGGCAGCGGAGGAGATGGGCTTGTAGTTGATGGTTCTTCCGTCAAAACCAAAGCCGTTTTCAAGAACGGAACAAAGCGTAACGCGGTAATCAAAGCCGCTGGTGGTTCCACTCCAGTAATTTACGAACTCGAATCAAAAGCTGAAGCTTCCAGATTTCACTCCGCCATGCAGAAGATGAAGGAGAACAACAAATTCTCTAGCTCTGTCTGGGTGTACGACGAGAGTGAGTACTCCGAGATGCGACTCTTCATGTCCGAAGATGGAAAATCTGGAATGGCTCTTAAGGATGGTGATGAGATTGTTTCGGTGTGGGCAGACCCCTCCAGTGAGAACAAGAAAGTAGCCAGACATCTCATGGCCACAGCAATTTCTCAAGGTGGGCGACGAGCAGACGCATTCGACACAGTGCTCCCCGGAATCTACGCTCTGGAAGGACTTCGAGTCAAATCACGACTCAAGTGGGACGACGACGAAGCTCCGGACGACTGGAACAAGAAAGACTACGCAGCTTTCAACGGAGGAGAGCCAGACGTTACTTTCTTGGCTTACGACGAGAGCAAGCTTGACACTCCATACACCCCCGGTGAGGGAGAGTATGCGGCTGACTACGACTCAGCGGTAGAAGCCGCCAAGTCATCAGTGTCTTCCTCCCCAAAGACTGAAACATCCGCCGACAGGGCGGGATTCAAGCGGAACCCCAAGAGCTTGGGAGAGAAGTCAGCACGCATTCCAGACGAGGGTGAGATCAAAGCACTGTCCGCCAGCCCCTATACGTCAGCGCACGTGAATGAGAAGGGCGAGTTCACGGCAGCCCGCAAGAAATTGCATGACAAGATTATCTCTGACTTCCTTGTAGGACTAGAGCCTCAGGACAACCCTGTTCAGTACATGAACGGTGGAGGCCCAGCCTCTGGCAAGGGATCCATGACCAAGGGTAGAAACGCCGAGCTGACGAAGTACCCCACATCTCGTGCTGTGGACGACGCCACCGGCGACCTTGAGCCTTTCGAGGGAACCCCCGGAGCCTTGCTTATCGACCCGGATGCTGTGAAGATGCAGTTCCCGGAAGTGAAACTAGCACTAGAGCGCATCCGCTCCGGAGACTACGAGAAGGAAGACATGAGCTGGGCAGGTCACTCCCACGAGGAGTCAAGCCAGCTAGCCAAGCGCCTCCACTCAGCAGCGCTCGACCGCGGATACAATGTGATCTACGATGGCACCGGAAATGGCAGTGCAGACTCTGTTAGAGCAAAGGTGAGAGCAGCCCGCAAGGCAGGCTACGCAGTAGAGGCCAACTACCTGTACCTAGAACCACGGCAGGGAATCTCACGAGCACAGACCCGTGCCGAGCGTTCCCACCGAATTGTTCCAGAAGCTCAGATCCGAGGAACCTACGCGGTTCTTCCTGAGATCTTTGACGCCTTGAAGGACGATGGAACCTTCGACAAGGTGAACCTGTTCGACAACAATGTGGATGGAAAGCCCGCCACGTTGGTCGGAAGCGGTGACGGCAAGTCTTTCAATGTCACTAACCAGAAAGCATTCGACAGCTACCTATCCTCAGGAGAGTCAGCTTGGGATGGATTCAAGGTTCCGAAGGTGGTTGCCGAGAAGAAGGCAACCAAGAAAGCCGCAGCAGCCAAGAAGGTAGCGGCAGCCAAGAAGGTAGCGGCAGCCAAGAAGGTAGCGGCAGCCAAGAAAGTAGCCTCAGGGCGTCCAAGCAGTGCGGATCTTCCCGAAGGGTCCGATGAGCAGATTTCTGCACTGACCGATGAGGCCTACGAGCAAGCCACCGCAGAAGAGCCGGTTGTTACGTCCAGAATACAGAAACTGGCCGATTCCCTGAAGGCAGAGCTTTCCGGACTGGACTTCAAACTCAAGGAGAAGGACTCTCTGGAGAGAAAGATCCGGAAGGATGCCACCACAGACGGAATCACGCACGCACAAGCCAGAGAGAAACTAGGGGACACTGTTCGCTACACCATGGTGACAGACTCTCGAAGCTACGTGGAGACCTCTCAATCAGCGATTGATGAGCTACGTGCCGAGGGAAACACCGTCCGCGTGAAAAACTCGTGGGGGAGTACAGATATTCCTTACCGAGGAATCAACACCGCAGTGACAACCAAGGATGGGCTAACCTACGAGCTTCAGTTCCACACCCCAGAATCACTGGATGTGAAGATGGAAAGAATGCACGCTCTTTACGAGGAACGACGAGCCATCTTCAGCCCACCTCCGCTGACTCCTGAGAAACGTGAACGGGCCACTGAGCTGGACGTGGCCATGTTCTCGATGGCCAACGACATTCCATCGGAAGATAATTTCTCAGCCATCTCGTAAGATTTCAAATGCAATCTGTCTGTTATAGTGGTAGTGGAGGTGAAATATGAAAATTCAGTATTATTACAAAGAGTCCGTAAGGGCACTGTTTCGGTACTCCTCAGAGGAGAGCACACAAGAGCGCTGGGACACGAAGACATCAGCATGGGTAAATGTTGCTCCTAGCTTGTACGAGCGGATCTATAACAACGAGATTGGCACGGACGCCATAGACGAGAAAAAAGCACGGAAGCTCACACCAGAGGCTTTCGCCTAGGACGGAACAATCATGAAATTGACAGTAGATGAGATGTCTAGGATCTCCTCATATGTGATGGCAGAACATCCAGTGGAGAAGTACCTAGAAGATAACAGCGTTCCAGCAGATCGCGTTGAGGCTGTAGAGGACTACTATGACCTCATAGAGAACGACTTCAACAACCTCAAGCCCGGTCAGCAGATGACCATCCCCAGCGACTGGAGCTAGTATGGCCCCGCGCCAAGTCTTGACGCCTGCGGGTGAGAAGCACTTCAACAAGCCTGTCGGCTCCGAGATTGGAAAAGGCAGTGAAGTTCTCCCCGAACCCAGACCGGTGACATTTGTTCGTCTCCAGTCTCTTCAACGGCAGATCCAGAAAGCAGACAAGACTGGAAACCAAGACTTGAGAAAGACGCTCAAGCTGAAGTTCATAGAAGAGCTTCGAGTGTTCTCGGAAGGAAAAACCTCCTCCGAAGTGACAGCGATCCTCTCTCGCGAGGCCACGGGAAAGTCTGATGGCTAGTTTTGGGGAGCAGCTCGCGGCAGCCCGTGTAGCCCACCTAGCAGCCTCTTCAATAGAGGATCAGGTCAGAGTACACATCTCCGAAGCGTTCGACGCATGGGATCGTGGTGAGTTGAATGCTCAGACTGTCCGGTATCGTCTGGAAGCCATCGTCCGCGCCGCGTATAGGACCAGTGCAGCCGTGGCAGCCGAACACACCGCACGACAGTCCGAGATCCCCGGATGGTACCCACAGGGCCAGATTTTCAATACCCAGTACCTCAAGGACCTCATCTCAGACATCCGACGTAACCTCCGGGATTACAAGTCCAGCGACAAAGAAGATAAGGCTCGGCGTAAGGCCCTCCTTCGAATGCAGCACAGCGCCGGAGTTGGTGCGCAGCGTGGATACACAGATGCCCTGATTGCTTCCTACGCGGAGCTTTCAGACTTTGGACACCAGCTCAAGAAGTTGTGGCTAGCTAACTTCGTCAACAACACTCCGTGCGAGCATTGCCGACGACTTCATGGCACCGTGGTGAGACTCAATGATGAATTCCCCGTGACAGGGAATTCTCCGGGGGTGTACGTTAACCTTCAAGGTCCCCCAAGGCACCCACGCTGTCGGTGCTGTTTGGTGATTCTGGTGGTGTCACTAGAGAACGCCTTCGAGGAACTAGACATTGAGTCCCCCGGAGAGCCTCAGCAGACCATGGACACCGATGGAGTTCAAAGACTCCCACTCAAGATTTTTTCAGCCATCATAGGTGCACTAAAGAAGATTATTTCGTTCGTCACGGGAGTCTAACCATGTCCGGAACCACAGCAAGATTCTTCTTTGATAGTCTTGGGGCAGCAGCGACAGGACTACTCATGGTTCTAGAGGATGCGCGAAAGACCGATAGTAAGTATCAGTTCGGCAGCTTGAGCGCAGCACAAATTCTTGTTTCTGGTCTTCATCTCGAAGGAGACATAGAAACGGTCGCATCTAAGCTTGAAGAAGTTCCGGGAGCTATCCGGTACGACGATTAGGAGAACCGTGAACGACTCGAACAACTTGCTGGAAGATCTCATTCTTCTAGCCGCGGATCCTAGGTTCGTCCGGACGGTAGAGGGAGCGGAGTTCTATGGCCTGCCCGTAGGGTCGATCATCACCCCAGATGTGGAGGAGACCAAGCAAAAGTCGGCAGCTAAGTTGGGGATCACTCCTCCAAAGAATGCCATCTCTGGCGCACCCTCAGCGTCCACGGCCAAGGCTGTGGAAGCCTCCATCAAGACCTCGAAGTCTGCCCTTACCGGAAACAAGAAATTCTCCGTAGGGAACTCGAAGTACTCGGCCCCCGCAGGATCAAAACTGATCAAGTCGAAGAACAAGGAAACAGCGGCCTTCCTCTACGTCCTGACCCCGGAAGGCGAGGTGCACGCATTCACAGCCGGTGGCGAGGTAAGCATCCCAACAGGACTCAAGAATGTGCTCAAGGTCAAGTTCTCTGGAAATCTGGAGAAAGACGAAAAATACGAAGAGATCGACTTCGAGGCAACGGCCAGCCCTTACTCGATGCCATCCCTTCCCGTGGGATCCACACTCACAGACCCAGATGGTGAGCCTCAGTTCACCAAGGTCTCAGAGAAGTCTTGGCGTCACGTACAGCTCAATGTCGAGGTGGACGAGAAGGACCTTCAGGGCTTCTACGATTCTGGTGAGTTGATCCCTGAGAAGACTCCAGAGGATGAAGCTCTTCAGAGCACCTTCGGTGAAGTGGCTGAGACCTCATTTTCAGAAATGGATCTTCCGGCAGCTACAGCAGCTCTTGAGGCTATGGCTGTAGGAACCACTGTCCACCTTCCGGGTCCGTCTGGAGCCAACACAACAAAGCTTGAGAGTGGCGCGTGGGGAACAGAAGGCATTGAGGCCCAGATCGAGTCCCCACAGCTGGCTCTTCTGAAGGGTCTCCTAGTCATGGGGCCTGCCCCAGTGGAAGAAGACTCAAACGGTGGACTTCCATCGGATGAGGCCCCAGCGCCAACACCTGACGCTGAGCCGCCCGTAGAGGCCCCAAAGGACAAAGAAGTAACCGAGACCCCAGACAAGACAGAAGAGGCCCCTAAGGTCGCATCTAAGGAGTCTCTGAACCTTCCTGAGGGAGCAGAGCTGGTCAGTTCCTTGGATGAGGTTGAGCCAGACGGTTTCTTTGTGCAGGCTCTTAATAACCCCACCTCAGAAAAATCCTTCCTCACATTCAAGAAAAAAGACACCGAAGAAGCAGTAGATGTTGAGCCGGACATGGGATGGGAGTGGCCCACCGAGACCTTTGCTGAGGCACTGGAATCCGGACGGGTGTACTCGATCCCCTCCCCCACGGAAGTTGAAGAGGCTAAGCCACAATCAACTGAAGAGCCTGACGATGCAATGAAAGGCTTCACCCTTTCGGATCTTGAGGGTTACAGACCCGGCACCGTGATTGACTACAAATACAAGCTGGGTTATTCGAGTGTGCCTAGTGACCCTCTGAACTGGGAGAAGCTTGCTGGCGGAGTCTGGACTCACAGTAAATTTGGGAGCGACGTAGACTCAACTGCTCTAGAGTCCATCATTTCTAACTATCAGGGTGAGATTGTTTACTCTGTGAAGGCCCCAGAGAAGGCCCCAGAAGGAGTCATCACAAGCTACGAGCAGATGGACGAACTGGAAAATGGAACCATACTCAACTTTGCTAAGAAGGATGGGAAGCTTAGCCAGTACACCAAGCTCGACACCGGAAAATGGCTGACTCCCGGAGGTCAAACTCTTCTTTCCTCCGACCTCAAGAACTCCGCAGCTAGCGGTAAGTTCTCGGTGGCCTCTAAGGACTCAGGGAACCCAGACCCTCTCGAAACGACCTTCGAGACAGGCGGCGAGAGTTTCTCCCCTGATGAGATGCAAGAGGCTCTGAATGCTCTGGAGGGTCACCCATCATTCCAGATCGCCTACGGACTGAAGTCGGTTCCTGAGAACCCTCTAGCCAAGCTACCGAAGGACCAACTCAAGGTATGGGCTAAGACTGCCCACCCGGACCTACCTCCCAAGCAGGGCGTGGTTCAGATGCTGAAGGACAAGCTTGGAATCAAGACGGAGACCAAGAAAGAGAAGAACTCTGAAGGCCCCACGGTCAACATCGGAAGTGCAGAGTCCCAGACCACACCCACCGGTGAGACTGGAGGAGCCTTCACCAAGGACGACATCGAGCAAGCCATCGAGATCCTCGAAGGCTTCAACGGGAAGATCTTCAAGAGCGAGCTGAACAAGAAAGGCAACGCTCTAGGAAAGCTCAGCCCCAATGACATCGTAGGGTTCGACAAGGACAAGACCGTCACCAAGCAGAAGTTCATCGACCTTCTGAAGAGCAAGCTGACCAAGTTCCCGCAGGCCGAGGAAGAGAAGACATCGAAGAACGTGGGAGATGGGCTTACCGAGGCAGCCGACATCATCAATGCTCCTGAAGGAACCGTGGTACCAGCCGAGGCTGGAGGACACTTCCTGAAGACGCAGACAGACCAATGGAATTACTTGGATGACGATGGAGTCCTCACGGGACTCTTCTCAGATGATGATGTCTGGGAAAGCACTGTTTACGGATCCATCCCTGAACTGAAGACTGAGCTTCTCGAAGAAGATTCTCAGGACCCCATAGGAGACATCCTCAAGAAGCTCCCCAACTCTGATGACGGTCTTGATTACTCCGACAACGCCGATGCGACCCCAGCGGATGTAGAGAATGCCAAGAAGGGTGACATATTTGAAGACACCTTCGGAGGCTTCCACACAAAGACCACCGACACTCAATGGGAGTTCTTCAACGCGGACGAAGAGGGAATCTCAATTGGGATAGGAGGTACCCAAAAGAATGCAGCGTCTCTTGGTCAGCTGAAGAAGCTAGACGAGATCGACACAGAGAAGAACAAGAGTGGTCTGCATCCCGGAAAGTACACAGGCGGAGGACCAACGTACATGGTGGTCAAGGAAGATGGCACAGGAGTATACGTCAACTCCACAGGTGCGGCCACCTCCCTGACGACAGCCAAGGTGAAGGCTAACCACAAGGCCGGAATGAACAAGTACCTAGGTATTCCTAGCGACTACCCAGAGCCAGCGGAAAAGAAGACTTCGAGCACGAACAAGTCAGTCCTCAAGCCTAAATTGAAAAACGTAGAGGCTTTGGAAGACGGCACGTACTTCAACGGTTCTCCTTCCGGGGCGAAGGCGTGGACGTATGAAGTCAATGGAGACGTAGTTACTGTCACCAAACCCAAGAGTGCGACTGTTGGCTCGACAGGAAAGATAGGACAGAAGACTACAGCTCTGTGGCTGTTCGAGGCCTCCACAGGTGCACAGATCGTGGGCAACTATGACGATATGGATAGCCACACCAAGCAAGCAGATGGCTCGTGGAAGAAGTCGAATGGGGACCCCACTCCTGAAGAGGTATTGAAGTCTGCGTCCAGCTACTACCCCTACTACAAGATCAAATCTCACGGAGATGCAGAACCTGTTCAGCTCACCAAGGCAAAGATTCAGACCCTCTTTGTTCAGGGAAAGCTCACGGATGAGTTCGGAAACTCCGTGCTGCCTCAGGGGTACACAGGAGATGTGACATTTTTTGGCAAGGAGGTGTCCACGTACTCTCTCTTGGAAGCACAGAAGCTATTCAAGGAGTACGAGACCTCAGAGAACAAAGGCACCCTAGCTGAGCAGAATAAGGTAGTCAATGCTGTGAAGGAAGCTGGAGCAGTATACGAAGCAGCTCTTGTCCTTAAGTATGCCGTCGAGCAGCCCAGCACCCCATTCGATGACGACAAGAGTACTTCCCAGAGCAATGACGACAAGCTCAAAGTTGTAGCAGATGCAGTAGACGCCATGCTCGCGGGCGTGAATACAGAGATCCCGGATTCCAACACCACGAAGCTCTTCACTTGGGACATCCAAGGATCCGCTGTCATGCCCGAAGAGTTGATGGACTCGGTAAACGTGACCACCAACGCAGAGAAAAAGGCTTGGATCAAGAAAGCTTCAATGTCCATAGGCAACGGTGAGATTATTGGTCTGCATTCCACCAAGATGGACATCTACGACAAGCAGCAGTGGATCTCAGCCTTCAACAAGGGCGACTTCGTTCAGGTGTACAACATCGAAGTGAAAGCCGCAGCAGCCGAGGGAAAAGCACACAAATCTGGATACAAGCACCCCGGCTACCAAGAGAATGAAGGAACCCACAAGGTCCACTGGGCAGCAGCAGTCCCCGGAGAGGTGTCAGCACTTCGACCAGTCAAGGGTGACTGGACTCCGATGGGAACAACCCAAATCCCCATAGCTGAGCTAGACAACTATTTGATCAAGGCTCAAATGAAATACCCAGAGCACTTGACGGTGGCAGATCGACGCGCTTGGGTGTTTGCTCACCGAAACAATCAAAAGGCTTTGGTAGACAAGCTATCTCTATCGGCACAGAAGCGATCCAAGGACGGAAACAAAACCCTCTCTGATCCTGTGGAGTGGACCGATGACATCGTTCCAGCCAAGGCATATGATCAACTGTTCGACAACTCCCAATTCCCCACCGAGGGCTGGACAACTTCTCTTTCCGAGAAGTACTACGACGATGTGGCAGAGAGCAACCCGGAACTGACAGCGATCTACGAAGAAGCATTAGCGGCAAGCACATTTGGAAACCCGTCGATTGTCAAGAACAAGGCTGTCACCGATTATTTCCAAAAGAAGTCTCACGAGCAGTACCTAGAGTCTTTGATTCCGGTGTACACCAAGAAGCCTCTCCAGACGGTCAAGCAAGGCACACACCCCATTGCGGAGTACTCCGACCAGCACGGAAACGACTACTTCTTCAAGCCGCGTCCAGACACCGACAATGGACGATTCAGAGCCGAGGTCGAAGGGCTAGGAAACTCTCTGGGACGCCTCTGGGGATTCAACTCCGCTGAGCCTCGTCTGGTCACCATTGATGGCCAGTATGGCCTATTGCAGTCCAAGGTACATGGCGTGGGTGACCTCATGGGAGCCGACTACGGAACCCTGAGTGTGGATCAGATCGCCGGGGTCGGAGGGGAGCACGTTCTTGACTGGCTCCTAGACAACGACGACACAAAGGGTGACAACGCCATCATTGATGGCAGTGGAAAGATTGTCGGAATTGACAAGGGTCGAGCGTTCAGATCGTATGGCTCGTGGAAGGGACTCTCCGGGGACCACAAAGCAGACAGCAACGCCAAGACCGTCTACACCCAACTGTTCGACTCCATGCGTGCAGGAAAGATCGACAAAGCCACAGCAGACGCGGCCTACCTCAAGATCCAACGTCGAATTACCAACGTCTCGAAGATTGATGATGCCTCTATCCGAGACTTGATGGTCGAAGGAATGAAGAGCAGAGACACGGGCTATGACGTTCCCTACAAGATCGACGGCACGTTGGTATCACAGGACTTTGAAGGTCTCATGGCAGCTGTTCTAGACCGGCGAGACCACCTGAGTGTAGACTTCGAAACCCTCTGGGCAGGAGCCTACAAAGACTCCAAGCTTGGAGTCCTTCCAGAGATCCCAGACACCCCTTTGGGCGATGTACTTTCAGGTCTGGGAGACTCTCGACTACACGAACAGGTATTGACCACCGGCTCAGTTGGAAAATCCACCATGGTGGGAGGAGCTGACATTCAAGGAGGCTTCGCCACTGTCTGGACAGATGAGTACGAGAGTGGAAGTAAAAACCTTCTGGGTGAGCTAACACTTGGACCGAAGAAGCAGAAAGCTGTCCTTGAGTTCCTCCAGACGGCTACAGCTCAGTTTGACAAGGACAAGTCAGCCTCTCAGGGATTCAGCGCTGTGGATGTTCATCACTCCAGTCTCTTGGATGCCGCGAAGACCGTGAACCATCACGCGTTGGACAAGGATTACAACGCCGCGAAGATGACCAAATTTGCAGAGACGGCAAAGACCATTAGAGAAGATTTTGAGGAGTGGTCACCGAACCTCATCTCGAACATCTCCGTGGTGGGAGTGGACCACTACAAGTTCAAGTCTGGAACCACTGTGCCCATGGTCCATGTGGATCAGTACAAGATGCTTCTGGACTTCTACCAACCACGTCTGGCAGACATTGAAAAGGCCCATGAGGAGAATGGCAAGGTAGCACCCAAAATCGAGAAGTTCACTCCATTGAATCTCTCAGATGACTTGAAGGTATACACGAACCCGGATGGGGTACAGACAGCCACATTGATGGCGAACGGTTCGTACCTTCTGAAGAACTTGGACACTGCTCAGGTTAGCTTCGTCAATAGCTCTGAACTGGACACGTCTGAGTGGACCCCGGTCACTGTCGAGCAGCCCAAGTCTCTCGGCTACGTCGTGAAATTGAACCACCACACCAACGAGATGTCCGGATCTGTGGAGGAGAACATCAAGACCTCCAACCCGGAATCCACAGGAGGCGTCGAGGGATCGAGTGGCGTCGAGTACGAGATCAAGCTTGATACTGGTGAGCGTGTATTTTTCCGAAATAGTGGACAGACCAACACCGTAGCCAGCCAACGAGGCAAGGTGATGTTCCGAGCAGACGGATCTGGTAAGGACACAGCAGCTGTAGCGAACTCCTTGGAGAGAATCGAGGGAATTCTTCAGACCATGGGTATCGACTCCACTCCCATGGACGAGGCTGGAGCCGAGCTGGTGTACTGGAGGGAGATGTACCAGATCCTCGACAACAGAATGCACGAGGTAGGGTCTCCATACGCCGCAGCCAAGGCTGACCTGCAAGACTTCAAGACGCAGAAGAGTGACGTGTCTGAGACGTTCCTAGAGACTCTTAGCGACTCCATGACCTCTCAAGAGGAGCTAACTTTCTGGAGAGACCTCCACACCAAGCACTTCGGAGAAGAGAAGGTCAGCAGAGTTCTGAAAGAGGAGCTTTACCTGCCACAATACGACCACCAGATGATGTCCCAGCCTGAAATGGAAACAGGAAAGCCCCACTGGATCCGCTACGACTTCACACCGGAGGAGATCCGAGAGACAGGGAAGATGCTGATGACATCATCCACGAATGACCCTCTCCGACAATCTCTTGTAGGAGGCTCACTGGGAGCGGAAGAACGTCTTCGCCAGAACGGTTACTGGGTCAATGGAATGTCAGCCACAACTGACCAGACCAATGACTCTGCCAGCAACGTGTACACCAGAATCCATTCGATTTCTGAACACAACAGCTTCAATGCTTTCTTCGACCCAGCAGCTCTTCTCCGTACTCGGACGTACTCCTACTCCTATGACCGCTATGGGGATGTGCAGTGGAAGTCTTCGGATGCTCCATCCAATCCCAAGTACGCGTTGGAGAAGTTCACCGGATCAGCTAACGAGACCATGCTTCCCCATTCGGCAGCCTTGCTGGACATCGTTGAGGTGTACGCTTTCAAGGACTCAGCCAAGAGAAATCACGCGATACAGGCACTGAAGAAGCGTGGCATTGAAATGATCCGAGGGCTTCCTATTGAGGAGCGCTTGGTGATGAAAGCTAACGTACTGGAAGCACTGAACAAGGTGAAGAAGCAATGGCTCAAATAACAAAAGAAGAGTTTACGAAGAAGTTCAAAGCCTTCTTCCCTTTCGGAGTGCACGCCATCAGTGACAAGACAGATCTTGATCTGATAGTCCTTCTAGGAAATGTCTCTGACGACAAAGACGAGCTGGAGGTCTCTCTGATAGTGCATCCTGAGAAGGATGTCATCCTTCAGATAAATTCCATCGAGGAAGTAGAGAGTGAGTGGTTCGTTACCACCCCGAAACAGAGCTGGGTCTGGAGAAAAGCTCCGGAACTGAAAGGGCGACTTTTGAAGAAGGAACTGGATTCCTACGATGTCTGATTATCTACTTCACCAAACAGCAAGTGGGATCCCCGTGGGTGTCTACACAGAGACGGAAAGCTACTACGACCCCACCCACACCAATTTGAAGGCTTATGGAGCCTTGGTGGTGGCCGCTAGAGGCAGTGCCGTGGAGTGGGAAGACTGGATTGACCAGCTCTCAGACTCCACTCCCACCCCCACGGCCATGTGGACGGTTTATCCGAGCACGCTGGAAGACTTGGAAGCTGTCCTAGATCAAGCCTCAGCAGACACTAGCTTCGACTAAAAATCAGTCTCCGGGACAATTGCCGATGGTAGAAACCATGGACGGATTTGTGATTGTACCCCCGGTAAACGGAGAGAACTTTGTCGAGCTGTCTCGGTCCACCAAGGGCCGCGTATTCGAAAAGCACATCCTCAATTATGGGGATTTGATCTATCCCGGCGTGCGCGGAGGCAAGGTCAACATCAATGACTCCTTCGCGGACAAGCTGATCGCCAACTTCACCAACAAAGTCTGCGACATCGTGCAGGTTCCTAAGGCTGATGCCAAGAACCAACACACGGAAGACCCAGACCGCAACATCGGTGAGGTTATTGGCCTGACCAAGCGCAATGGCAAGATCTACGCACAGATTGACGCCCGCGACGAAACAGCCGCCGACAAGCTGGGCAAGACCCTCTTGGGTGCGTCCGCCATGATGCACCTGAACTACATAGATACTCGAACAGGTAAGCCTGCGGGACCAACTCTGCTTCATGTTGCAGTGACAAACCGCCCCTACATCACAGACTTGGATGACTTTTCTGAAGTCATTGCGGCTTCTGCCGATGGTAGGAGTGACGCTGTAATTCTGACAGCACCAAACAAGGAGAGATCAATGGATCTTGATGAGATGATCGGAACCCTTCGTTCCGAACACAACATTGACGTTCCGGAGCTTCAGAAGAAGGCCGCGGACGCAGACAAGGCAATCGCACTGTCGAACAAGATTCAGGAAGAGCTGGGTAACTCTGGCCTCCTGAAGCTGTCGAACGGGGAAGAAGCTACGGCTGATGACCTCATTGGTGCAGTCGCTGAAGCAGGTAGCCAGATTGTCGAACTCACCACGAAGGTCAATGACCTTGTTGAGTCGGGAGCTAAGGCCGCGGCGGAAGAGCGTGTGGCTGGACTCGTCCGACAGGGACGCATCCTCCCGAAGACGAAGGAAGCTTCTGTGAAGTTGCTCCTCTCGAACCCTGAGCTTTTCGAAGAGCTTCTCCCTGAGAAGGCACTCGTCAAGCTCTCCGCTGATGGCGACGAGCTTGGCTTCGAGCCAACCGACGAGTCTCACGATAAGGCCGTCCAAGACGACATTGCTCGTCTCACGGCTGAATACGCCAACTAATCAACGTCCCTAAGCTTCGAACAGGAGAAAAAAACAATGGCTACTACTGAGTATCCCGGAAATGCGATTCCGGCTCCCGGCCTCGCTACTGGAGGGCAGACCGTCGATGACGAGCTGCTGTACTCCGCACAGAACTACACCCAGAAGGGCGTGACCCTTGAACCCGGTCAAGGCATTCTTCTGCTTGGAACCGTCCTCGCTCGCAAGACGACGACCAAGCGCTACGTCAAGTACGATGCGCTCGGTGCAGACGGCGCAACTGTCGCTCTGGGAATCCTCCGCAAGACGGTGGACACCGGAGCTACGGCAGATGCACAAATCTGGCAAGCGAATATCTTGTACTCAGGTCTTCTCAAGCTTGCAGCAATGCAGGCAGCGAACTCCGGTGTGGCGTTGGGCAGCATTGCCTCCCTTCCTGCACAGGTGAACGCAGTCGAGGGCTTCTTCAAGTTCTAAAGCTGAGATCGAGACGTTGAAGGTGAGGTACCTCTTGTAGGTACCGATCCTTGAGTAGCTCGAAGAGAAACTCAACTAGACCAGCCTAGTGTCCCCCATTTGGGGGAGGTGCAGGTCGGGCCTCCGGGTCGCTGATTCCTATTCCAATAGGCAACGATAAGGAGATTACGGTGCCTGAAATTTCCCTCCTCCAGCCCACAGTGCTGCGGGGTGTGGTGGAGAAGTTCACCGCTCCCGAGAAGCTCACCATGCTCAATCGCGTCCCACAGACGCCTTGGCCATTCCCCACTGTTCAGTGGGAAGTGCTACGTGGTAGCCGAGCAATCGCTCGTCCGAACGTTCCGAACAGCGAAGCGCACATTGTGCCTCGTCTCGGACGCTCGACCGAGAGTGCAGCATTCGTCTACCTACGTGAGAAGAAGGTTTTCGAACCTACGACTCTCCACTGGCTACGTGCAGCAGCAAACAACCTTTCGGATCTCAACAGGGTTCGTGCCGAAGAGGCTGTCATGCGCGAGGTCAAGGACCTCAACCAGCGCTTTGACAACTTCGCGGAATTCATGATTTGGCAGTCGCTTACGGGTAACCTCGTTCTCGACTACCCAGACGT